CAGAGGATCTAGGAGCATTACCAGAAGCTGAGGATAAGTTTGCGCCAGAAGGTCCTCCCGCGCCGGTAATGATTCTTGGAACATACATTGTTGAACCTTTGCCGCTTATAGTCTTAAAAGAAGCAATAGTTCCTCCAAAACTTACGTCTTGCTCGCCACCTGCGGCTAAGCCTGCTCCTCTTTCTCCTGTGGATGGAATTAAAATATCAGCGGTTGGGCCAGGAGATGTTCTTGGGACCCATTGAACATCATAATCCATTGCAGCTAAAATATCCTTTAACTGTTCTTGTGTAACAGAACCAGCTAATATCATACTTTGAAGAATTGCAATAAAATCATTAGCTCCACTATAAATGTCTGTAAGATCGACACCAGGTTCCAATTTCGGTAAATCTAAAGAAGATAGCCAATCAGAGAATTTAAGTATTTCATTCTTTCCATCTTCTGTTTGAACCTCAACTTCAACATCCAACTCCGCAGCTTTTGATACGGCTGCCGCTTTTTGTAGTTTCCAAAGAGCTTCTTCGCTGCCTTCTGCTGCACTTTTTAATAACTGAAGATTATCTGCATTATTATAAAAGGCGTCACTTAAATCACTTGATAATCCTAGCATTTTATTGATTGATGCTTTTAATTGGTCAAAAGTTTTTGCATCTTCGTTACCAGAAATTTTTATTTCTCCAGTTGTATTATCTATTAATTTTGTCCAATCGTTATAACTATCAATTATTTCTTTAAAACCCTTATTAAAAATGGCGTTTCTAGCAGAAATTTCATATGCTAAACCTTTTTCTTCTTCTTTTACTTTTCCTATTAAAATCAGATATTCAGCCATCGAAGCCACTTCGTTTGCTGAAACGCCAGCCTGAACGGCTTCTCTCGTGGCTGCCGCTGCTATTTGATTTTGAGTACCGCCATTTCTTTGTACTTGATCTGGAGAACCAACTCCCTTCGCTTCTTGCAAATATTGCTGATTTTGTTGTAAATTATTTATGGCACTTGTAATAGCTTGAGCCAAAGCTTGAGCGGAAGTATCATCTAACTGTAAAACTTGACTTTGGTTATATATTTGTCCATTAGAATCCGCAACTGTTCCAATATGGTTGCTAGACATCCAGTCTGCAATCATTTTACCAGTAACGCCTTCCTCTTGAGAAATGACATCTATATTTCCGCCGTTGGTTTCCATTTGATTCTGATAATTTTGACCTAATTGAATTTGCTGTCTAAGTTGCTCAATGGTATTTCCATTTAGAACTCCAATTAATTCTTGTAAAGTGCTAATTAATTGTTCGTTAGTTCCACCAAGATATTGATAAGTACCATCAAGATTCTTTTGAAAATTTTCCGCATCAATTCCATATTTGACTAAGGATTCTTTGTCCTCTTCCGAAATTGATGAGCTTCCATTTTCTTTTAAGCTATTAAGTAAAGTCTGAGCCTTTGCATATTCACTAAATACATCAGTACTATCATAAACTTCAAGCGCACCACTAGCTTCCTTTAACTTATCAATCCATTCTTGAGTTTGCTTGATTGGGAAATCATAGCCTATTCCTTTCAGCATGTCAATCCAAGAGCGAATTGAACCCATATTTTTGAAATTGACATTTTCTAAGCTATCAAGAATTTGAATCATTTTTTCTGGATTCTTTCCATTAAAATCATTCATTGCAGCTAAAATATTTTTTAATTCAATCAAGGTTGAGCTGCCAGCAGTTGTAGAAATATTATTTAAATTTTTTGCAAAATCAGAAGCTTGGCCAGCAGTCATTTCTTGAGAATAAAGATTAAATAAATCTTTTGCGGTTTGGTTACTAATGCTATTCTCGCTTTCTGTAAAAGAGTCAGTTGCTGCCTGTCGTGCAGCGTCAGCCAATTCCACCAGACTGTCAGAACTCATATTAAGAGCTTCTGCTAATCTCTCTAAAGCTTCTTGGTCGTTACCTAAATAATCTCTTAAATTTTTTTCTGTATCTTTTCTAGTAAAGTCACTACCTGAACCAAGATACTTATTAATTTGATTCTGTTGAGCTTCTGTGTAGTTTTTCCGCGCGAACTCGTCAAACTTATTGAATCTCTTACTACTTTCTTGTCCATTATAAAAAGCAGTTAATGCGTCTCTGAGAGCTGGGACATCCATTTCACTAACTTGATCTTGAGAATATCCTCCAGCTTTTGTTAAAATATCCAGCATTAACTCTTTTCCCGTCTTTGAAGTATCAATATTACTAAACTCTCCATTCTTCAAAGTAGTCGCAAGCGTGGAAATTTCATCATCAGTTATCGAATCTTTTAATTCGGTTGTCTTAACTAAAGTTGCAGCAATATTATCTGGTAAATTGGATTCTGCTGCAAGTAAATCAGTATAAGTCTTTTGAGAAGCTTCGTTTTGAGTACGGAACCCTTCAAGATCGTTTATAAGTTGAAGGACTTCTTGCGAAATATTTTTACCAGTAATTTCATTGTAAGAATCATCCATGTTGTTGTTTTTCATAATATCAACAACTTTTTCTATATCAAGAATTCCTTCATTATAGGCGTCGTACAGCTGCTGACGAGCCTCTTCATTATTATAAACATATTGGGCAGAATCTGATGCTTTATTTATCGCACTCTCTATTTGCGTTTCATATTTTTCTTGTGATTCCTGGCGGGCAGATTGTGCATAAGTAGTTTGAGCGTTTTTAGCTACTTGCTGTTGTCTTTCAAGAAGAGTATTTTTCCCCTCGTCAGAAATTACAAGTTCTCCGTTCTCACCAACAGACATATACTGCGCGAGTTCAGGATACTTATCAATCAAATCAAGAATTTGTTGGTTACTCTTAATAAGTTGTTCATTCCACTCTAAGCTACCTTTAACTAAACCTTCAAATGGATTTGTATTTCCAATCTCATCAAGCGTATTCTTTAAAGATTCATATTCCGATTGAGCTTGAGAAGCCGCTTCTTTTGCTTGCTCTGTTTGCTCCGTCAATCTCTCCAATTTAGAAGAAGTATCAACCAAAGACGAAATCGCGCCAACTATACCAATTATTGCAGCTATACCAGCCGCAATACCCATCGCTACTGGCCCACCAGCCATGGCCGCAGTTGCAGAAAATAATGAAAGCGCTGTATTAACTACGCTTAGAATGGCAGGTAATGTCATTAAAGCCGTTCCAAAAGAACTAACAGCTTTAGACGCTTTATCCATCCCAAGGTTCTCCAAATATCCAGAGAATCCTTGAAGAGCGATACCAGCTATGCCAAGTGCATTCGCTACTTTTTGAGTGCTAACTGTAAATTTAGTATCAGTAGTTTTTGCCAATTTTTCAATCATGGAATCAGTAACTTCAACTTTCATTCCATATTGATCCATTAGTTGAATTTGTGTATCCAAATCAGATGCGTTCATTACTTCTTTTAAGTGTTTCGCAGCCTCAACACCTTGAACACCACTTGGCGCTGTAATCGTAACATCCTGACTATCTAAGAAATTTGTTCCTTTTAAAAGACTCTTTTGTTCATCTGTTAAACTTTTGATTTGTTCTGCAAAGTCTTGTCCTTTTTTAAAAGAAAAATCGATGGGAATTTCAGCAGTTTCTCCAAAAAGACCTTTGAACCCATCTTTTGTTCCAAAACCATGCTTTTGAAAACTATCTTTAATTCCAGAAACTAAATTGTCACCAATTCGTTCTGCATTGTCTTTATCATTAATGAATGGACTCTTATTTTTTCCGAAGAAAGCACCCAAAAGTCCTCTCTTATTATCATTTCCAAAAAGTCCATTAAAGACTCCTTTTCCTAGTTTTAAACCGCCCAGAACGGAAGCTAAACTCAAAACTGTTTTTGTAAGTCCATTTCCACCCGAAAGTGAAGACACTAAATTATTCACAACCGTTAAGAGTTGTGTTAGAGAATCAACCACCGCTTTAACTGCGTCAGAATTGACAATCCCCATGGTAAATTGATCCCATGCGTTTTTTAATTGCTCAAGTTTGGATTGAAGCGAATCCAAAGTCTTTTCAAACTGTTCTTGAGCTGCGCCTGTGGAATTATAGGCGTCATCTATTAATTCAAGCGTTTTGTCATAATTCGAGATCATAGCAATAAAACGACTTTGCTTAAATCGTACTTTATAAGTTTTTTGACATTATTGCTTTTCTAAATATCGGTAGGATAAACCATTATAACATTTTCCATTTCTTCGAATAGTATAACCCGATAAAAATTTTCCAGTTCTTAAATTTCTTACTTTTCCATCTTTATCTATCGAATAAGGAATTAATTTACCATCTAATATTATTTGTTTTTCATTATCTGTCAAAAAACTAGTATTGATTTCGACTATATTTTCTCGTTTTTTCTAATTACTTTCTTACTGAGCGCCCTGTACCTTTTCTATTGATGTAAAGCTGAACATTTCCATTATTTATTGTCATAATCCGTCCAGTCTTACTATTTTTAAAAACTCCGTCATTAGTAACAGTATAATTAGTCTCTATTCCATCAATAAAAATTTGCTTTTCCATTAAATATTTCTTCTTTATTATAGTATAAGAAAGAATAAAAGTCAAATCTATTTTCATAATAGAGATGAAACGAGTCCTCTCTTTCGGGTTCTAAAACCCTACTCTACTAGCTTCGTGCGGCATCTCAACCGCCTTATTAAAAATTGCGTTCGATAGTCTGTGAGCGTTCCTCCTCTATGGAGGCTTCGTTGCGGATTATTCCCTTCTAATGATTTTACCATACCTTAGTCATTACCCTCGCCGCGCAATATATTTCTATTTGCGTTTGGTTATTAGAAAGTTATGAACGTTCCCGCAGTTAAGAGGATTTTTGGTTATCTGTATTATTATGCCGCAGAAAGCAGTGGGCAGCATCGTTTGATTGGCCTACTACCAGCAGCCATGGTGCTTACGAATCTCTGAGTCATTGTATCTAATGAATCCCAATTTTTAGACAAACGCAAAAATACTTGGTCAAGACCCTCACCACCGGTTAAGAATTTTGTCATATCTACACCAGCCGCGCGAAGTGCCTTTTGTACATTATTCACGTTTACTTCTTCGCCATTTTCATCAGTACCAAGAACTTCTCCTTTTGAGTAGAGATTTTTTACTTCGGAAAAACGTGCGATTATTGTCTTTACTTTTCATTCTATATGGGCCGCAACTCCATATACGTTCTTTTATGAACTGCTCATACTTTCATATGAGAATAGACTATATCTTAGCCAAATTTGGCAAGAATTATTTCCATTACCATTCGCTTGTAATGTACTCTCCTTCGCGGAGATAGTCGTTGAACTAAAAAGGTAATATATCTAAATTTAATAATTTACCCTTTTGATAAATTATTTCATACAATGGAATATTATGATTACTGCAATAATCTCTTTTTCTTTTGTCTCTTTCTTGTATCTTTTCTAAGCTATCTTTAAAGATGACTCGTTCCTCTCTGTGTTGTTCCCCTTGAACTTCAATAAAATATTGAATTTCATCATTCTCATAAACTCCAAAATCAAATTTTTGTAAAGGTAATTCTGGAACATTTACTTGTTCTTTAAAACAAATTTGATGTTCTTCTAATATTTTACGAATTTTCTTTTCTCCCATTGATTGGTTCCTATCACATTTAGGGCATCCCCTAGATTGCATTAAACAAACTTGTTTTTTGATAAAAATTAATCCACACTTTAAACATTTATAATAATTTTTATCCAGCTGCCCATTATATTGAAGAATTTTTATATCTCCTCCGAATCTTTCATCAAGGGCGCCCTGGACTTTATCAATAGAAAGCATTTGTGCTTTTTTACTTGCTCCACAATATTTACAAGAAAAAGGATTATCCAAAGAATTGCAAATTACTCTTTTTTGATCTTGTCCGCAAAGTCTATGATACACTATAAAATGATCTTTATCAACTTGTTTTACAAAATCAAATTCTTCCGATTCTGAATAAATCTTTTTTAGTTTTTCTATTTTTGAAATATTAGAATCGTTTCCGCAACAAACATAAGAACTTAAAAAATCCCTTGCTCGTCTCTTTTTATAATGTTTTCCACATGTTTTGCATTCTATTTCTAGTGGGTTAGATATTGCAGTATAATTAATTAATTGAATATTCGCATTTGGATAGTTACGATAAAAACGAGATAAAAATTCTTCTCGTGTAATTTTTTTAGACATATTTCTCTCTCCTTGTTAGTGCTGATTACCTATTCTAATTGACTTAGGTTAATACCATATCAATATTTAAACAACTTATTTCTATTTTCATAACCATTAAAATTGTTTGAGAGTTTTAAAATTAATGGTGTGTTTAACTTTAAGGCTTTCCAGCTTTTAAATTCTTTTATGCACTATAAGCTAATGCAGTGCCAATCGTCTCAGCCGATTCGCGTGTCGTCTCTATGCCCTGTGCCAAGAAAGCGCTGGTTGTCTCAAACTCCATATTAACACTATGCGCCAATGATGCAGTTTTTGACATAGCCGTTGCTAGTTCTTGCGTATCACTCGCCGTAACAGCCGCTAGCTTGGAGTAAACATCATCAATTCTTTGCGCGGACTCACCATTTAATTCCATATTGAAGCCACGCAAGGAGGTTGTCATTGCGTCTGTCGATGCGGATGCTTCCATACCAGCTATTCTAGCCATTTTTAGAGTTTCTGTAGATAACTCCATTGAGTGCTGTAAATCTAAGCCTTGTTGGATGTACAAAGCAGTAGCATCATAGGTGTCTCTTACAGCGACACCCAATTCATTAGCCTGTTCAGTAAATTGAGGCAGCTTCTCCCACATATTACCAACTGAAAAATCAGACACAACTGCAATCTCAGTCATTGCAGAGTCTAATTCTTTAATTGTGTCATAAGCTGAACGAATTGCTTGCTTAAAAATTTCTATTGTATTACCAATAGAGAAAAATTGAAGAACTTGATTTTTTAAGTTTTCAGTTTCTGCTGCGGCTCTTTTCAGATCTTCAGTCGTATCGGCTGTCTCACTAAGAGCCTCTCTCATTTTTTCGACACCAACTACTGAATCTTCTGAATTTATACCAATATTATCGAGTTCTTTAATTAATTTATCAAAACTTTCTTGGTCGAGATCATCAAGCTTTTTCTTTAGATTGTTAATTCCATCTTCAGAGCTTAATGCTGTATTGTCAATCTGAATCCCAACTTCTTCAAAAGCTTTAGAAACTTTTGAAAAATCAGAAGAACTTTTTATACTGGCCAATGCCTTTTCGTGTTCTATCGCTTTTTGAGTTGCGCTATCTAATTTAGATTGTAAATCTTCAAGACCAGTAGCTACTTTTAAATCTTCTTCTTTTTTCTTAACGTCAGCTAACGCTTCGCTTAAATCTTTAACCTGCGCGGTATCAATAAATTTATTACTCTTTTGAAGGGCATTAGTAATTTTTGAAATATCATTACCAGCAGAAGAAAATTTAGTTAAAGCATTTTTTTGTGCATCTCGTTGAGCATAAAGATTTTTTAAGGCGTCGGTTGCTGCGCGATACTGTTGTTCTTCTTTATTGAAATTGTTAAAGACATCGATTGCACCATTAATCTGTTGAGAAGAATAATTGTCTTTCTTTCTTTCTTTTTCCCATTCGTTTTGAGTCTTATTTTTATAACGAACAGTACCAGTTGGGCTTACTGTTAAGTCTTTTGTGGATTTTCTATTCTTTCGCTTCTCTTCAATTTGAGACTTTGTTTTTTCTGCGGCTTTAATTTGTTTCTCTGTTTCACTTAAATTAAGAGTTAAACTTTCAGAAATCTCTGCTTTTAATTTTTCTACTTCTTCTTTAGTTTTTCGTAAATTTTCATTCGCATCAGTAACATTTAAATTAAAGCTCGCGCCTTCTGTTGTTGAAGCCTTCAAATTTTCAATATCCGCGTTAAGCCTATTAATTTCTTGTTTTGCACTATTCAAATTTAGCTGCTGTTTACTGACTTTCTCAACAGCTGATAAATAGCTATTTAAAGCTTGTCGCGCATCTTCAACTTTTCTGTCAAAACCATCTGGAAACAGACTGCGCGCATCCTTAATTGAAAGAGTATTAATATTGCCAATAATTCTTTCAAGTTCAGAATAAGTCTTTATTAAATTTTCGCCTTGTTTTATAACTTGACTTGAATCTTTTAATTCAACGCCTTCTTTAATAGACGAGACAAATTTTTTGGATTGCTCCTGATACTTTGCCATTAATTTAGAAAGACTTCCGCCCAAACCTTTCGTTAAATCTACCTTTGTAGTGCCTTTTTCTAAACCGTTCTTTAATTCATAAACGATTTTGTCCATTCCTTCCAAAGTTGGTTTTATTGAACCATAAATTTCAAACCTTTCTTTAGAACTCACTTCGATTCCTCCTTATTAGAAATCGCTATCTATGTCATTTTCCAAAAAAGAAATTTTAGCGACATAAGATTTTTCCTTTGATCCTACTGGGATTCCTATACCAGAAAAATTTGCAACCACTGGAGTTGCCGAACTTCCTAACCGTAAGGATAACCCAGATAATAATTTTAGTTTAGGAATTTGAATAATTCCCGTAACTATTCTTCCTGTTTTGTCGTCTTTAATTTTTGTTCTTCCTTCTAATTGTAAAAAACCATTAAGAAGATTATCGCCTAAATCTAAAACAGTTGTGCTATTTTCGTACTCAAAATAATATTGCGCAATTACCTCTTTAAAGGATTCTTCTATCCTGATTTCTTTTTTATTTTGTACAAAGTTAAGTTTAACACCAGTTTCTTTATCATAAACAAAGAGTTTTACTGGTTCATACTTTAAAATAAAAAAGCCATCCTTATTACTTTCCTTTACTTCGTCAAAAAGAAAAATATTTTTATTTTTTTCTTCTTCTTTAAAAAGCTTAGAATTAGAAAGAATTGCCATTTGAGTTTTAGAAAAAACTCCTTGAGAAAAAGTTAAATTTATTTCTTTTAAAGTTTCCCAAAAAACGAAATCTCTATCAGAAAAGCCACCGTGCGCGGTCTTTACATCATAAAGGCTTTCTAATCCCGCAACTTGAATTTTATCAAATTTGGCCAAAACTTCACCTTTTTCAAAAGTTCTTTCATCTATCTCTATTGGATAAGTAGCTTTTAAATAACAAGGTTCTAATTCTTTAAAAGTAAACATATCTTCCATTATCTTCCTCCAAAATAAAAAAAGAGATGGATGTTACCATCCACCTCTCCTTAATTATAGATCATACTTAACAAGCTTCATCATTGGGCCTTTTGCGGGACGAAGTACTTTTAAATTCATATTGAAAGTTGTTGGATCTCCATCAGCTTCTAGCGTTAGAGTAACTTCTGATTGCATCTTAACTTTTGGTAGAATAACCTGGAAAGCCTCATCACGTCCAGTAATCTCACTTCTAATATAAGTATCGCCAACGAATGCATAGTTTCCTGGGAAGGTATCTGGAGAAATATCAATTTCTTGAATAGCCTTACCGTCAACAACAACAGTTACATAAGCTGCTTCTGAAGCGCCTTGAGTAGAAGGTGTACCATCTGCAGCGTAATACTTAACTTTTCCTTCCTCAGTTGGTAGAGTAAATTCCTTACCACCGCGAAGTTGAACTTTACCGTTTGCGATCTGATCTACTCTAAAAGTTCTGTAAATAGTTTCAGTAGTATCAACAACTGCTTCACCATCCGCATTTACTGAACCGTACATAATCGCTAAGGATTTAGCAGAGAAGAGCGCATCTTCGAGGGTAACAGTAATTTCCTTGTTAAAGTCCCAGGACACAAGTTCAACATTGCCCTTACCACCGCGCGCGGACGTATTTTCAGCTGTCTGCTCAACAGTGGAGACTTTAAGGGAATCTAAATATAGAACAGGCGCGCCGATATTGCCATCTTCGGTAATTTGATAAAAAGTACCGTCCATGACCTCCTTAACGCCATAACGATCTAGAATTGTCGCCATTTAAATAGCCTCCTATTTTAATCTTCGAGATTTCTCATCCAGCTCTTAGGTTTAATCTTTTTACTATCGGCGCCAGCCAATAAACTATCCACATCAAGCTGGTATTTAATTTTTTCTTGATATCTACGTATCAATGGAGAGATTGAAGCATAAGTCAAATCTCTAATATTAAGAGGATTTATGCCCATATCCATACAGCAAAGTGAAATCAATGAATCAGAAAAAGACATAGCGTCTTTTTTCTCTCCCGCTCTTTTTGCCTTTATTTTTTCTCTATAGCGAGATTTAGCTTTCATTTTATGAACTCGAGGGTCTTCATCCTCTTGTGGCCTTTCTACCACTTTATCTCCAACCGCTTGTCTAATTAAATTTTGAAAATCAAAAAAATCATCTTCCGTTATGAATTTTAAGTCTTCCAATTTAACTTCACTTTTTAGAATTTCTTGCGCATTTCCGATTATAATTTTTTTCTGCTTTGGCAATAAAATTACTGGCTCATGTATAAAAAATTTGAAAGCATCACTAATAACTTTTGTTATCATTCCATTCTTAAAGCTATTATTTAGAAGATATTCATATGGCGTTAAAAGATATTTCAAATCTACCTTCTGTTCTATAAACTCATCTTCAATATCTTCTTGAGACATTGTTAAAATTTTTCTATATTGCGGAAACTCTTTTGTCTCTAAGACTTCCCCTACAGTTGGAGGATATATTTTACACTTATTCTGAAAATCATCTGGTAAACCGCAGAAAAAATTTTCATTAATCATAAGTCGTGATCACGTATGTCATTTCATAGCAAGACATTTCTTCAGTTAAGAAGTTCAAATCAAAATCGCCGCCTTGTAGTTTTCCAAAGCCATCTATATTTTTCCCGTTCAATGACTTTTGAATTTCGCCCATTATTGCAAACGGTCTTAGATTACTATCTTTGATAAACCATTGAGTAAGAGGAACGAAGACTTCAATAGCAATTTGAATATCTTCAATCTGATTATTCTCACTATTATTTCTTCCATTAACCACTCTTATAGCAACCAAACTTGCCGCAGTCTCCTTTGGGCCTATGCGTGGTACCACTTTAATTAATTTTTCAAAGACCTCATTTTTAATTTGCTCTTTCGTTAATTCTGGCAAAGCAAATGGGTCTTTATCTGTATAATACAATAATTTTAAAAGATTTTGATTTGATTGCAAACGAGTAACTATTTTTTGGAGATTTACTCCAATTTCGCCCAAGTTTCTAATCATTTTTTTGACCTCCTTCTAACCAGAAAAAATCTTCATCTTTATCGTTCGTCGTCTTTTCTGGCACTGGTGTTAAATCAAATTCATAAACTGGATCAATGCTTACATATTCAACACCATCGGTAGAAAGTCTGTCAAAGCCTGTTACTCGATAATATTCTTGAAATGGTTTTTCTCCAACTATGAAATAATCATCTTTATTAATGTTCTCATTTTTGGGTAAAATGAAAAAGCTTAATTTTAGATTTTCAGAATAAATAGTATCCATTCTACTACGAGAACGAATTTCATCTTTTAACATATTATTTTCTTGACCATATAAATAAGCCCATGTAGTATATTCATATCCGTCACGCCCAGTCCAAGTAAGCAGATGACTCATTTTTAACATTACATAACGATTATAACCACTAGCTTTAATATTTTCAAGATAATATACCATCCAGGCTTCTGGTTTATTGTTCTTATTAGGAATTAATAATATAGTTCCATTTGGTATATTAATATTTATTCTTGTTAAAAGATAAGCCAAAGTTCGTGTATTGTCTTGCTTATAGCGCTCAAGACTACCTTCTACTGTCTTATTATTAAAAAGGAATTCAACCTTATAAAGAGATGATGCTAACTTTAGGTCAAAATTTCTTTCTCTTTCACCCTGTATTCTTTCTTGATAAGATTCTCCAAAACGATTTAATCTTTTGAAGTAAATATCATGATATGACATTGTCTTTCCCCAAAAGAGACATACAACTAAAAATTGTACTTCTAAAATAGTCATATCTTAAATATTTTAGAGAAAAAAGTTTAGCATATAAAGTGTAATAATTAATTGTCTTTCGCTCGTCTGGAAAACTATAAAGTTCAATTAAAATGGAATCTAAAAATTTTTCCCATTCACCATTCTTTTCCCTTTCGCACAAAAGACCAAAAAGTCGATTTTTTAACTTGTTAACGTAGCCTTCATAGCTTTCATTATTCATGAGTTTGACTACCTAATTGCCGATAACAAAATGGTTTGTAATTAATTGCGCGATAGTACTTTGACTCGCGTTTTTCGGCAGTTTTTTGCTCCTTTTCAAGTTTTTCATTAAACTTACTTAAAAGATTGGCTTGAGAGAAATCTCGTTCTTCATAAAGCGGCTTTAAATTCTCCCAAGTTAGAATGGTTCGACTAAGCCATTCACACTTCATATAACAAGCTAAAATTTGTATTTCTTCATTACTTAAATCTGCTAAAAATTCTTGGTTTGTTTCATCTCGTTCAAGAGGAACTCTTGGAAATTTAAAATTCGGAATCGCGCCATCTAAAATTTGTTCAAAATCTTGATTTTGTTCTTCGGTTGTCCAAGTGTCCCATTCATCGCTTAAAATCTTGGCAAGAAAAGCATCATAAACTTTTTGTACTGGAGTACCCATTATCAGTCCTCCTTATCCTCTCTATTAAGACGAATTGCATTAATAATATCTTTTCCACAAGCTTTTTTAATTTCTTCAGCTTTTCGGAAATCACTAAGTTCATGTCTAATGGCAAAGTCGGCCAAATCTTGAAGTTGCTCGTAATTTAGAGTCTTGAGTTTGACTTTAAACTCAACAAAAGGAAGAACTGTCATCATGCGTTCTTTTTCTTTATCCGTTAAAATAATAATATTAACTGGCTCTTCCGCGTCTTCTGGTTCAATTCCTAAATCCTTCTTAACCTGCATGTCCTCAATATAAAGCATACCAGTATCAATCATATACTTAAAGCCTGGATCATACATTAATTCTTCAAGTGTCTCTTTTTCAACTGGAATAGTTGCACCCTTAGACATCCATTCTCTAGAAAATCTTAATTCTGGTACAATGACACTAACTGGGCCATTATGTTGACTAATAATTTTTACTCTTTCCTTTTCCATTTTACTCCTTTTAACTCCTAAGATTTTTATATAAATCGAGGGAGGGAATTTGTCCCTCCTTCGAAGAGAATTATTAGTTGAGTTTCTTCCAAATGAAACCACAACTAGTTCCATTTCTTTTTATAGCTCTTCCAATTGCCATATCAGTGACATCCATGGCTCTAGAAGCTTCAGCTATAGAAGAGAAGGCTTGAATAAATTTTCCATCTTTTGTATATTGACCAACTCTACAACCCTGATAATGAGTAATTCCTCTCTTGCGGGCCGTTTCTTGATTATAGTCTTTATACCCTTTTAGAATAAAACGCAAAGTGTCTTGATGGACATTCTCTAATTCACAGATTTCTTTTGAGGTATATCCCAAATCCCATAGCTCTTTTATTCTATTATAGTTATGACGCTGAACCCCACCGCCACCAACTGTAGTATTATAACCATTCGGAAAGTAGGTATTATATTTAGAAATATAATATTGCTCTTTTTTATCTAATAAAGAAGCATCTTCCACTTCCTCTAAGAGAGAAATTTCAAAAGAAGATTCGCCATATTTCTGAATTGCATTATGAAAATAATTATTATCTTTTTGATGCTTACTAGTAGAAATATGCCCCTTCCATCTTTCTTCTATTGTCCGAATTGTTTGACCAATATATTGCTTACCATTGATTTTATTGGTAACAAGATAGATATAATTCATTCTAAAACCTCCATTTTAGAAAATAGAGCTGTCTCACTCTTGGAGGAGAGTTAGTGACGATAGGTCATGACTCCTATCGTGGCATCTCTATTTATTTTTATTTATCCAAAATTATAAGGATCCTCAAAAGTTTGAGTTATTGATGTATTCTGGTAAACACCCCAATTATGATGGGTAAGGATAGCAGCACCCATCTTTTTATACATATAAACTTCAAGAGAATTATCTCTATTCTTAAAGTCATTAATTTGAGTATTGCCCTCAAGTACTACCTTTACAACTTTTTCGCCGCCAGTTGGTAGAACATAAGCGAGCTGAGGATCGATCCAGGTCTTTGTATTTGTCTCATCAATGAATGACTGTGGAATCTGAACAACTGGTGCACCACGGAAAATATTAATATAACCAGTATTATGAATTGCATCAATATCTTGTGGATGATAAATACCATTTGTCGTATTGGCAATACCATTTACAATAGCATCTGCACCCATAGCACCAACAAACTCAGGTGGAGCAAAGATAACAACGCCATTACCATAAGCGCGTACAACATTCATAAGCTTAACCATCTTCTCTGGATCCCACTTATTCACAGTAACCTTATTGGCTTCTGGACGAGCAGATGCGTTAATGGCCGCGCGAAGTGCCTTATGAACTTCCATATAAACAGCATCAGCAAGACCATCAGTAAGAATCTGCATAACCTCAGTTAGAGATTCTGCGTTATCGAGCATTCTCTCGAAGTCGATTGTTGCACCACCGCCAACTGCATGGCCACCGAGTTCAAACGTATCAGCATCAAGTCTAAATGTCTCATAAACACCAGAAAGACCGACCTGAGTAAGGAACTTCTTCGCACGCTGTCTGCCAAGCTTCTTTCTAAAGATAGCCTTTTGACCTTGATCAACCGTCTTAACTTCTGCAAAAATACCAACTGCGTCAAGAACCTTCTTAGGTAAAACCTCATCAGCAGCCTCGATAATAATATCATAAAGATCATAACGATTCTTCATGAACTGATTAATAGAACCAGCAAACTCTTTAAGACCATCGGAAAAAGCAGCATCCATATCGACGCTCTTGTTTTGGAAGTTTGCAGGAACTGTACCCTTAACGCAATGAAGGGCAATTTCTCTTAGTTCTTGTAAAGTCATTTATATACCCTCCCTTAGCAAGCGAAAACTTGTAGTTTAACAGCTTTCTGACCATCTGGCATAGTTGCATATTCTACAACCTTAAGAATAAGACCAGAAGCTGGCTTCGTCTTTGTAAGAGCGACCGCGCCAGTGGCATCTGGCTTACCATAAACAGCCGTCTTCTTACAATCTGCAAGAGCCTTTAAAAGCTCTCCTTCTGAAGTGAATTCACTATTATCATAGCAAATTGTATTTGTATGCCACTTATCACCAACTGCAAGATAGCCAAGGCGAGGATAAAAATCATCCGTACTATTTAGCTTAAAGTTCTTTAAACCAGGAGTTCTCTCGTCATACATATGCTCAGCACTATAAACAAGAGCAAGTGGTAGACTATCATCAACTGGAAGTTTTACAACTCTGTTTGCAGCGTCAACAGCAAGAATCATACCATTTTCAACAGGAATATTCTTAAAATCTGTTGGGTCTGGCGCACACTGTGCTTCGATACGACCATCACGTCTAAAAGCTACGTTATTAAGCTCTACCTGACCATAGCCGTCAATAACTAATCTTTGTGTAGCCATTATTTAAGCCTCCATTACTTAACATATTTATTTAAAATTTCATCTAAGCCGGTCTTCACAATGCCGTCTTTCTGAACGAACTTTTGTTCGGGCTGCTTAGTAAAAGCAGAAATATTTGCTTTCTTTAGTTCATAAGCTAATTCCTTATCAAGATCAATAACACTATATTCATTAATCTTTTCTTTATAAGAATTAAGGATTTCATCAGAAAGTTGATTTTCATATTCAGAAAGCACACTTTCTTTTTGCTCCTTCTCAATCCCTAGCTTATAAGACTTTAAAGCTTCAATCTCATTTTTAAGAGTTTCATTTTCACATTGAGAAAGATTAAACTTCTCTTCAAGTGCACTCTTTTCTGTATTTAAAGTAGAAACAGAGTTTTCTAACTCTACTTTTTTGTCCTCAAGTTCAGAAATTTTTTCAAAATTTTCTTTAGCACTTTCAAGGACTGGTTCAACCTTTTCGTAAGTTTCACCATTTAATCTTCTAAGAGTATCAACAGTAACTTTTTCTTCCTCTGTAACATCAATAATATAAACTTTCTTCATATCACCAAGAGTCACTGTATCCTCGCCTTTTTGATAATATGCTCTAAAAACCTCTTTTGTCTCAAGGTTGTAAACAAGAGCGTAGTCGTCATAAATTTCTCCGATACCATAAGTAACAGTCCAATTTCCTTCCTCATTAAAATTAGTATTTAAGAGGTTAAAAATCTGCTCATACTTATCGTTATCAGAAAGCTTAAAATTAACTTTCACTTCTTCTTTTCCTCCCTTTTTTGTAAAGGTATTGGTTAATTCTTGAATTTTACTAATTGCTTGTTCAATATTTTCACGCAATGAGAAGAAAGCAGCGCCCTCAAAGCAAGGTTCTACTTCATCTCCTAAAACTTGTAAGCCAAGAAAACAACCATCGTCAAAAACAATATATTGTTGTCCATCAATAATTTGTTTATGATACTGAAGGCTTGGCTCATAAAGTTCCATAGATTGAGATTTACCAATGATGTCATTTGCTTCTTTATATAAAGCTGTAAAAATAATGACATCAACGCACGCATAAGTGCGCTCGATCCCATCTTCATCAATATGTGCTTCCCAAGTTAAATGATAATTTTCAGGAACTATACCATAGATACGCCCTTCACTTCTTCTCGTTCCATGATCTGTGTAGTCGTCATATTCAAAGATACCTTTGACTGGCGCATAAGCTATGGTTGAAAGAAGTTTTTCTGCGAACTCATCTGTTATATAAGTACCATTTCTGTTACCATATTTATAAAAAATTCGGCAGCGCGCCTTTGACGTAACATCATTATATTTTTCTAAATTCCCATAGACAGTTACGGGAAACTCAAACTTATTCATTATTTATACCTCCCCTCTTATCTATGGATTCTTCTTTTGCGATTGTCGATGATTTCTTCTTTTCTGTTGGAATAGTTGGACGACCTGGCTCGTTTGATGAATCAGAACCACTTTCAGTATAAGATGAAGCAAGAGGTATTAAAATATCTTTTAACTTCATAGAATCATTTTCCAAACTCTTCAAACCAAGAAGTTCACTTTGCTCAATACCCATTGCAATACTTGGCAATAGTAAACTATAACCACTCTGCGCGAGTTTGAAAGCGTCGGCCACATAATCTGACTGATTATAATAAGTAATTGGAAGAATTATATATTTAAAACTAATGTTTGTATTTCCAAAAAGATAGTTCAATAAATCAGAAATAAAACGGCTAATCTTATTCATAATAATCGAAACGAAAGCCGTATCATTTCTTAGAGAAGTATCTAGCGCCTGGGAGCCTGTTGGAGAGAATATTTGAGGACTAACACTTGCTTCAGCATAAACATTTTGAAGCATCTTCTCTAAGTTACTTTGTCCTGCATCAGAACCCGTTTTTGAAACAATACTTTCGACATCACCATAAGTAGTAAAAACAGACAGATTTTTATTACCTTTCATCATGTCTACCGCGCCAATGTGCATTTCAAGGGCTTCATCTGGCTCGAATAAAAGAGTGCCATCTTGAAGATGCGGGATCTTTTGTACAATAATTTTTCTAATTTCTTCTTTATCTCTTTCTCTTTCTGTTTCTACTGCTTCATCATATTGGATAGTAGATGGGATAACATTTATAAAAGGAGGAGTATCATCTAAAAAGAAAGAAAAGTATAAGGAAATATCAGTGGGAATTCTTACCCAAGAGGTAGAGACTTTACCTCTCCGATACTTCTGATAATGTTGTCCAATAACTTTTGGGAAATTACTTATCGTTTCCTTTTTGACAGTCTCATCTAAAATGTCATCAAAATATAAAACGTTAAATTCTATAACATCGCGCCCTGCAAGATCTCGTAACTCTGAACGACAATAATTCGCGGGAAGATCAAAAACCGTAAAATTATTTTTTGTTACTTCTTGAAGAACGCCAAAATAACTACCATCAACAATAGCAGTCATTACAATCTTTTGTTCCAATTCCTTTAAATTCATTTTATCAAGATAGGCGAGCGCATTATAATATCTCTTTTCAGCATTTGACGACTTCATATCCTTTCCAAAACCAAATTTTGGTACTAAGATACCAAGTCCCATGTACAAAGTAGAATAATGTGTACAAATTCTTTTGTACAATCCATCTTTAATAAAATAATTTCGTGACAATTCTCTTTTCTTTGAAAGAGTACCACTATTAATAATATCATCGACTTCTTTTAAAGAATAATTTTTTGTAGTGCGTGAAGTCCTTCGATAAGTCAAATAATCAACATCATCATTGAGGTCTTGGCTCTTAGAAACCAGTTGCTCTCGCACTCTCTTATAGGAGGTGAGAAAATCATTATTTCTTTCCAATTACGTCCCTCCAGTAAAGAATATTAATTGTCTCTTCTTTCCAGATCTTTTTTTCCTTTTTTTGAAGTCTTCTTCTTCTAATTCTTTTATTCTCCATAATCCATAAGCAAATGACATATATTTATCATCATGAAAACGAGTATTGATAGGTTCTAGTACAATATCTAAACCTGTTCGCTTCGCACGAAGGTTACACATCTCTTCAATCATTTTTGTAGTAATCTCATGAGGTAATAGACGTTCTGCACGCTCTCTTGTAGACATCTTTCTACCTTTTTGAGTATTAAGAAGAGCCGTGCGCGCTTCTTGTTCCGAAATTAAAAGGCGAACTAACCCACCATTTAATCTCGCATAAGCATTACCGTGAATTTTTGATTTAAGTGGACCATTTGCTTTCATTGAATAGAGAATATTGACACAATCCTTTGGTTGAATTTTTTTATAGCTATCATCATTGAAAAAACCGTATGGTGGTAACTCACGGCCAAGTCCGTCAACTTGAGTTTTTATCATTTCATCGGCTAAGCCTAACATTATTTTCCGTATAAGTCGTTATTTTATACGCGTTCTCTTATGAACTGCTATATGTTTCCATATAGATAAGACTATATCTTTACTCTTTAAGAGTACCTTCCATTTCGGACCACTTGGTCCTACTCCCTTTCGGGATAGTCGTTGAGCGTTCAATCAAATATAACATCTTTCGTCAATTCGGTCCATGAAGTTTTTGATTTTATTCTATTTATTGTTGAAATTGATACTCCAAATTGAGAAGCAATAGCTTTCAGAGTTTTTTTCTTTTCTATTATCAAAGAAATTATCTCTCTAATATCATCTTCTGTTAGTTTTGATCTTCCATTTTTTACTCCTCTTGTATCCCTACTATAACCTGAAAGGAATTTGGGAGTAATTTCAACATTTTCAAGCTCAATTTTATAAGTTTTTTTCGAAATTATATTTCTCAAAGTTTCATCGCAAATACAATACTTTTCTAAAATTTCCTTTCTTTTAAAATTACCGCTATTTATATCTAAAATAAGATTTTCTAAACTTTCTTTTGTAAATTTAGAACTGGAATTAGATAATCCATCTTGATCATAACATCTTCTATTAGGAAGAGTATTTGGATTTTCTAAATTTTCTTTCATCGTTGCCCATCTGAGATTTTCTAATTTATTATTAGTAATATCTCCATCTAAATGGTCAACAGTAAGTAAATGACCATTCTTGTTTGGACAAAAAGTTGATAAAATAAGACGATGAACACTAAAACGATGTCCTTTTCCAACGGGTTTATCCGTTGTCATCAAAACCACTTTTTTATAACCATTCTTGTCATCATACTCTGTTAGAAAATCTTTTTTATACTCTGACCAAATATGACCAGATTCGTCAGCATAGTAATTAGTTCTAAAAGTATATTTTGAGCTTTCAATTTTCTTCATGTACTCATCCTCCAAAAAAGGTGTTATATTTAATTGCTTCGTTGCTGATTGCCCTCGTCTTTACGTTAGGGGTTCCCAGCAGTTAAGAAGGTTTTACTTGAGCATAGACGTTTACCCAAGCCGTTGCAGTCTATTAAAATTTCCTTTGGATTGTATTTTTCTGCTAATAACTTTATATCTATTGCCTGCTGTGTGAAGGTTTTTGTTTCTGTAGTTTTTCCAAGCACTTCAATATTAACTAAAGTTGAATAATATTTTCCGTCTTTAATGTTGACACGAAATATGCAGGCGACAGTGGAGTCGATTAATCTCATTTATATTTACATAGAATCGCTAATTCTATGCCATAGGGCTTTATGTTTCCATAAAGATTAGACTATATCTTCTTCTTTGTTATTTAAGAAGCTATCTATTTCGAGGAGCTTTCCCCTACTCTCTTTCGAGATAGTCGTTGAACCTTTTTCTTGTTTAAGAAACTTGGCTGCTGATCGTCCATTTTGTAATTTTTAGGCTTACACCATGAATCATACATTGAATTTATTTCTACTTTCGTAACCTAAATCAACAAGGTCGTTAGGTATTCAAGTCTTTAGGAGTTCCCAGCACTTAAGATAGTTTTTCTTTGTATATTGCTATACAAAGGAGCAAATTTTCTTTTTTACCCACATCCACTGAAATTAAGTAGAAAATTTCTTTCTTGTCTCTATATTTTGCAAACAATTCTGGATTTTTTATTTTTCGATATTTCTGTATCTTTTCAAAGTCAAACCACGATTCAGTAGAACCTCCAATCCAAGTTCCTAAAAATTCTGCTGCAAAAGTAGCTTCATCATATGCTGACGACATTCTTAATTTATTAACGTAGTTCAAATCAATTAGTCCGTGCATTGCTGGTATGCGATAATCCAGCCCTATGACAAAACTTTCTTTTGGATGTATAATAGCATCACAAAACATATCAATAAGTTTTTCGTAAGAATATGATGTTTTAGAACCTGCTGAAGTCGCGCAAATAACTTGTTGATTAACTTTTTCATAAGGATTGACTAAACCATTTGACATACGACGTGATACATTTAACTGAGGCAAAATAACTTCGGATACCATATCACCATCAAGGTCGCGCAGCTCATCAAGTAGACCGCTATGGTTTCTTAAACCACGGTCAGAATCCAATCATTTTTACTATACTATATATCTCTATATAGATTAGACTATATCTTCATCCCATTAGGATGCTCTTCTTTTCGGAAATAAATCCTACTCCACAAGGGATAGTCGTTGAGCCAAAATAGTTTCTATATTATCAAAATCTTTATAAGAAATTTCTAGATAATATAAATTATGAAGTAATGCTTGATCTTTTTTATACTTATCAATCTTTTTTTGCTCTTCCAATGGAATTTTAAAAAAATTCGTTTCAAAATAATGCTGTTGTCCCATGTATTCAATAACTAAATTATAACTAGGTAAATAAAAATCATATCTTCTTTTTCCACACCAATCAAAAATTTTTTCTTTTTCAAAGTCAATATTTTTTCCTTGTAAAAATTTTATAATTTTTTGTTCACCTTTAGAATTTCTCTTATTACATTTCGGACAACCATAACCGCTAAGTACTTCATGTGGAGTTACTTTCCAAATAAAACCACAGCTTTTATGTCTGATCAAAACTTTTTTATCTGTTCCCTTATATTCTTCCAACATTTCATAATCCTCGGGAAATCTCATTTGAACTCCTGAAGTTGTCAAATGTCTTGCTTGGTAAGAACAATGTGGACAAGAATGTTTATTTACAAAATAAACCAAAGCAAGTTCGGCGTCTTCCCCGCATTTTAAACATTTAAATTTAATTGTTGGCTTATAAATTTTTTTATTATATCCAAATTCAAGAAATTTTTTATCACCATCTTCTTCTATTATTTGTAAAGCTTTTTCTTTTTGATTTTTTGTTTTCTTTCCTTGTCCTGCGCCATACCAACAAAAATTACAAATATGTTTTTTTCTCTGTAAATCTCCAGCCCTGTAAATAGTATATTCATTGTTACATTTTAAACATTTATAAGTGCAAGGAGCTGATGCTTTAGTATATTTTAATAATAAAATTGATTCGTCTGGAAATAAGCTATTTAATCTTTCTTGATATTCTTTCTTACTAATTCTATCCATTACTTCTCCTCCTATTCTGGTTGCTGATTGTCCTTTATTATAACTTAGGCTCTCACCATATTACACCTTTTCAATTTTTTCTGCTTTCGCCGCGTTCAATATTATAGAGGAATAATATTTGTAGCTTGAAAAGTTTTCGGATGTTCCAGCAGTTAAAAGAGTTTATTACCCGTGTATTACTACAGGGGAGGGCATTAGATTCGCCCCAACTACACTAAAATAAGATCCATTCTTAAAGTAAATCTCAACGCTGTCTTTACCAAAACTGGCTCTTACTTGTCCATTGTAAATTTCTAGTTCATTTTTTAAAAGTGGCCATATTCTCCAAAATTCTTGTATTTTCTGTTTTGCAATCTTCGCCGCTTGGGACTTATTCGGCGCGACTATAAAGGAACGATGTCCTGGAATAAAAATACATTGGAGATATTTTGCTAAAAGAGAAAGGAATGTTTTTGAAGTCGCACGAGCCGCTGTAATATAAAGCTGATTATAACGCATACACGCGCGCAAGAAAATTCTCTGATACATAAATAATGATATATTTTGACTTTTTGGTGTTATTGTATCAAGATATGTATCAGGATACACAGTCCACAAATCTAATTGCTCCGCCAAAAAATTTTCATTCTTCTCTAAAAAGGATTCAGTAATAATTGCTCCTTTTTCTAACTCAATTCCATCTCTATAAACTCGATCTGTCTTTGAAAAGGTTGTTTGGGGATCGCGCAACGTAATTACACTCATGCTTCAAAATCCTCCTCTTCATCTTCAAATTTCAGAGCATCATTTGTATATTCATCAGAATCAAAATCTTTCTGAGTCCCATAAATATTCTCAATTTCTTGTACATTTTTCAAAGCAGCAATTCGTGCGCTAACTTCTTCTCCAATGCCACTCTCATTAATATAAAGTCTCTGATTCCAATTCTCAATATTTTTTAAAGTCTCATCAACAACATCTCTAGTAACATTGTCATAAAACTTATTTTGATGCCCTCTCTTTTCTAGCCAAAGGGCAAGTTCGCCCACACTATCAAAGTCTACCGCATTTTTTGCATTTTTTGGAGTGAACTCTGCTGTTTTGACCATCTTATCATAAGAAGACATAAACTTATCTACATCCTTATCACCAGCACGGATACGATCATCAATCTCAAGCGAAAGTTTGCAAAGTTTCCTAGCTTGGTCTATCTGAAGCGCGCCGTTTACATTTTGTGAGAGCAAAAGCCCTTTATATAAATCCTCTAAGTAATTAAGTTGGTCATCATCATAATTAGCGCCCCAACTACGTCTCAACTCTCTATAACGCTCTTCGCGCACTATTGGAATTTCATCTTCTATTAGTCCAGCTTCTTTAAGCTTCTGATATTGGTGAAAATAATCATCCCACCCCAAACTCTTATAATCATCTGCCGCAAAAACTTTTGCATAAGATGCCCAAACAGTTTCTTCTGAATTGAGTTCGCGCAACCTTTCCCATTCTTTCGGTATAAAAGGAATATCAGCCCACTGACAAATTTTATCCACAAACTTCCAATCGAACATATGTTCTTTTAAAAAATTTGTAATACACTCATTACAAACTGGAAGTCTTCCATCTGGAAAGAAAAAAGAATGAGTACACGCGAAATCATCTTCTTCAAGAATCTGCTTGCACCGTGGACACGTCCGCATCACTAGTGAGGGCTTTTTCTTTGGTATTTTTGGAGCGATCAACCTTCGTCGCCTCCTTTACAATTTTTAGAGCTTCACGCTTTCTTTCTCGATTGGCTTTTGAATAATTCTCAATTAAATCAGAAAAGATATCAATGAAGTCGCGCGCCGTTTTTTTATCTTCTTCTAAAAGTCTAACCTTAAAAATGCGGCAAACTCCAATGAACTCTTGCGGTTCTAGTTTAATAAGCGCGCGCATAAACTTTTGTTCTATTGTCTCTTTCAATTCATCTATACCTCTCATTTCTTCTAATTTTATCACACTTTTTACAATAGTGTGAGAAACCATCTTTTGATTGACTTTTGCGCATAAAAAGCTCTGGACTTATAAGTAAAATCTTGCCGCAATCCTTACATTTCTTGAAATTTTCCGGGAACGCGCAATTCTCCAATATTTCTCGATGAAGTCGCGCCGCGTTCACGATAGCGGGCACAATCCTTTTATGAAAGATGGTTGAAATATAATTTGATCCATAGGACTTTTGATATTTCTGATTAACGACCTCTGCTATCTTATCATTAACTTCGTGTCTAATCTTCATATCCAAAATTTCTTTCTGCGTGTCTGTTAATCCAGCGCGTTCTACATACCACTCAAAAGTATCGAAGACCTCGCGCATCGTTGATTCAAATGGAAGATCCTCTAAATCAAAATGAATGTCTTCAAAAACCTTAAGAAATGCAGCAACGTTTTTTTCATCCGAAAAATCGAGATGGCGCGGTGTCGAAGATTTTGTCCATAGAATATCACTTAAACGTCTAAGTTCTTCGTCCTCAAAATTCGGGATCGGCCATCCTTCTTCTGGAAAAATCTTTTTCGAGAGTGCGCTTTTTGTTTTAAAACCAGCAGGAAGTACGTCTACATTGTCTCCGAAAATTGGGGTTACTGGGTGTTCTGGAACTGGTATTGAATCTCTCCTCTGAATATGGCGCGTCCACGAATTCTGGTAAGAATATTGTTCAGTTCGTTTTGCAACTAGGAGATGTCTTTGTTTCAAATAGGAATATTGATTGAGTTTGAGAGCTGCACGCCGTATCGATTCGGCTTCTTCGGACAAGAATCTTTTGAGAAGTGCTTCTCGTGGCGGCTTGGTGCGTTTCTTATGTTCGATTTCCCAATAATTAATGCCCAACTCAATTCTGTCGATTTCTTTCCAAAGTTTTTCGAGTTCGGAAAGAATTTCGGGCGGGGCGAATCGACGAGCCTCTGTTCGTGAAAATGATGCTTTTCTTTTAATAAGAGGGGTATCAGTAATCGGCCTAAGTTCTGCTTCGTTGAAAGTGGGGTTTTCTTGGAGTTGGTCAAGCGAAGCGATTTCAAGATGATCCCAGGTCGAATATTTTGATTTAAGTTGGACGAGTTTTTTCTGTTTTGCATTAAAACCGTCGGAGTCTTTGCCCCATAATATGTATGTTCCGATTAGTTCGAGATTCGTATCTGTCAAAGTTGTGGGGTCAACTGACTTTAGATACTTCGAGACGAATTTCGCGCGGTCGTCTGATGAACCAATCGAAAAGTCAAGATCTAATTTCATTTTTCCTCCTCCTTTCTTCATGATTAAAGTATACATTTTTTTCGGAAGATTTTCAAATTTCGGCAGCATCCTAACTAAATTTTTATATCACCCTAACTAAATCCATATCACACTAACTAAATTCCATATCATCCTAGAAAAAGTGCTAGGCCCGTTTTTTGACCCGATTCCAGATTCGTCATTTTTACTAAACTATACCCCCCTCCATTTGTGCAGAATGCCGAACCGTTAGCCCGGACTAATTCCTCGTCATTTTGCATAAAAAAGTCAAGTCATATTTGGATGGTTTGCCTATTGCAAAATTGAAAAAAAGCGTGTATAATAAACGCGTAAACAAAAAACAGAAAGAGGTTTTTACAAATGAAAAAAATTATCGTTAAAATGCCCGAAAGCGTAAAGTTTGATAATAGCCGCAAGGGCGCGAAGTGGACTTTTGACGGCGCGCATTATTGCAATGAAGGGAACGTAGCCGAGGCGGTTTTAAACTACTACTTCAACAATAAGCTTGAATATGACCATAATAGTATCCGTTTTGATATCGAAGCCGACCTGCCCGCGCAGGGTATCAGCGTTAAAAGCGGGCGCTTTTCCCTTGCATCGGCTGGGCTTCTCCATGGCGAAGACTTCTATTCTCAGCTTCAGGACTACACCATGCGCGATGCCGCTTCCGAGGTTGCATATGGTATTTTAGTGAATGATAGTTTCGTTTATTATATCATGAGCCATACAGACTTCTATGACTTCATGGTTGAATTCTATGATAAAAGAGAATTTGAACAGCACGGTAAAATCCGCGGTTCTCGTAACTATGGTAAAATTGTAGAATGGCTCGAGAGGAGGGTGTAAAGCTGAAAAGCTTTACACCAATTCCGCTTTAATAGAGTAAAGGAATAAAGCCCTTCTCCTAAGCTCTATCTATTAAAGTTGAAGGAAAAGAAAGAAAATCAATAGATTTCTTTTTCTCTTTATTTCTCTTTCTTTTCTTAGACTTAACTAATAATAAGCTAGTAAAGAAGCTGGAAGCTAGAAAAGAAAAAAGTTTTAAAGATAGAAAGAAAACTATTGACTTTCTTTTTTAATTATGTTATAATAAGTATAGAAAGAAAAAGAAAGAAGAATTTAATTATGAGAATTACAAATAATTATGTATATGAAATAGTTAAAGATAAGAAAATTCTTAATTTGATGGAATCATACCTAGATGATTTAGATATTAGAAAAATCTATAAGCAATGGAACTTTTGGTCGCCAGAAGTGGAAAGGTTTGGGGATGGCACGCCACTTGGATATAATTATGAAGTAGCTTTCATTGGTAAAATTCTTTCAGCGGTTTCAATGGTACAACCTTATAGCCAAATAGAATGGCACTTGAAGCAATATCATGACGGCAACACCGCGGCGCTTCTCTTTTTTGTATTGAACAATGTAAAATGGTCGGCTCTTAACAGTCTAGGAAAGAAAATTTTTGAAGGTGTTTTACTTTCAGAAGAAAAAGAAAGAAAAGACTTGATTGAAGAATCTTCACAAGAAGAAGAAAAGGACAAAAAGCAAATTCTTCTTGAAAAAGTTAAAAAAGAAATTATAGAAGAATATCCCGCTTTCAAAGAAGTTTTTTATAAAAAGTATAGGGATAATATTGCCTCGATGGTTTTCAATCTAAACGGAAATGTAAATGATAGTGAATTGTTAGAAAGATTAATTGAAGATGAAATGATTGAAGATTTTTCCAATTTTAAAATAAAACAAATTGAAAATCTTTTAAAAAATTCTTGACCTTTACAAAAATATGTGTTATAATAATTACAGAAAATAAGAAAGGAATACTCTTTATTATGAAATTGAAGGCATTAAAAGCGTCGATGAAATTGAAGGCCTTAAAGGCGTCGGTACAAATTATGATGAAGTAGAAATTCCCGAAAATGTCATTAGTTTAAATGCAGTTAGAAAAAAAGACGGAATATTTTTACAATATATTACCGCATCTAATATGAAAATTGTATGGGCACAAGATATTATAAATAAAAACCGTTCAAAAATTAAGTATATTCTTTCTGATAAAAATTTACATGTTACTTTTGTTGCACTGCACGATGGAAAAACTGGTTTTTCTAGATGTTCAACGAAGGATAAATTTAATATAACGATTGGAAAAGCGGTTGCAATTTGCCATGCATTGAATAAAAAAATTCCAGATTTTATCTAAAAGAATTTTGAGTGTAGTTTATCTACACTCTTTCTTTTTCTCTAAATTTTTATTATAGTAACACTTTAGTTTGATAAAGTTCGGTGCCCGGGCGCATACCGAGAATAATAGAATTTTTTTCTAGAAAATAATTGCCCGACCGCTTTCGCGCACTAAAGCATTAAAGGAAAATTTCTAAAATATTTTTCAGAAAACTATTGACTTTTTAAATGCCGCATGGTATAATAATACCAGAAAGAAACGAAAGGGCGAATATAAAATGACAAAAGAAATTTACTTTGATATGGATGGAACACTGGCTGATTTTTATGGGGTTGAAAATTGGTTAGGTTATCTTGAAAGAGAAGATACAACACCTTATAGAGAAGCAAAGCCCCTTTTAAACATGAATGTTCTTGCAAGATATTTAAATAAGCTTTCGCGTAATGGTTGGAAAATCAATATTGTTAGCTGGGGTTCTAAGAGTGGTTCTTCTGACTTTCTGCGCGAGACTGAAAAAGTAAAAAAGGAATGGATTAAAAAACATTTAAAATCCGTTTTGTTTGAAAATTTTTATGTCGTTCCCTATGGCACTCCAAAACAAGAAGTTTGCAACTTCTCAAGCGGTTTTCTCTTTGATGATGAAAATAAAAATCGTGTTGAATGGTCTGGGCACGCATTTGATGAAAAAAATATTTTAGAAATTCTGAAAAATTTGTGTTGACAAATCAAAAGAAATGTGTTATAATAGTCTTAGAAAGAAACGAAAGGAATGTTCAAAATGAAAAAGGTTCTTGCTGGTTTAACTTACACACTGGGCGCGGTACTCTTATTCTGGTGTGTATTATCTTTCTTTGATGTACTGCGTGGACAGTGGTTCGATAACGTGTATAGTGCTTGGAATTTATTTAAACTCGTTGCTGATTGGAGAGGTTGAAATGTATTACCTTGACGGTGAATTTTTTGAAGAAAAAGAAGAGGCTTTCGAGTACTTTATTGACAGTCTTGATTTTACCGATGGCTCAACTTTGGATGAACTTTGTGAGAAAATGGAATATACAAAAGAAGAATTACTCGGAACTCTTTTATCTCTATCTCTTAGAAATGAAACTCTTGATAATCTTTCCGAAAGGGTTTTGGATGCAATAGAGGAAATTTTTCAAGAAAATCTAGTAGAAGAAGACGAGGAAGAAGAAGACGAGGAAGAGGAGGACGGTGATTGACCGTCTTCCTTTATTATAAAATAAATATACAGTTCGAGGCGCCCGGCCACTTCACTAAAATAAAGCATTAAAGTAACAAAAAAGAAAATGAACGGGATTTCTCCAGTTCATTATTTTAGTGTCTTAAAATCAATTCATGCATACAAGGTTCTACAGTGTCATCTCGTTCAAAAAAAGATTGAAAATTTTCATCAATATTAAATGCGTTTTCTTTTGAAGTTTTAAGATATGGAATATCATTAAAGAAAAAAGTCATTCCAATTTTTAATTCTTCAAAGGTTGTCATGTAATTCTGACCATCAGATCTCCAATTCATTTTAATCTTCCTCCTTAACGAAAACATATTCTGTCTTTTGTCGTACTCTTGTAAAAGGTTGTTTTTTTATTTCTTCTATCTTCTTTTTATCTTCTTCACTGATTTTATCTTCATCCATCCAATTAGTAATTGGAGTAATTTCATCTTTGAAACCCATTCCACCATCAAAAACCGAATAGAATCGAACCATCTTTTTATAGAGTATCATTTGTAATTCCTCTCTTTTCTTTTTTCTGAATATATTATATCATATCATATACGTTTTGTCAAGCATTATTTTAATCGAACATATGTTCTTTTTGAGTGCCCGGGCGCGCGATTTAGCGTGATAAAGTGTTAAAGCGTTAAAGCAAATGCAAAATCCATTGAAAAACTTGCAAAATTTTTTTTAAGAAAACTATTGACAAAATCACAAAAATAGGTTATAATATAGGTGTTCCAAAAGGGAAAGGAAGAAAAAAGAAAGCACAGCGCAGAACGCGCAAAGAAAAAAATGAAAAAAGTGCTTGACAAACTTCCGAAAGTATGGTATAATGAATACGTTCCCAAGAGGAACAAAGAAAATTAAGGTTGCGACTTACCGCTAAAATGAAAGGAATTTATTATGACTAACAGAGAATTTCTTAATGCCGTTATCGCTCTCTCCGCTTCCGAGGAAATCACGGAACACGCAAAGGCTATGATTGCCTCTATCGACAAGAGAAATTCGGCTCGTACCTCCAAGCCGTCTAAGACGCAGCTGGAGAACGTTCCGATTAAGGAGGCAATTCTGGGCGTCATCGCAGAGATGAACGCGGAGGTTTCCGCTTCCGAACTGCATGAGCGTCTGAATATTAGTGTTCAGAAGGCTTCTTCTCTCTGCCGCCAGCTGGTAGAGGAAGGCAAGCTCTCCAAGGGTGAACGCAAGGAGAAGGGTAAAGGTCTTGTGAAGGTTTATTCCCTCGCAGAAGATTCTTCCGATGAAGAAGTGGAGGTAGAGTAAACTCTAACTACGAGGGCGCAAAGCGCCCTCTTTTTCTGCACTAACACTTTAGCACTTTAAAGCGTTACCACTTTAGTGCGATGCGGCGCCCGGGCGCGGCGCTTTCGCACACTAAATCGTTAAAGTAAACGCAAGAAGATCCGATAAACTTGCAAAAATAATTTTTGAAAAACTATTGACAAAACCCTTAATAGGGTGTATAATATAGGTGTTCCGAAAGGGAAAAAGAATAGTTATTTTGGAAGGAAGTATTGACTATGGCAAAAATTTCTGATGCAGTAAAAACTCGTTTCATGAATGAAATCAAAGAATTCCTCGAGAAGAACGGAAACGATGTTCTCAAGGTCAAGAGCGGAACTTATTCCATTCCGTGGGTAGAAGGTGATGATGAAGGCTATCTGAACATTACTTTCAGTGTGCCGAAGGGTTCGCGCGATGGTTCGTCCCTCTATGACGGCTACGAAGAAGCGCAGAATTACGAGCTCGAGACTAAAGAGAAAGAGGAACGTAAGGCAGAACGTGAGCGCAAGAAGCGCGAAAAAATCGAGCGCGACAAGAAAGCGCGAGAGGAAGCCAAGCGCAAGAAGGAAGAAAGAGAAGCAGAGGAAAAGAAAGAGGGTTAAACGAGAGGACGCGAAAGCGTCCTTTTTTTATACCTTTGCTTTAATGCTTTAAAGTATTACCATACTATCACTTTATCATGTTGAAGCGCCGTCCGGGCGCGGCTTGTTAAAAAGATAACAAAGAAAAATTTCAAAAAGGTGTTGACAAAATAACTCAAATACTGTATAATAGAAGCATAAAGAAAAGAAAGCGAGAAAAAGAAAATGAATCGTAATGTAATTGTGCTTGACACGGAAACCGCAAATTCTCTTGAGGAACCGATTGCGTATGATATTGGTTTTGCAGTTATCGACACGGAAAACGGCGATATTCTTGAAGAACATTCCTTCGCTATTGCTGAAATTTTTCTTGATAAAGAATTGATGGACAGCGCGTATTATAAAGAAAAAATCCCTCAATACTGGAAAGAAATTAAGAAAGGAACGCGCAAACTTGTAAAATTTGAAACCGCGCACCGTATTCTTTACCAGACCATAAAAAAATACAATGTTGATGTTGTAGCGGCACACAATGCGCGTTTTGATAATCGTTCAACAAATCTTTCAAGACGTTATTTGACTTCTTCAAAAAATCGTTTCTTCTTTCCCTATGGTGTTGAAATTTGGGATACTTTGAAAATGGCAAGAGAGGTAATGAAAGAAAATGAAGATTATACGCGCTTCTGTATCGAAAACAACTACATGACAAAAAAGAATCAGAAAAGATTTACAGCAGAAATTTTGTATAGATACTTGACTGGGAATAATGATTTTGAAGAAGCGCACCGAGGCATTGATGATGTAAGAATTGAAAAAGAAATTTTTATGTATTGTTTAGGTATAAATCCAAAAATTGATGGAAGACTCTGGAAGTAAAAGAGAGGCGAATTATACAAAAATTTTGATTAAATTTTGGCATTTTGACTATTGATTTTTCTTCTAAAAAGGTTTATAATGTATACGTAAAAAGAAAGAGGTAAGAAAAATGTTTAAACGTATTAAAAAAATTATTTCTGATTCTGCTTTAACAACTACTATTCGTCATTTTACTTGTAACTTTGTTACAGTTGATGGGAAAGAACATTCTTATTCTGGTTTTAAATATATCGATGAAGATACGATAAGTTGTAGCGGTCCAGAATATATTATGTATAGCATTCGTTCGGATGGATATATTAAAGATGATAATGACGTTATGTATCTGCTTCAAAATATCATTTCTATTTCTTGGGTGTGTGATGATGAAATAGAAAATGTATATGTAGAAGAATATAAAACTTTTTATACTGAAGATTCAAAAAAGAAAGAAAAAACTATTGACAAAGAATAAAAAGAAAGGGCGCGAAAGCGTCCTTTTTCACTTTACTAGAGAAAAGTGGCCGGCCGCTTTTTGAAAAATTTTTTTAAAAAACTATTGACAAACAAAAGAAAAGATGTTATAATATAAACAGAAAAGAAGAAAGGAAGAAAAAAAGATGAAAAGAACAGCATATGAAGTATGGATCAAAACATATAGTGTCCAGATGAAAGAACCAGTAATGGTCATGATTGGAAAATTTTATGAAATGCAGATGGCGAGTTTATTCAAGAGAGCATACAAGGATGAGTACGGAATTACGCCAGTGATATTTTTAGCTAAAGATGATTAAAACAGTCGAAACAGCATACACATCAATGGAATTCAAATTTGGAGGTAATAATATGTCTAATGGGTTTTCTGTTTATCCTTGCAGATGCGGTCGTATTCATATGATTAGCTGGGACCTTGTAGAAGAAGCTTGCGAAAAGAATATGGATATCATTCATATTTGTCAGAGATGCGGAAGGATGATGAGGATTGGTGTGGATAAGTTTGAGGATGGATACTCTCTATACTCGTATGATATGACCTTAAACAATCATGTAGTAAATATTGATTTATCTTCTGATTATTCTAGCGAATGCAAACCTATTCTAAGAATCATTTCAGAACCTGGTATTTGTGTTCCAATGATAACTGGCGGATATGCAACCGAATACTATTCCGGAATTTTTAGAGATAGCACTAGACCTGATTTTTATAAAAAGAATCCAGATGAAACCTACGAGGAGTTCATTCGAAGGTGGGATATCGATGCATCAACTGTCAATATGAATCTTTTGAAAAGGTGGAATGACAAAGAGAAGTTGGAATACATCAAAGAGCATACCTGTTTTGACCAATTCAATTGGAGTGAATGAAAATCTATGTTATTATAGATTAAATTTAATATCAGAAGGGCGGTACAATAATGGCAATTAAGTGCGACAGACAGACCCAACTTGATATGGCACAAATTTTGAAAGCGTTAGATATTAAAGATGAAATCTGCCAACGTTATATACGTTGTGATGAATGCCCATTAGACAGGTTACGTCCATTTGACTCACGAACCTGTGATGAAATTAGTAAGCTTTCAAAGCGTTTGGCTTTGGCATATGTAGAATCATTATAATTATAGTGTTATGCTTTAGTATAATTATAGGAACGTTATTTACAATTTGTTAACACTTTTGGTTTAATGGTATGTTATAATATAGACAGAAAAAAGGAAAGGAATTGATAAAAATGAAATGGACAGATAATTCAATCAAAAAAGATATTCTTTTTAAAGAATTGGAAATTGGTGAGGGTTTTGAGGATAGTGATTCTTATTATATTAAAATTGGTGACGACCGCGCATTTGATGTAATCAATGATGAAAATATTGCGTTTGGTTGTGCTAGAAAAGTTACTCCGAGAGACTGCGAAATTATTTTCCATTAAGGGGGTTTTAAAAATGAGAGCGGAAGCATATCAAGTAAAATTCAGACAAACAGGCGAAACAGATGAACACAACGGAATTCTTGTCTACAATAAAAATAAACCGGAAGAAAGTATGATTATTTGTTCTTGTTGCGGTGGAGTTTTTCCAGTTGATGGAATTGACAATTATGAAAAATATCCAACATGGGTGGATTTCTCCGCCGAAATTTGAGGGCTTTTTGCCCTCTTTTTTTTATACGTAACTTTAATACATTAAAGTGCTAAATCGTGTGCCCGGGCACTTTACCACACTAAAGCGAAAAAGTCAAAAATTGATAAATCAATAAATTGATAAATTGATAAATCAATAAATTCGTACCGTCGTATAACTTTCCAGCGCGAAAGCGAACATATGTTCCGAACAAACGTTCGGTCGTGACATGAAAGCGAACAAACGTTCGAGTCAATTTCAATGCCTTGTCAAATAGTTGACATTAATTCTAATATATAGGGCGCGCTGTCAAATAAGCTGGAAGCTGCACTTTATGAATAAGCTGGAACGATGAGGGCGCGCGTATAAGCTGGAACACGTCACTCGAACATATGTTCGCCCGCTAAGCTGCAACTACAAAAATTTTAAAAAAATTCCGAAATTTGTAGAGGAACATCATATAAAAATTCACCTATAATCGTAAAGAAAAAAAAGCATCTTTTTTTAACTCTTGGATGCGTCATGGCTAAGCTGGAACACGCCATTGAAGAGAGGGCGCGCCGTCAAATTTTGAATCGAATAAGACAATCGAACATATGTTCGTTTTTATTAGAAATTTTTTCAGCCGAAATTTGAAGTCAGAATAAGCCGAAAATCAATCTCTTAACAACAAATCGAAAGAGACATTTTTGATATATTCTGAAAAGCGAGACTTGACTTCTAGCTTCACAGGAATTTGGGGCGCAAGAAACTTTTTCGCCCAAAAGAAGCCAGAGTTAATGGACGTCATTGAAGAGAGCCGCGCCGAAAATTCAAAGCAAAACCAAAACGCAACGTATACGTTCTCTCGTACAATAACGTATACGTATATATGTACATAAAATGTATACGTAAAACGTATAAGAAAATTTTTCGGTTCGCGTTCAAAAAAATGTACGGAATAACGTATACGTTCTACTTATATATAATACGTATACGTAAAAAAATTTTTTTTGCAATTTAGTTCATTTTTGCGTAGCAAAAAGAACTAAAAATCCACTTTTATATGTAAGTAAAGGTAATACATTTATTATATACGACGTTCTCGGGAACGCCCCGAAACCCGTTTTCCCCTTCTTCTACGAAAAAACGTATACATAATACGTATACGTAATACTAGTACTACGTATACGTAATACCCATAGGAAAAACGTATACGTTTTACCCAAGCACCACCCGAGCCAAGAAAAAAAACGTATACGTAATTCCCGTACAAGAAAACGTATACGTAATACGTATACATAATACGTATACGTAATACGTAGAAGAAAAATGTATACGTAATACGTATACGTATTACGTAGAAGGAAAACGTATACGTGTTACGTATACGTAATACGTATACGTAATACGTAGAAGAAAACGTATACGTAATACGTATACGAGAAAAGAGAGAAAGAACCCCTTTCTTCTCCCCTTTCTCTTTCTCCCATAACGTATACGTAATACGTATATGTAATACGTATACGTATTACGTATACGAGTGCCCTAGAAATTGGTTTGAAGACGGCGCGACTTCGATAGTTTTAGTCCATCAGCTAGAATTTAGAAGTAGCGTCGTCTTCGATTTTTTTGGAAAATTTTTACTCAAATAAAATTGATTCTTCATAAGACATGAGTAATTCTTCCAAATTAAATGGAAAATTTTCTGGAATTTTTTCTTCGATTTTTCTCCACCCGTTCAATTCTTTGTCGGTTGGTTTTACTAAACCATTCTTTACTTCCTTTATTCTTTCAAAAGTAGAGGGCGCGATGTCAAAGAAATCTTTGTATTCACCGCCATCAGCTAGAATTTTCAGCCACTCCCCAAACATCATTTGATATGACATTTCTTTTGGAGTTGGATAAAGATTATTAGAGAGTTTATGACACATACCTCTAATTGCCTTAAAAGTTCCACTTCGCGCGGACTTCGCAATTAAGTCTCGGTTTTCAACTATTTCATTAAAAACAAAATCATATCCATTCATCGCGTGTTTGTCAACACTCCAAAGAAGTTCAAGCGCATTAAAGTTTCCTTTTCTCAAATCAACAAACCATCTTCGAAAATCGATTGAAGTATCATATCCACCAAACGCATTCTTTCTTTGCTTGAATCTTGAGATTCGACCATCGATAAAATCTTTCCAATCTGGCTTTACAAGTACCTTATAATCTTTATCTGAATTTTCTGAATTAAGACGATAATTCTGAGAACCATAAAGCGCTTTAAAACATGGTTTACCAAAAGTGGTTTTATTAATTTTCATCTCGAATCCTCCTAGTCTTTTGTAATCTATTAAGATACTCGCTAAGCTTTTTCTGAAAATCTTCATCTTCTAAGATGAAGCCATCCATCCCCATCCAACTCTGAAAGTTACAAATGAGCTGCATAAAGCGCCAATCTGGGAATTCGTACCAAACCTCACGAAGCGCATTCAAACACTTATCAATTCTCTTCGGATCTCTCATTAGAATCTACTTCCACCCATTCATATTCATTTACCATGTCGCCGCAAACAGACGTGCAAATAAAATCTTCGAGATATTTATCAACTTCTTCATCAAAATACCAATCAGGAACATGAACTTCCGCTTCTCCAGAAAATTTCAACTGTACTAGCATTTTCAAATCTCCTTTTTATAAACAATAGACACATTACCATTAAAGAAACTTACATACATCGGTTTGTTAGCATCAGCGATAACAAATTTCTTTTTAAAATATTCACGATTGTCTTTGTCGAGGTCACGCCAATCTATATCGAAATTAAGCTTAAAGGAAGGAATAATATCAGTTTCATAAACCATTGTACAGTCCTCCTTACATTAAATCGTCCATCGAACTAATACCAATCGCGTCATAAATTATTTTAAGAAAATCGCTCCAGTCTTTAATAAAAGGACTTATTTTTTGAACATACGAAAGAGATGGAATATTTTTATTTAATGTATTATAATTAACGTCTCTAATAGAAGTTATAGATATTTTTGCTGCGTGCGCTCTATGATTTAAACCAACGAGAGTTTTAATGAAATGCTTTCTTGTCATTTAGTATCTACTTCCTTTCTCATTTTCTAATAATATTATACCAAATTTTTGTACGAATTTCAAATATTATTAGTTTGAATGCTGAAGGCGCGACTTCGATAAAAATTCAGATAAGGCTTCTCGAATTACCTCACTCACTTTCGCGCCATTTGTGTCACAATAGATACGCAACTCATTTTTCATTTCTTCAGTAATATTCGCGCGAATTGGATAAATATAAGCTGCTTTCACTTTTCATCTCTCCCACTTTCAATACTATCATAAAAATAAGCACCGGCTAAAATTCCCCAACCAATTGCTTGCAACCAATTAGGACAATTTCTAAGGATGTACTCAACGCTGCCTGCCGCAGCAAGATATAACAAAGTTCTTCGACCCCAATTCCATCTTTCCATTTTATTCCACCTCGTCATATTCTGTTATGATTTCCAGATTACCTGCGCGATCAACTAAGTCCCTTCGATGGTAAAGATCGGCGCAACCAAGTCTTACTTCATCATTGTCTACCTTTTCCAAAAACTCATTTGCATTCATGGCGCGATACCGTGGCTTTCCGTTTTCTCTCCAAAAAATACCAATACCGGCTTCGTATTTAGTAATCCTCACGTTTTCCCAATTTCCATCAAGAAGCATCCAATTACCATAAACAATACATAAATCTTTTATTGCTCTTTCAAAGCGACTTTTCATTTTTAACCTCTCTATTTGACATTGCTACAAAAATTTCGGCTAGTTGTTTTAACTCGGCACGGTTTAAGATTACATCGTGATTTATATAATCTTTACCACGAATAATTGACCAAATCATCTTCAATTTTTGGCGAAGTCGGCGCGACTTCGATTCAGCTAAGAATTTTGATGTAATACAAGAGCTAAAACAATAAAGATCTTCTTCTTGAGAAAGTTGGAATGAATATCCATCACCACAGCCGCAATTACAAGATATAATCACGCCAGTGTTATCTTTAGAAGTGTATATCATAACAATCCTCCTTAATAGCTATCATAGAAATGGCACATTACGTCTGAATGTTTGTCCATATACGTTTTCAACCAAATTAAATTTATAATACTCTGCTGAATATTATCGTGAGCCTCTTCAAACTCCCAGATAGAGTCTGCGTTTTCGTCGTAATATGCTTCGTTAAGGTACTTCATGAGTATTTTTACGATTGGCAATAAGTCGTCTTCTTCGACAGGAATTTCATACTCCTGGTCTGAAGAATGCAGCAATCTAAGAATCTCATTGCGGATTCCCCAGCATTTTCTGAAATACACAATGTCTTGAGCTTCGTCTTTATCGTCCCATCCCCAAGGCAATTTTACCCAAAGTGGGATTTCTTCGTGTTTGATGTTTGTAATGCGAAAAGAATTATCAAGTCCCATTAATTATTCATCCTTTCAATATAACATTCAGGAACAAAATCCGTAGTGGTACTCCACATTTCGGACAGAAGGCGTAGATACTATCGCATTTGAATTTTTCATACTTCCATGTCATTTTCCTGCTCCCACTCCTTTTTAAAACGAGAATAGACAGCCGCACACCTCGGACACAAAACTTCTTTTCCAAGTTTGCTCCAGTCCTTAGGCAATCGTTTTACGACTCTATTGAAAAGAACATAACTCTCTGGTTCTAACTCCGCTTTTCTACAATGATCACAAATATAAACCCATCTCTTAACTCTCATTAGTAACTCCCATAGATTTCTTTGCAAGACATTTAATAATTTTATCTTGGTAATTAATCTTTTTCTCCAAATCTCTAACTTGATCTTCGAGAGGCTTCACTAATTCTAAATACCAATCTTTGTCATCAATCAGGGCGTCGCTTCTTTCCATGTCGTCTAAAAGAGAAAGAAGAACCTTATCTGTTATTAGGACTTTTTCTTTTGAAGAAGAACAAATATTTTTTACGGCTTCTCTCATTAAAAATATATCAAGTTTAGTCATCTTTATCCTCCAAAACCCAAATTTGTCCTCGGTTATCTATGATTTTATAATTATCAGTTACTTCTTTAAATGTAGTGGTATCTGAAATCTTTACCTCGTATTTGTAACGACCAGTCGGCGCGCCAGGTATAGCTGCATTTAATAACAACCAAACAAAGCAGCCAATAACTCCAATGAAAGCTGTCCACATACAAACTGTACTGATTTTATCTCTAATTGATCCCAATGGCGCGAAGCCAAAAATAAAACCAAGAGTGCAAATGAAAGCAAATACCATCACAACTGATAAAATTATATGATTATCCCAAAGAGAGCCATTAATAGGAGTTTTTGTAAGAATTTCCATCTTTATTTATCCTCCAATACCCAAATTTTTCAAAATTGGTGTTATTTCAATAATTTCCATAAACTTCTTTAAACTCCTTTTCAAACTCTTTTTTAGCTTCTTCCGCGACTTCTCTTGAGTTAAAATAAATAACACCCATTTGACGTAATGCATTCACGAAAGAAACCATGACTCCTCTTCTTTTTGAGTCGAAACCTAAGTACCACTTTTGAGTATCTTCATTGTTCCAGTCAATTTTATCACCACCATGTGTCAAGGAGAAGCGCCACATTTTTCTAAGAAGAGTTTCTTCTGCGGCTCGCTTTTTTAGAAGTTCTTTATTAGCGCAATAATTACCAATTTTATATAGGTCATTATCAAAAGTAGTACTCATTTCGATATCTTCATGTACTTTTCCGTCTTGTCCTATGTAGTAGTAACAATTACGGTCTGCCTGTCGTTCAAAATAATTATCATCCTTATCATCCTTGTCCAGACTGCTATTAGCATGATTTTTAATTAAATCAATCAATTCTTTATCTGGTTCGTATTCAACACCATCAACATAAATAAAATCAGTCATTTTCTTCCTCCAAATCTGGAAAATCAATAATTGCCCATGCAGACGGCGCGACCCCATAAACTTTATCTATTGGGAAATGGGAGAAAGAAACATTGTCAGTCCAAACATCGCTCTCTTTATTGTAAAGATATTGTTCTACCCATTTATAATCATCTTTCTTCATCGCACAAAAATAGAGACCGTTTTTATCTGGTTTTTCTTCAGGATATTTTCTCCATCGAATCAAGCTTTCATTTTTTGCTTCTTTTTCTTCTTTTTTTTCTTCTTGAAGTCTCTTAAAAAGATTTACAAGTTCATCTGCGTTGTCTTTTACATTTTGAAAAAGTCGAATAATTTCACTATAATCACTCATTGTCCATAACCTCCTCTGCCCAAAGAATTGGAAGAACTGTCTCTCCATTTAGTGTCCAAACATTATCTAATGTAGAGTAGAAGCAATATTCCAATCTTTCATCTTCTCCAATCTTTATATCTGCAAAATATCTGCCATCTTTCTCAGGTTTCTTATCAAGCTGATGCCAAATAATCATTTTATTCCTCCGCATAATCCATTAAGGCATTCGTAATATTAGGAATTAAATTAAAACAAGTGTCAGAACCGCGCTGCCCACACTTCTCACAGTTTCTATCATCTTCAGCTTCAATACACAACCTGAAACAATGCTTCAAGTCTTCAATAGCATCTTTTTCTCTATCATATTTATCACTTAATGAAAGAAAATTACTGTAGCCTTCAAGAAGGTGAAAAACTTCATGGATTACAAAACTCTTACATCTTTCTTTATTTGGATCAATTTCTCTTAATGGACAAACATTACATCTTCGATTTCGGCACCAATAAAAAGCAAAAGCAATATCTTTTGTATCAAATTTACCAGTTATTCTTCCCATAATCTTCTCCAATCTTTAAAAGAACTCGTTCAACTTCTAAGTTCAAAAGAGTGCATTTTTCTGGATTATCATAGCCCCATAAACAACTGACGCAATTCGTTTGATCACATAGGTTGCATATAACGAAACCATTTAAAAGTTCTTGAATATATTTGGATTCTTCTTTTCGCTTTTTCATACGCAGAAAACTAAAATATTCAGTAAGTTGATCTACAATGAGTTCTAAAATCTCTTTATTGCAATCAATAATCTTTTTTCTTTCACAGTTGTCACAATTTCCATTGTCACATTCTTTTAACATCCGCGCGAGATCTTCCCTTGTATATTTTGACTCTGCTTTTCTACAAGTGTAGTATGGTTTAACAATACCCTTCTCAGCAATCGCGCACTCACCGTAGCAATCAGAAAACATTAGATATTTACAATTTTGACAAGTAATCATTCATCTTCTCCTTTTACCACTTTAATCTTAATATCATCATAGGTATAATACGCGCCCTCATCAAGGGCCATGTCATAGATTTCATCCATAGTGGTGCTCTCAGGAACAACAAAAGAAATCGATTTTACAAAGTCAACATAAACTGCCTTTACCTTTTCCATTTAGTAATCCTCCACCTCGATTTCTATATCGCTATAATCCATAGGAGCTTCCTCTTCTGCCAATTCTTTAATATCTTCATAAGAAGTAGCATCTGAAACTGTAAAATCTTTTATAACTGTATACGTAACAAAAACCTGTTTCATATTATCTATTCCTTTCCTTATTTTCTATAATAATTATACCAAATTTTTGTACTTTTTTCAAACTTTGAATAGTTATCAGATATGAAAAAAGAGAGCTTATAGCTCTCCTATTTCATCTTTTTTTATTCGCATTTTTGTATATGGCGCGATCCAGATTTAGGTGACCATTATTATCTTCACCTTATAGCCAAGTTCTTTCTCGATTACACGAGAGCATCATCGTTACTCCACCTCTCCAGTAATTAACTTACTGCAAGGCAAACTCTCAATCCAATTACAGAAGTCGCGCCATTCGTTAAGCTTATGGTTCTTACGAGACTTATACATATTTGCAAGAACTTCATAGTTTAGGAAAACTGTTCGACGCTGGTTGTAAGAACTCGGCAAGAGCTGGATCATCTGCCACCAATATTTTTTATCTTTGGTTTCGAGATATTTGTCGCGATACTGATTCAACGCAAATACCACATCCTCGAGAATATTCAGAGGTGTACTCCGACATTCAGTACCGGCTTCAATGTTCTCAGACCAACATTCATTAATATCGTTGATGAGATGTTCACAGCTAAAATCCTCTATTGTAAATTCTTTCGCCGCAATCTTGTGCATAGTCGAGCAAGAATTTGTAACAGTGCCAATTTTGTAAGTCGAGAATTCTTTTTCAAAATAGAGAGGACATGTAATGTCGACATAAACCGGAATCATTCTCAAAAACTTACGATGATCTGTACCAGCCGCGCGCAGTCGCTTCATTAAATCAAAATCATTATCACCAATCGCGTAGAAATTTCCCTCATTATCCCAATTTACAATTCTATTTTCATCATCATCAATATTTGGCAAATTCCAACCACTATCACTTCTTTCCCAAGAATTAAGTGGATTTCTCATGCCTCTAATAACTGCTTCCCACTGATCTACAGATGGCAGTACAACATTATCGATTTTAATCATCTTTATATTTTCTCTCCTTACTCTCTTTAATAGACCCCGCGGCGACTAGAGCCATAGTAAAAGCTCCAAAGGTCGCTCCAATAAAAAGACCAATCAAAAAACTAATCATCTTCTTCCTCCTCAAAACCATCGTATGTAGCTACAATATCATACAATGTTTGCGCCAAAGTTTTTCTGTCTAAAGTAACACCGACTCTTTCAAAATAATGAAGCTGATCATTTATAGTATCTTCATAGGCCTCAATATAGTCCTCAACTCTCCAATCACCATCAATAATTTTCTTTAAATAGTTTAAAAGACAACGACCTTTTGCTGTCAGCATATATTTTTTCATTCATGATACTCCCATTCAAGGCTACCGCCGCACATTTCTTCATCTTTATAATCAAATTGAATTACATAAATTTCTAGACCAGGCTCATCACAATAGAACTTACACACATACCCATTCTTCACAAGAATACGCATAAACTTTGAAATGTCATCAAACATTTGACGGCGCGCGTCCTCTATTTCAAGGTACTTATTTTTATAACTATCAAGGCTAAAACAAATACTATTTGGCTTCATATTAATCCTCACTTTCTAAAATCCAATAAACATTTTGATTCTTTTCATTCTTGGATACACCAATTTTTCCCTTTTTATCAAGGGAACGAAGCGCACCTCCGACTTGAGTTGGACTAATTGAAATTCCAAATTTACGCATCGCCGCGGTTGAAATGGATTTAGAGGTCATACAACTTCTTTCGCTAAGAATTGCTTCAACAATTTCGAGATTAGTCATTTCCCTTTAGTTCCTCATCCTTAAGAATATATATATCTCTATCATAATCCTCTTCAAAAGTGAAAGTTACTTCATCAACCCCTTTCCCAAAATAGCGTTCAATCTCATCAATTCCTTCTTTGACATCGCGCACAAGTCCAGTTGCCCTATATACTTTATCGTCAACTTCCTCATAATAAAGAACAGAAAATTTAACCATATCTTAAGTACCTCTTTTCCTTTTTTCTATAATAATTATATCAAAATTTTATGTAAAAATCAATTAATTTCTTATTCAAATTTTTTTATATTCTTATTAAAACAATCCCACTTAATTTATGAGAGAATTACTAAGGAGGGAGCCTTATGTTGTTATATGACGGTCGTTCCTATGCTTTTCAATGGGATTTAAATATCTCAGTTGTTGTCCCAAAAGCAATGGAAGGACAAGATATTGAATTTTCTTTCTCCAAAGACGAAAACGCTGTCACAACAAAGGCTTATGTAAAAAATGATCTGATAGTTGCTGATATTCCTAATTATCTTTTAAAAAGAACTGGTTTTTTAAATGTGTATCATATATTAGAAGATGAAAAAGGGAATAGAACAATTTGGCAAGGACAATTAAGAATTCTTAAAAAAAGAAAATTGATGACCTTGACAATACAGTTGCTACAGCAGTTGGTGCAGCTGTGGCTGACATCGTAATAGATGGCGGTACTTGGTGATATAAAAAAGGACTCGTAGAAGATAATCTACGAGTCTTTTATTATAATTATGTTTCTTCTTTTGGAAATAAAACTTTTTCCCAATAGCTCATGTTTAACTTTTCAAAGAATTTATCTTCTTTTTCATTTATACACGCATATAAATAGTCCTTCAAAATACTAGTATAATTAGAACCAATATAAAGTGCTTTCTCTTTTTTTGTAGTAAAACTTTTTAGCTGTTCTGCCGCGGCTCTACATTCTTTTTTTATATTCTCAATCTTTTGCTTAATCTCTAAAGCCCTATCCTTATATTCTTCTGCATAAACCAAAAATTCATCAAGCTCTCCAGAAAGAACGATTTTCAAAAGACGCTTATTCGTAATGCAATTATTGTTGCGTGAATAATGAGCAAGAACGTAGGCAGGAGATTTTACTTTAATTCGATGGCATCTTTCATCACAAACAACATACCCCTCTTCATCCCAAGGCAAATTTTCAACAGCTCTTATTAGTTCATCGAAATTGGCTTTATAAAGTTTTGGTAAATCTACAAGTTCCTTCACACTATCACGAGTTTTCCAAAAAGGAAATTCAACATCAAAACAGCGTTCTCTTTTTGATAAAAAGAAAATTTGATAATCTTTATAAGGAATTACAATACGATTCTCGGGAGAGCAGAGTTCAAATAGATAAGTGTTAGATTTAGATAAATGATCTGTAAATTCTTCAAAATTCTCGAAGCCATAATTATGAAGCGCTCTTTCAAAAATTTCTCCAAAACTGTGTATATCATTTGCTGGAGTTATAAAAGCATCAATAGAACCATTAGTAGAAAGATGCCATTTTCCTTCCCACCACCAAACTTTCATTAAAGAGCCGTCTTCTTTTTCAGAAATAGTCGCAGTTCTCCAATTAATTTTTACAGCATTTGGTTCTCCAAAATTAAAGAACTTATCGAAAGGGTGGCAAGCTATCTTCCAAGTATATTCATCTGGATGAAATAGGATAAGGCCACGACACACCTGAACAAAACCATTGGAAAGATCAGAATTAATCTGATCATATTTAAATAATACGAACTCACCCTCTTTCTGAATTTTAAGATTATATGGCGCGGAAGTCAAAAATTCTTCCCAATCAGAATGCGCATGAAGAAAATCCAAAAAAGCATCAATTTTTCTCATTTTTAACTCCTTCTTCATTTAAACATCTTTTACAGAGCATTTTTTCTTCTTTTTTAAGAGGTAATCCGCACATGGCACAAAATTGTTTTGAAAGCATTGAATATTTATGAATTACATTTTCTACTTCGGAAGAATATCTGTCAAAATAAATTACAAGTTCTCCCCATTTTTCTTTTATTTGGAGACAATGAAAATTACTAACGTACTTACCCATCGCCGTGCGAAGGTCTTTTAACATTTCTTCACCAAAAGCATAAAGCCAACCAACTGGCATCTCATATAATAGATTATAATTTTCAGAAGCCGAATCAATCATGAAAGGATATTCTTTTTTGAGTCTATTGACGCCAAACTTACCATCATTTTCAAAAATTGAGAAATCATATTCACGCATAATACCATTCTCCTTCCTGATTTACAAGAGCAATATGATGAGCACTATTATTATCGTTAAAAAGTTCTACTCCATAGTTGAAGGCGCGACCCTCTTCAAAAATTTCCTCACCCATAAGAAAATCCCAGAGAAGATCTTTTGCTGCTCTTTCGTCTTTTGCTCTTACACAAAAACTCTCACAAACTTCAGTCCCAGGAAATTTGTAAAACATAAAATATTCTTTCATTATATTGGCTCCTTTTCTCTTTTCTATAAATATTATATCAAAAAAACAAAGAAAAATCAATCCTCAATTTTTCCAGTGACGTCGCAGTAATGAAGCTCCATCAAGTCTTTTCTAGAATCTGGGAAATACCTCTTAATCTTTTCTTCGTTCTTTACGCCAGAAAAGAAGGGGAGCATATGACATTGGATTAGATAAAGAACCTCAAGTGCGGTTGCTTTTTCCTCGGCTCCATTACTAGCCATATCATAAAATTCTTTTGAAGTTAACCAAAGATAAGCTGAAACTTTTTCATGACTGTAATAGTGCGCGACACCGTTCTTAAACTCTTTTGTAAAAAATTTACCTAAGTCATGGTATCTTGCCGCAAGTCGAATAGCTTCTTTTTTATCGATAGCGCGCATTTCTACAAGTTTGAAATGCTGTTTAATTGTCTCTTTATGAAAAGGAGTATCATGTGGTTGATCTTCCATTTGATAATACCTTTCGATCGAATATAAATCAGAATAACAATCTCTATGAGTAATTATCCAATCCCAGCCTTCGTTGCGACATGGCATTTCAAAAGATTTCATCTGCTTCATAATTACGCCTTCCCCAACTGTTCTTTCTCTTTTTGAGTCTCTTTCAATACAAGTTTCAAATGGAATACACATTACACAACAGATTTTTTCACAATCGATTTTTTGTTGTTCAAGTTGAAGGAGAAAATGAAGTCTATCTTTTTGCTTTAAATTGGTAGCATCGTATATACAATTCTTTCCATCTTTTAAAGCACTAAAAATTCTTTTATAAAGAATGTTAAAGACTTTTTGAGGTTTGCCTTGTATACTTTCATCTCCATAAAGTTCTTCTCTAATTTTATCAGAAGAAAAAAACTCAATCGGCTTCACTTGTTCTGCAATACTTTTTGAAAATGTACTTTTTCCAGAACCACTAAGTCCTACCAAAAAAAATAACCGAGGTTTATTCATATTGTTTACTCCTTTCTAAAACAACTAAATGGCTACATCTTTTTCCGTCTTTACAGCCTTTCCGCTTTGGATTTGTACATTTTTCATGGACTTTTTTTCTATTAATATTTGCACAATGAAGCAAACAATAAGCGTATTCAGTACGTTTAATCCACAAGTAGAAATCACCTCAAATTCCAGAAAAATCAATCAGTTTTGGCATACCTTTTTCATCATACCCAAAATTTCCACTGTGGAAATCGTTAATTTCTTCTTCTGTACAAAACTGCGCGACTTCCTTAATCTTATCTTCAGAATAAAAATCAGAAAATACCGCATTTAAACTATCGAACGCTTCAAAGTCGTCAATAGTAGAGTGGATATAATCATCACGATCATATTCATCTTCAAAATCTTGAGAGCAGCTAAAATTCTCTTCTGCATAAGAATAAAGCTTATCATCGATTTCCTGTCTTTTAATTGTCATTCTTTTTTGAATATAAACAGGAATGTCAAAAAATCTATCAACAAAGTAAGTTTCTGCAAAGAACTCATCCAAATGGACTCTGCGTGCGGCTTCATAATTTTTTGCTTCAAGTTCGCAAAAATTCTGTCTCATTCTGCCATCAAGTCGCGGCACTTTAATAACCCAATCACTATACTCGTCAAAATCAACCATAATTTTTGAAAGGCCGAAGTCGATTGTATATCCTGTGTCTTCTGCGATTTCATCTAAGCCTTCAACAAAATTTTTACTCCTATAATAAACTAAATCTTCAAAATTACTATCACAAAGGTTCTGCATAACTTCCAAAATGATTTTTTTATCGATGTTCATTCTGCTCAACCTTCTTTCTTTTTTCTATAATAATTATATCAAAATTTTGTACAAAAATCAAATTATAAATATTCTTTTACCAGCGACTTAAAGGAAGCTAAAAAATGCACACTAATTTTTGTTTTTTTTAGTGCGACTTCTCTTTGATGTTGCCATGCCGCATAACCCGTTGATTCTGGGCCTGGTTTCTTCCATAAAATTCCAGGTGTACTATAAGAAGCACTAATTATAGAAGCTGGATTCCTTTCGGCTTGTTCAATAGCGCGACCATAAATATTTAAAAGGAAAGAAAGGGGAATCATAACTCCATTCAAATTAAAAATATGAATACCATTTACTCCATGTGTCATATCTCTACCTATTGTGTTAAAATCATCAAAGAGGAGATATGCGAAGTCGCGCGCGATTGCATCATTAATCGTTCCTCTCAAATTACTATTCGCGCCAACTGCACCGCTAGCAGTATTAAGCATAACACCAATAAAGGTTCTCATATTCTTGTTCACTTTATCCATAATACTCATATATTGTAGCGCCGACATACCAGAAGTACCACTAAAACCGCGACGACGTGTAAAATTATCAGTTAAAGAGTAGTTTTTATCAGAACTATAAATTATATAGCTATCATTAATTTTACTTAATTTCTCTCCCAAATCATCAAGAAGTTTAATATTCTTTTCCCTTGTGCCAGTTTCACCTTCTTCTAATGCTTCTTCTAGAATACTTGCGTCAAATCCAATGGCTACATAGTTATCTGCTTTCATGTGTTTTTCACCGGTTGCATTGGCTGAAACAACATGAAAATTATTGCCTTTAACCTGAGAACCAATAATAGATAAAATACTTTCTTCGATTGCTTCTAATGAGAGGCCACCGCGCGCATTTACATTTTTCTCAACTACATTTTTCACAACATCATTGAACTTATCTGGAATTTTTCTTTTCTTTTTATCTATTGTTTGTAAAATACTTTTTTTTAAATCATCAATATGATAAATATCTCTTAATCTTTTTTCTAATTGAGAACGTTGCCCGATCTTGGTCAAAGCTTGAAGAAGTTCTGTATAAGCTTTTTTTTCGTTTGCATCAACTTTGTCACTTAATTTATTTGTCATCATATCATCGATTGCAAGACTAATAACATTTTCAATTCCAGCCTCAAGAACTGGAGCACAAGCATTAACAAATTTTTGATTACGAGGACAATTTTCCATTGCAGAAATTAGTTGTCTATAAATGGTTGGAAATTCTTTATTCCAAGCTGTTGAAAAATAGCTACCAAACCAACTAATAACGCTCTTTTTCGCTTCGTTTTCTTTAATTAGTTGAATATTGGCATCATAAACTTTTTTTAAATTCAAACAATTATTCAGAGTATCAATAAAATTTTTTATAGAATCTTTTTTGTTATAGTCAATCTCTCCAATATTAACGCCAAAAATTTTCTGTAAAACTCTTTTTTCTTTATCCTCTTCTGCGCGAGCAAGTTGAAAAAAATATTCTGATTGTCTATTTCTTTCGTCTAAATCATTTTTTTGAAAGGTTAAATCACTTTTTGCTGTATTGTAAAGTTCTTCTTGTCCTTCATCTTTCAACCTTTCATAGAAAACTAACATTGAACTAATTGATTTAGAACGAGTATATTTGTATTGATATGCCATAGTTCACCACCTAATAAAAAAGGGAGTCGGCGCCGACTCCCAAAATATATATAAACAGAGAACCAATCTCTGATTTTTTAATCAAGCCGATCAGCTAATGCCGCAACTTTACCACGCTCTGATTTTTCAAGTCTTACATACCCAAATTCTGGGACACCTTTTAATCTCTCAATCATTAATTCCAGACCGTGAGACTTTTCAAAGACATCTTTATCTCTCTGTTTTGTATCACCCTCAATCCAAAGTTGAGAATTTTCATCAACGCGCCCCATTAGAAGTTGAATATGCTCTTTCGTAAGATTTTCTGCTTCAGTTGAGTAGATAATTGAATTGCGGAAACTTCTACCTCTCAACATATTAAGAGGAACAACTTCAAAGCTACCCTTATCAATAAGAGTCTTTAAGCCGTCAATACCACCTACATGGTCAGCAAATGGCATTGCCCAATCAATTAGCTTCTCAAGCAACGTTCCTGGAAGTGATCCTAGAGGTTCTGTATTACGAACTGAAATATTATTACGAACGTAAATAATCTTATCAAATTTTCCCTGTTCAATCTTTTGAAGCATACCTGCTACCATAATTAAGGTTTTACCGCATCCAAACTTTGACGTTAAAACTTTAATTGGAATATTATCGTTATTGATAAGATCAAAAGCACAATATTGTTCTGGGTTGCGCGGCTTCAAAAGTCCCATAAAATTACTTTCAATAACAGGGTAACTGACTTTCACTAAAGTTTCATTTCGTTTTACATAAGTTTCTAATGGCTCATTAAAAGCATTTCTAATATTTAGATATTGATTTTCTACTAAATCATCAGAATTAATTTGGTTCTGATAAAACTGCGCGAGCATTTCATCGCTCAAACAAACATCTTTAATTCCAGTATAATCAATCATTTAGTTACCAACTCCTCATCTCCAATAATTTCAAAAATGGAAGTAATAATTTTGTCATACACGCCATGTTTTACGCAGTCTTCAGCAGAAACATACCAGTCGCCATTCATGTTCTTCTCAACTTCCTCTTTTGTAAACTTAGTTTTCTTTAAAATTACATCAGAAAGTTCAGCAACTTGCTTCTCATATTCATCCATAAAAGCAGCAACTTCTGAAAAAGAACCAGAAATACCATCGCAAGAACCTTTATGAAAAAGAACATTAGAACTTTTAAGACCAAATCTTTTATGGCAAGAAAGAAGAATTAAGCCTGCCGCACTATATGCGTTACCAAGATTAATACCATAGACAGGAGTTATAGACAATTCAATTAAATCAGAAAGAACTCTAAAAATGTCTAAATCTCCACCAGGTGAGTGGATAAGAAGCTTGATTGGCTTTCTCTTTTCGACTGGAATATTACTATCCTCTCTATTCCACTTCAAGATATAATGCGCGAGGTTCAAAGAATAATTATTAATTTCATCAGAAACCCAGAAAATCCTTTCCTCTAAGTCGGTATAAAAAGAAAGAAGACTATCATCTGGAAGAGAATAATTAGCTGAATCTGGAATGGCTAGAGTTGGTAGTAGAATTTGTTCATTTTTTTTCATTTTTATTTCCTATTCCCTAAGTAAAATTTTTTAGACTTTTCTTTAAAAAAATAAGCGGGACAGAATGTTCCCGCTATAATTTAAAACTTAAAAAGTAGATCAAAAGGATTCTTTGAGGAAGTCTTAAAAGTATAAGTGCCATACTTATCACAATATTCCTCAAGTGCCTTCTTGTACTTATCATAAGCTGCAAGATATGCCTCTCTTAGCTCTTTAATGTGCTGTTTTGCTTCTTCTTGTCTCTTTTCCTTTGAAGAGAATTCCTCTTCTGCTGCAAGACAATCAGCTTCAGTATCATAAAACTTATCGGTTTTTTCACTGTAGTATCTCATAAGTAATTCCTCCTTAAACGCGATACTTATTTACAAAACTTGGGATACAACCATCGTTAGAAAGATTTACGAGGTAAGTATCTTCATAATCGGTTGTCATATAAATAACACCAAGAAGAGATCGGGCATCCGCGCGCAGTGTACCATCGAAATTTTCAATTACATACTTATCAGTTGTTCCATCGCTATTGAGATTTCTAACAAAATCCTCAATTTCTCTCGTCTTCTCAAGACGAATATGTGTTCTTGTGTATGCCATTCTATCATTTTCCTTTCAAATATATTTCTACTGGTCGAAAATGTACGATTTGAACGTCTCTTCCGCTTCCCAAAAGCGGCGTGCTACCATTACACCACATTCTCGTTATTTGGAGGCTCCAGTCAGACTTGAACTGACGACTCTACGCTTAACAGACGCATGTTCTACCAACTGAACTATAGAGCCATAAAGCCAGCTTGTAACTAATAGGTGCTGGCCAACCCACCAAACATCTTTTTAGAGAGAAGATGTAGCTCTACCATTTCTTACCTAGAGATGATTCCCTGTCCGTCTCTAACCTTAACGTGAGAATTAGTCTTTTTCGCAAAAACTAATAAAACGCTAGTTTACTTTTCAAACTAGAAACGCCAGCCTCGGAAAATTGATTATATCCATGGTTCACAATTCTCGTCAACTTCTTACCCAACTCTCATTAACGCCACGGTAAGCTGACCCTCTTTTAGGATTCGGGTGTTTTTTGTCCACTGAGAGTAATCTATATTTCCGATTGTTTCGTCCACAGGAAATATAGAAATGCAAACGCCGATTTGGACTAATCGGAACTCCTCTGCGTTTTACGGGGTTGGAACCGTCGTTTTCGTTACTGTTTGATAAACGCCCGCATTAGTTTGAGAGAAGACTTGAAAGGAACTAGAAAGATGATCTTCTCTCACGTTTCTATAAATATTATATCAAAATTTTAGAAGAAATACAAATTTTATTATTGTTAGCTATTACCAACTAACATAAACATCAAGCGTCCCATAATCAGGTCCACTATCGTACACACAACCAGACTTACCAAATGGAGTATCAACAACTGTACCCCATCCAAGTTCACTTGATGCTAGACAGATATATCCATTTTCATCACAGACATACCCGTTCTCGTCTACATAACGACCAGGAATTTGAAGTCCTCCACCAGGAAGAACTTTCTCTGAATACCAAGTCCATCGATAACCTCCCCAATAAATTACTCCATTAAACATTAAATCATTCGCGCTATAATAGCTTGAGTAGTCATATGAAGGAGCTTCTTCAACTACTGGTTCAGGCGTTGGTTCAGGAGTCGGCGCGACTGTTGGTTCCGGAGTTGGAACTGGAGTGGGTGTCGGTGAAGGCGTGGGAGAAGGAGTAGGAGATGCAGTCGGTGTTGGTTTTTGTGTCGGTGTTGGAACCACCATTTCATCTAATAAAATTTCTACTTCTTCAGCAGCTTTTTCATTAGCTATAAATAGTTCATCCGCATTTTGAGTACCTGCACTAACACATCCGCTAATCCAAATCATGGGAAGTAAAATTCCCAAAATTACTAATCTTTTCATTTTAAATTCCTCCTTTGTTAAGGTAGGCGGCTGGTACTCGTAGAGAGACTTGAACTCTCGACTCCGTGGTTAAAGCCACATGTTCTACCACTGAACTACACTAGTATATATAGCCGACCTTATCGAACATTGGAGCATACTTTTTAATTCTATTGTGAATTAAAACTCCCATTAATTTTTCATTTCCATTTTCTTCTACAATATAAATTTGAGCACTATCTGTCGTAAAGGAACCTTTCCCTTTAGGAAAAGTAAGCTTCTTCGCGCAAGCCTCAATTCTTTTCATATCGATTGTGTTCAAAACAACACGGCGCGAACCTCCAATAACTACAAAAATAGGCATACCATTTTCAAGTTTTGGAGTTATTTCTTTAATCTTTCCATGCCATTTCATCGTATATTCTTCGTGAATATCCGTTATAATGAGATGCGTTTTGACTCTAACTTCTGTCATAATTGACTCCCAAATGAATTGAAAAAATCAAGAATATTATTATCGACTTCGCGCGCCTCTACATCCTCACTTCTTGGAGCTGGCTTAGATTTGTGACCTGGACTTTGTTCTTTCCAACATTCTAGAAAGTGTTTTCTGATGTAGCTTTCACTCGAAAAAGTTCGATGGCACATAGGACAAACATACATTGGAAATCCTTCTTTCTTAATTTCTATATTTATTATATCAAATATAGTAAAAATTTTCAAACTTGGCGGCGGATACTGGTGCTGCCCCAGTGCTATTAGTGTCAAAGACTAATGTACTACTGTTATACGAATCCGCTGCATAAACCGCCTTCGAATGGGACAAGGACGGTCTAAGAAACTCCTTCTACACATGGCAGATGAGCTAAACGCAAGCTTCAATCCTTTCATCGACAACTCTCTGGTCACTGCTTGCCTAGATATGCGCTCTTTTATCGAAGAGTGAGAACCAATTTTTTACTTTCCTTTATAGTGTCGATACCAATAACGATATTCTTCTTTTAAAGATTTAATTTTATTCACAGAAAGATACAAATTTATTCTCTGAATAGATTCCAAATATTCTTTCCACGAATATCTAAAGTAGTAATCACATATGTCCCATGAATCGTAGATTTTCTTATATTGCGCACCTCGGCAAGGATCATCAAGACGGTATTTTAAATATCTGCGCACGGCTTTTGATGCTCTGCGCTTTTTCCATTTTCCTTTCTTGTCTCCGCACCACAGTGTTTTCTTATAACTTCTACTCATATTTCTAAGCCTCCTTTTAAGACTTAGAATGCGTGCATGTCATTTTTCATGAAACTTCCTCCTGCTCATTATCCAATACAATAACAAATCGGTAGAATTTAGTTTATTGGCAGTGGCAAAATGAATTGAACCTATATCTACAATTTTGGAGACTGCTGTTTTTTCGTTAAACTATCCCCCTTTATTTGTATCGGGAATGGTTTTTGCACCCGATTATAGCAGCTTCTCTGCCTTACTTGTACTTATATTGCGACAAGTTTGCATATATGCTCTTTTTATCAATTTCGCGCCATCTAGATAGTCGACATACTAGATAGGTAGCAGGATGCATACTTCCTTCCTGGAGCGAATAGCGGGACTCGAACCCGTAACCCGACTTTGGAAGAGTCGGATGTTACCATTACACTATATCCGCTTGAATCGGTTTTAACTTATAAAAGACCGAAAACTTTTAGATTAGTCGCCTTCATCCCATAAGGATGTCCAATATAGTCTAATCGTAATATTGGCTTTTGAATAGGATTTCAAACCCGCAGGTTACTGAAATACAATTACTACCGCGCCCATATGGGCGTTGGTCTTCAAGGGTAGAATCGAACTACCATTAATCAGTTATAAGCTGACCCTTCTAACCATTGAAGTACTCGAAGAAATGGAGGTTCAGATCAGATTCGAACTGATAATCTACACTTTACAAGAGTGTTGCATCACCAATTATGCTACTGAACCAAATATCAATAAGCTGAGAACTTGACTTATCACAGTGCCATCTACTATAGTTGGATATAGCTATTCACACAACCGATTAAGTTGTAGACACCAATACCACCAGTTTTGTAACTACTGGCAAAATCTTACTCTGGAGAATTATAGATTTCCGTTCAGCACATCGTCCCTTGCGAGGTTCAGAGATTGCGGTCTCTTACGGTTGCACATACTAGTACTTTCTCACGCTTTGTCTTGCGAACTCGGCGCGCGTTCATATTTCAGAACGATAGGGTATTTTGCTTCTCCAAAGTCGTACACACTTTTGCTTTATTTTTCTATTTAACACAATGGCAAAATTTGTGTGTATCTTGGATGCTCAATGAACGACGAGGTGTACGTTTGGCCATTCGTACCTTTTGAGTACGACCCAGCCATCGCCATTCTGCTCGCTTTGTTATCAGCTAACTTTCGTTCATTCTTCCTATCTTTCGATTTAAGAAAGAAATCGAAATCAATAAAGCACTAAACCTAACAAGATTCGCACCTTATAGCACTTTCGTAACCACTTATTTCTAAGTTAGTATAGGACTTTTTACATAATCCCTTCCAGACCATTGAATTAGCAGTTGCCCTCATCTTTAGGTTTGGATTAACGAATAGTGGCTTTCCATTAAATCGCAAATTTCTTCGCGGTCGCGCAGTCATAAGAGCAATTAACTGCGCTTTATACGTATCGCTACGCTTATTTAAGGACTTGAAGCCAGCCCACTGTTAAAGGTTCGCATTATAGTAGCGAAGCACTATTAAAGAGGAGAGTTGGAATCGAACCAACATTCAGAGTTTTCTTCCTCTGGTGCTACCAATTACACCATCTCCTCATAAATAGGCAGCTTAACGCACCGCCCTGAATCGGAAATCGATTGCGTCTTCCAGACTTACGCGTTTAGACCGCACTTAGACGTTAATCAAGTTACTGGAATATACAGCTAAAACTATAAATGGTGCTGGATATCGGACTTGAACCGATATGGTGTCTCCACCAGAGGATTTTTGGCGCCGAGTGTAAGTTCTGCCCTTACAAGATAAACCACTATGGAACTCAACAAGTCCTCTGCGTATACCATTTTCGCCAATCCAGCATAGATGACCTTTTCAGAAGAAAAGGTCAGCATATCTGTCTCACTCGCTTTACCGCGCAAATTTCTTCATTAAAGGTTATAAATATTATATCAAAAATTTAAACGAAAGTCAAATTTTTAAATCTTCTTTTCCAACGCGCGAAGCTGTCGCCGCAACTTCTTAATAATTTTCTCGTTCGCTACCGGATCTCTTTCCTTCAGAAGATTAATTCTATTTTCAATCTTTCTTACTTCGTAATCTCTTTCCATAGTAATTCTTCCTTTCAAACTTTATAAGAAAATTATATCAAAAATCTTCAGAGTTTTCAAATTTTCTTTTGTGCTTTTTCTTTCTTGTATAATCTTTCTTAGATTTCATTGGCGCGCACTTCTTTCTACGTGCCAACCAAACCTCAAGTTGTGAGGGTTCCATTGGTGTTTTCCAATCTTTTCTTTCCTGACTCATTATCTTTCCCTCACTTTCTAATAATATTATATCAAATCTTTAAAAAATTTTCAAGCAATTAAGAACTTATTATTTAAGGTAATGTCAAAGGCAATCTTTGCATTATAATAAGGAAGTTCCTTTATCTTTTGTACAGCTATATCCGAAAAGTTTTTATAAAAATTTATCATCTTCGCGCCAACTTCATAAGACAAAGACTGATCTTTTGTATTGAAGATTTTAACATTTTGAAGATTCTGTTTTGTCATATAATCAGAGAATATGGAAAAAATAATGAAAAAATCTTTTCTATCAATCTCTCTATTAAAAATATGAAACTTTTTGTCAATTAATCCATCACAAAAAAGACAATAACTACAATTTTTAAGATTTTGGGAATAATAAGAGTATAAACAATTTTCGCTTTTATAAACTCCCATACAATCGATTAAATTGGTAGACTCGGTAATCCCATAACAGTTCGTACATTTTTTGCAAAGATAAATGTCAGCACTATTCTTTATATTGGAACTATTTAATATGTAAGAACTCTGTTCAACATCAAAACTATCAATAATTTTAAAACCTTCAATTATCGTTTTACTTTGTTTAATATTAAGCGAATTTCTTACACCATCACATGAAAGAATATATTTTGAGTTATAAATATCCTTACTATTACTAACAAATTGACTGTTAAAAACTTTATAACTTTCAAAAACGTAGTCAGAAGTATCAATATCTAATACTTCTCTCATTTTATCAAATTCATTGTCATTATAATTCAAATGAAGATAAGCCCAATAAATAAAATCTCTCTCAGGCTTTGAGCCAACTTCTGCGCGGCAAAGGTAATCAATAAATTCCTCTCCATCTTTCAAAAAATAAAGGTCTTCTGTGTAACCCTTTTTCTTAATTTTATCAAGCTTAATTTTCATAGACTTTCACCGCCGTTCCATCTAGCTTAATGTCAATATCATATGGGTGATCGTGCTCAAACATTGCGTATTCTGCACTCTTATTCAAAAGCTTTAAAAACTGCTGAACTTCTGGAGTCACACGAAAATAAGCAACTGGATATTTATGACCTTTCCCAACAACAAACGCTTCCAGTTTATCTCGACAGTAACGAAGATAATCTGCATAAGATAAATTTAGAAGGCGCGAAGGCAATAAAATATATGAACCATCAATTCCATTTGGAAACGCGCTTTTAAAGGCTTCATGATTAACTTCAATTACACTATAGGTTGGCATATAAGGGCTTTCTTCGAGATTGAAATATTTCATAAGCTTAATTCCTCCCATAATTCATGAAGTTCATCAAACTCTTGCGCGGTTAGAGTCATAAAATCCTTCCAATCCGGTTTTCTAAAAATGGAAAAATCAACAGTTGGAAGCGGCTTATCAAACTTTTTAACTTCCTTTTTTGGTAGGGCAAAGTTCGGGTCAACGTATTTTTTGACCGTAGACGGCGCGAATCCAGTTTCACGAGCAACTGCGGCATAAGTCTTATATTTTAGGTAAAGTTCATTAATCTTGATTACATCGTCTTTTGTTACTCGCATTTCAAATCTCCTTTCTCAACTTTCTATAATAAGTATAGCATTTTTTTTAGAATTTTTCAAATCTTTTAAATTCTATTATATCCATTTTTAATAGAGTTTTCTTCTTCTATTAATCGTCTTTCTAATTTTAAAGCTTCTTTTTTTGTTAAGTTATCTTTTATTATTTCATGTTGAATATTATTCCAACCATATTTTATTATATCATTCCACATTTCAGAATTATTTTCATATCCTTTCCCATCTTTCCATCTTGTTTGAATGTTATTTGAAATTCCAATATACTTCTTTTTATTTGGAAAAATGTGACAATAAACTGAATATTTATCCTCTTCTTTTTCTTTTTCTTCTCTTTTTAAACTTGCTTCAAACTTTAATTTATCTTTTTGAAAAAGATAATTCTTTTTTATTAAAATTTTAATTCCACTTTCGCTCATTGTTTTTTTAAAACCAAGTAAATTTTCCCACAAATCAGAACTGCAATAAATTTCTTCATTAACTGGAAGAGATGAAACATAGAAAAGAATTGATGTTGCGGCTGGACTATTAGTTTCTTTTAAAATTGAACAATATTCTTCTATTGATAATTGATGATTAAATTTGTTAACAATAATTCTTTGATTCATAAATATTACCTCATTCTAATTTTCTTCTCTTTTAAAGTAACATTGTCTAATTATTTATCTAAAATTTTAACACAAAATCAGTATAATTGTTTTTAATTGAAAAGTAAAATATTATATGATATAATTTATTTATTAGAAAGGAGGTAATTAAAATGAAAATTAAATATGATAATCCAGTCAGAACAAATGTTACTAAGGAAATAAAGGAAGAGATAGATAACTTTTGTAAAATTAATAACCTTAAAATTAGTGATTTTCTTCGCGATGCCATTGAACTTTATTTGTTAGAAAAGAAAAAACAAATCAAAGATATAACGCCACATTATAGTGAAGATAACATATAATAAAAGTTTAATATAATTTTTAAATAGAAAAAGAGAGGAATTACTTCCTCTCTTTCTTTTTTATGCCATTTGAATGCCGTCAATAGCCTTACCAATGATGCCAACGTACCCATTCGCGCCATTAACATATTTATTTGTAAATGTAATCCAGTCGAGCCAGCCTCCACCAACAAGATGGACACGACAATCTACATGACCAATGGGAGTACGAATCTGAACACCATCAATAGCCTTTCCATAGATGCCGGCATAGCCGTCTGCTCCAGAACCACTATTCTTTACTTCGGGGAGCCATTGACCGTCTTTTAGGTGAACTCTATAATAAACATCACAGTTTTTAGCATTGATTTTAAGACCTGTAATTGGCTGTCCGAAAACTCCGGCATAACCACTTGCGGAATTACTATAATTTACAACCTTATCAAGCCAACCACCAACATAAGCTTGATAAATCATATCACCAGTATAATCAACCTTTGTTGGCTTAGATGGCTTGATTGGTTTATCAGAAGTACCAGAGCCGTCATTCATATAAGTTTTGACCATATTGACAAATCTCTGCCAACCTTTATCAAGAGTACGATGTGGACAATACTTGCCATCGAAGTCTTGGTGCTTCTTTAGATGAGAAATATCCCAACCATAGTGCTTAAGAAGAGAAGCAGCATATTCTGCTGCGTTCTTCTCAGCTGTATCAAAGCGTGCACCGCCACTCTTAGAATAACAAATTTCAATATGAACGCCATGCGCATTACCGTCACGAGTACCTGCTGCAAAAGCACCGCGATCGATTGGAATACCGATAACAATTTCCTTGTCATCAACCGCAACATTAAAAGATGTAGAAGAATTATTGCTAATCATATAAGCAATTTCATTCGCAGCTGGTGCATCATTTGCTGTATTATGAATAACAATATACTTCATATCTTTCGCGCAAGACTCAACAGGAACCTTTAGGTCATATTTAGACTTGCTTAATAAATTTTCTTTAATTGGTACCATTTATATCACTCCTTTGAGTTATTTTTTTATTTATACCGCTTTTGAGTAAGATGAGATAAACCCCAACAGTATTTATGCCGAGGCTCACCAAATAATTTTTCTCTAAGCCAGTCATCCAATGGAATAATTACAGCCGATAATGCTGTCCATATAGCAGCAAACTGAGGACACACTTGTCCTAAAATATTGCCAGGCAGTTGGTGGTAATCCCAAATATTGAGATGTAACCATAGGTTCAGCACACATCCTGCAACAAATTCGACACACGTAATCATTGCACCGCCATATAGCATTTGGGTTTCAAAACACATATGCCACGGTAATTCTTCGTTCAGTAAACCGACTGCTACAAAACATAAACCTCCAACGACACCCATAGTCCAATGCGTGTAACCTCTATATAGAAATTCAATACCCATATAGATACACCCGCCGATGATAAGCAAAATGAGCGTGTATAAGAGAGTTTTACTCTGCACTTTCATCAGTTGCCTCCGCTTTGCTGTAATCGATAACGATCTTCTCTAATTCCTCAGCGGTCGTAGTGCCATAAATAGCAGACTTGATCGACTGGTTATAGCGTACCAACGAGTACACGTAGGCACTGATGGATAACGCTAAAGCTGATAACTCCTCCACCGTAAACGCGCGACACTGCTCGTGCAGAGCGTGCCATTCCAGAGAGGGGGAGAGCCCTGCCGCCACCGCTAGCTGATACTGCGTCAGATTTAGCGAAATTTCGGACTGATCTTCCTGCGTTACACCATAATACTTGCCATCCTTCCATTGAATTGGATGATCTTTCAGATATGTTGCTAATAATCTGTTATTTTCGTTTTGTTTGCTCTGCTGTTGTGTCAGAAGTTTTGCTTTCTGGAATTCTTTGAGTTTTTCTTCATCTAGTACAACAGTCTTCCCATCCGCTTGTAATTTAAAACTCGAGTAGTTTTCCATGAGCTCTATTTCGGTAACATCATCCGCGGTAGAAACTTCAATACCACCTATAATCTCACCGAGCAAAGCAAAACTTTCAATATATTTATCTTCAGTAAAAGACGCACTAATTTTCATAATTTTCTTCCTCCCTCTTAGCTTCTATATTGAACTAAACCCCAAACATAATCAATGTTTCCATTATTAGAATTATGTGTAATACTTATGGTGCAATCATTACTGCTGTTGCTATATGTTGTGTTAAAAGCCATGTATACCATATTTGTTACCATTTGAGCATCAATACTACCAGTAGGTAGGCAAATATGTGTGCGATATGCTTCGCTACCGGGATGCCCACTCACTAAAATAGCCGCATATTTCGCTGCGTTTGGGATTGTCGCACTGCCAGACTGCAATTTTCCGGACCACAGTTTTACCCACCTAAAAGATGTCGCGTAAACGGCAGAAGCTCTGATGGGAGCGTATCCGCCTTTTCCGTTACCGAACTCATACTCTGTAATATTGCCATCTTTTGCGCCACTAGACGTGCGGTAATTTAAATATATATTGGTAGCATGCCCCGGAGCCGCAAAATTGAACTCATTGCCCTTTTCAATTAAGTTGTTTGAACTTTGAAGACGTGCATAATAACTACTACCTGTATCTGTTGTGATTATCTCAGCCCAATTAGTCCAGCTCCATGGCGTTTGCCAGGTTGTCTGTGTACGCACCCATGACTTATTATTTGAGATGTCTTTAACAGTTTGCGTACAATAGCTGCTATTACTTATGCCCGTTACTATCAGTTCAAATGCGCCTGAAGTGAGATCAGAAGGTACGTTTGAAATCTTATTTATCCCATATATAGAGCGATAATGCCCCGGTATTTTATACGTATTATTATTAAGATTAGCGCCGTCTGGGATGTCTTGATAACGAATAAGATATTCGTCACTTAACTTAGCAGCTGCGTACCAGTTATACCATTGACTATTTGCATACGTTCTAACCCAAATTTCACCAGATGAATAGAACGTAAAAGTCTGTTGACGAAGGCCGCTTGACGCTTTAACCATTTGAAGTATACCAAAACCAGAGGAAGCAGGGCCATTAGTGCAACTTGATAAATTTACCCAAAAAACTCCAACATCTGTGTTATCATTTAAATCACCTGTATAAGTGTTACCGCCCAATATATTAAAAGCCGCATCTTGTCTTGTTGTTGCTCCGGTACCACCATGTGCAATACTAACAATACCGGTTACATTTGAACTAGTTCCACTAACATTTGAACTAATTGCATTCGTAGCTGGATTATACTGAAAATTTCCATTATAAGCTCTTACTTTTTCGTTATCTAGGTCAGAAAACCAAATGTGACGATTACCGTTAGCAGTAGCTTCTCCACTGGTATCAACAGAATCAGTTTCTTCACTGCGTGCTGCGTTTAGCTTTTTGCTGCTCCCCCCAGCGACTCCGATAAAAGCAGTCGCCGCAGAGGTATTTATCCCAATTTCGCCTTCGGCGAGAACACCTGGCGCAGGATCAGTTGAACCTCTTTTCGGTTTTATAACATTAGACATTTTCCCCATCTCCTTTTATTACTTCAAAAGTATATCACAATTCAAAAAAGAACTCAAATTTCTAAAATTAAGTGCAAAAAAATAATTAAGCTTCTATTTATTTGAATTTATATTTTTCTTATGATATAATAATAGAAGAGAAAGGAGGAATGTAAATGATAACAAAAGAAATGGATTTATTTATGAATAAAACTTTTATAAATCTATATTCAATAGCAAAAAGAAATAATGAAACTATTATTTTAAAAGATTTCGATCCAAAGAATATAGAACATCTATATTTATTTGAAGTGGCGCAAGTAGTAAATAACTTCTTCAGATACAAAATTATTTTAAATATGCCATTTTATAAGAAACTTTTCAATAAAAAATTTTGGAGAATAAAAGTAAAAAGAAAAGTAAAAAGTGGAATAGATATAAATGAATTTTTGACATTTACTTCAAAAGATATGGAAATAGATATAAAAAGTTTGTATAAAGAATTATATGAGAAAAATTGAAAATTCTATGACTTTGATATATAATAAATATATATTAAGGGAATAGGTGAATAAGATGATAGTTGTAGGTATTCCAGTTTATCACTCATTAAAGACATTACCAACTTGTTTAGATAGTCTAGTAAATCAAACAAAAAAAAATTTTTCAATTATAATTATTCAAGATGGAGATAATGAAAATTATTACCCAATTATAGAAGAATATGAAAAAAGAGGACTTCATATTCTTCTAAAAAGCAGAAAAATTAACGGCGGCCCAAGTCAGGCGCGTCAAGATATTTTAGATGATGTAAAGCGTATGAATATTGAATACGTAACTTTCGTTGACTCTGATGATATTTTACAACCACGCGCCATCGAAGTTCTTTATGATGCTATTAAAAGTTATAATGGTGATGTAGCTATTGGTAATATTATAAGAGTTGGAAGGGGTGGAAGAAGCGAAACAATTTTTTCCAATGATATGAACTATACGTGGCTTGGCGGAAAAATGTATAAAGTTCAATATTTAATTGATATTAATTTAAATTTTCCAAAAGAACTAACTTGGAATGAGGGCTCTTTTTTCAATTTAGTTGCAATCGGTTCAACTAATAAAAATGTTATTATCAATGAAGACCTCTACATTCAAAGAGAAAATTCGGATTCTTTAACTCATACTCAAAATGCCTTAAAGAAAAGTCCGCACCAATATATCCACGCTCAAGCAAAAGCAATTCTCGAAATTGTAAAAAATCGAAAAGAGATTAATTTAGATACATTTTTCAATGCTTTAAAAAATATTTATTATACTATTGGAAAAATTCTCTATTATGATTTAGATAATTGGAGTTGGGCGCCGCAAGTTGAAGATTTACAGAATTGTACAATCGTTCAAGAAATCTTAAAAAAAGAAAAAAGAAATTTTTCTAATAAAATGATACTTGATGGGAAAGAATATGAAATTCCAATTACTTTTAATGAATTTACTAATAGCTTTGTAAGAAGGAGATATTCAGATGGTATATATTATTAATGGGCATCCAAATTCAGGAAAGAGCTACTTCGCACTCAAGTGCGTTGAAATGATGGGTGACGAAAATGCAAAGATTTTTTCAACTGTTGACACCACAAAGCAGATCGCGAAAAGTCTTGGTTGGAATGGAACAAAAACAGATAAAGATAGATGGTTTCTCTCTGAATTAAAAAGACTAACAAAAGAATGGAAAGATTTTCCATTTCAAGAAGCAAAAAAGAAAATTGACGATTATAACTTTCAGTGGAAAATTTTAGGAAAAGATTTGAAAAAAACTGCCATGTTCATTATGAGTCGTGAGCCAGATGAAATTGCAAGATTTGAAAATGAACTCGGCGCGAAGTCCATCTTTCTAATGAGTCCAAATGAAGATACTAATTTTTCAAATGATTCTGATGCTAATGTTGCCAATCATGATTATGATTATATAATTGCAAATCCAATGAATGATGAGATTATTCAAGCCATTGATGAATTTTTAGAAAAAGAAAGATTATACTATTTACCAGAAAGAAAACAGAAAAATAAGGTTTATGTTCAAATGTTGAAAGGAGCAAAAGAATGATTGGATATATTGATGGTTATAATTTTAAAGAAATGAATGCAATGAAATATTGGGCGCCGCCAGCTTCATGGGATCTTGAAAAGAAAAAAGAAAAGACAAGAAGCCGCATTTTTAGCGGTGAATGGTGGGGTGCAGAAAAGAAAGATGGCTACTTTACAAAAATTATTAAAGATGAAGATGGCAATATCTTTATGCAAAGCCGCAGCCGCAACGTAAAAGGTGAGTTTCCAGAGAAGCATGAATGGGTTCCGCATCTTCAAAGTTTCTTTGATGAATTGCCTAACGGTACTTGTTTACTTGGCGAGCTATACCTTCCAAGTAAGCCTGGTTCTTCTAATATTACAACACTTCTTGGTTGTCTAAAAGAGAAGTGTGTTGCAAGACAGGAAAAAGGAGAAAAGCTTCATCTCTATATCTTTGATATTCTTGCTTGGAAAGGTAAGAGCTATATGAAGATGCCACTAAAGGAAAGAATGAATGGGATTAACTTTTTAGAGCGCACTTATCATCACGAGTTTGTTTCTTATGCAAAATTCTTTAATGGAAAAGAACTTTGGGAAAATCTTCAGAGAATTCTTGCAGAGGGCGGCGAAGGCATGGTTATTCTTCATCAAGACTCCCTTTATGAGCCAGATAAGCGACCTTCCAAAACAACCCAAAAGGTAAAGAAAGAACTCCAAGATAATCTTGATGTTGTTATTATTGGTGCTAATAAACCAACTCGTCTTTATAATGGAAAAGAAATTGAAAATTGGAAGTATTGGGAAGATACCAAGACTTTTAAGCGTTTAAATGGCGAATTTTTCAAAGAATACGCAGGTGGCGCGGCGATTGAACCAGTTACTAAAATGTACTTTATGAATGGCGCTGGTTCCTTGAAGATTGGTGTATATAAAGATGGAGAGATGGTACAAGTAGGTTCATTAAGTGGCTTGGACGATGAAGTTCTCTTTAACTGGCAGAATTATGTAGGAAAAGTCGCAGAGATTACCGCAATGCAGATTATGGAGACAGGAGGACTGCGGCACTCGAAGTTTCAAGAGTGGCGAGAAGACAAGTCTCCAAAAGATTGCACGTGGGAGAGCTTCTATGGGAATTAATAATCCTTCTTCTTATGAACGAAAGGTAATTGAAATTCTTCAAAAAGAAAATATAGAATATGAGCGTGAAAAGACCTTTTCGGATTTGCGGAGAGGTCTTCTTCGATATGATTTTTTCTTGCCAGAACAAAACCTCTTAATTGAACTCCAAGGCCAAGGTCATTTTTATTTTATCAAGAAATTTCATAAAGATAGATCGGACTTTCTTAAATCACAAGAACGCGACCGTAAGAAAATTAGTTTTGCTCTAGCACATGAAATACCGCTCTATTGTATTCCATATTGGGAGATGGATAGTGTAAGAAAGTCAGAAGATCTTTGGAGAGAAAAATACAGGGCGCGAAGTCAATATTTTAACGATGAAATTTATAGAGAGCATATAAAAAAGTAGAAAAAATGCACTAAAAGCCTACTTAATTGCGAAGCAGAAGGAGGAGATGCCACGAGTCTACAAGAAATAGCGAGTTCTGTCGGCGGTGTTTTTTTGATTATCTTTTTAATATGGCAAGTTTGGGAAAAAGTTAGTGGCAATATGGAATGGTATTCTAAAAGAAAACTGGCTAGACTTGAAAAAGAAAAACTTGCAAGAGAAAAGGAAATAGAAGCGGTTATTCAAAAAGTTATTGAAAAAGCAATACCTCCAATTCTTAATGAATTAAAAGAAAAGAATGGTCAACAAGACGCGCGCTTAGACCAATTAACAAAAACTTCAAACGATATGCTTCGCAATGCCATGGTTAAGATTTATTATTCCTATCTTCCGTATAAAAAAATTCTTTATTATGACAAAGAAGTATTGATAAAACTTCATGGAGATTATGAGATACAGGGCGGCAATACCTTTGTTGAAGAATTGTGGGACGAAATCAAAACATGGACGGTAGTAAGAAACGTAGAAGACCTTAAAAAATAAAAGAAGAGGACAAGCCTTTTGGTTTGCCCTCTCTTTCTTTTTTATTCGGTTTTCTTACCTTTAACTCTTTCAATAATTTCGGCGACTGCACTAGAACCAGACATAATAACAAAAGCTGTAAGAATTTCACCAGCGGTTGTTGCCGCCGGAGTAAAGCCCCACGCAAAAATAATATCAAGTCCAAATGAGAAAGTTAAGAAGAATGAACCGACAGCAGAAACTGCGACGGTAATCCACTTTCCAAATGATAAATCTGTCCAAAGAATTTTTAGACGGTCTATCGCGAACCACATAGTTGTAGAAACTGCAATTAATAGTGCTAACATTTCCATTTATTTTTCCTCCTTTTGTTTTCGTAAAACGCTTGCGTTTTACAAATTCTTTATTATTTATTTATTATTATCTATTATTTATTCTTTATTTCCTGGAATAATTCGGAATATTCCGCCAAGGATTGGAATATTGGAATACTTGGAATATTTTGGAATACTTTTTGGAATATTTTATTCGTTTTGGAATATTTTAGGAATATTTTGGAATATTTTTTCTTATTAAAATATTCTTTTTTATCTTATTAAATTATTCCAATTTTGGAATATTTTGGAATATAATTATGCTTAGTTTTTGGAATTTGGAATATTTTGGAATACTATTTTGAAATATCATATTTTGTGCCAATTAAAAGTTGTGGCTTGGTTTTTCTCATTTGAGCAATCCATTTGCTAACAGTACCTTGATAAACATCTTCTAATTCAGCTATTTTCTTTTGACTATATCCTTTACGAAGATATTCAGCAACTTTTTCAAATTTTACCGAATTGTTAATAGTAGTTATTTCTTTTTTAAAATTATAATCTTCGTGCATTTTATTTACAATGGGCGCAATTTGTTTAATATAACGACGAATATCGGCTACATCTTCAAAATCGGTTTTTCCAGTTAAAGTATATTGGATAACAGCAATAGCTAGCTGACCCGCTAATTCTTGTTGCCCATTATTATAATAATCAGCAAGAACTTCCAAAGTAGTATTATATACTAATCCATAAGTAAAAGGAATATCACCCGTTACTATTTTTCTTTCCTCCATCTTCGTTTTCCTCCATCTTTCGTTTGTTTAAATATGTTTGTATTGCATCTTGCAATTCGGGAGTGTTTTTAAAGTAGAAAACATCATGAATTAGATTTTTTCTATTAGGAGCAGTATATTCAATTTTAAAGCCTTTTAATCGCAGATAATATGCCATAGATTTAGAATAAACACAAAAATTCATATTTAAATCTCCTTTTTTTCAAAAAAATATTCAATAGTTTCTCTTATGAAATCACTTAGTGAAATGTGATTTTCCTTTTTATAATTGTCTATTTTATCTTTCATTTCTTTACTTACATTTGTCTTTATAGGATAAATATACACTGGTTTCACTTTCTTCCACCTCCCTTATATATAAGAAGATTTTATTTGATAAAAGTTCAAAAAATTGAGAAAGTATTTTTACCTTTTATAGTAATTATAACTTAATAAAAGAGAAAAATCAATTTCAAAAATAAAGGAAAGAAGAATTTGAAATTTTCTTTTTTCTTAAAACTTTGATATAATAATTGTAGTAAAAAAGAAAGAGGTGTACTATGAAATTAAGTAAACTTCAAGAAGATATTGTAAATGCGCCTGAACCAGTTATTTTTGTAGAGGCAAGCGCGGCAGCGGGCAAAAGCGCCACCATAGTTGAAAAAGTCAAAAGGAATCTAAATACTGGGAAAAAAGTCGTGGCTTTTACTTTTACAAATATGGCAGCTGGTGAAATGAAAAAGAGATTGGGTATTTCCAATAGTGATGAAATTTATATTGGAACTATTCATTCATATTGCGCGCAACTTCTGCTTCGTAAAGGAATTGAGGAAGCACGCCGAGCAATCGATCAAGAAAACTTTGATGAGCTTTTTGAGCTGATTGATGAACATCGAGAAGCTATTGAACCAGTTGACCTAATCATTTGCGATGAAGCCCAGGATAGTGACGAACTTCAATTCCGTTTTATGTTTGATTTAATTCATGCACCAGAATATTTTATTTGCTATGACCGTAGGCAATCTATTTATCAATGGGCCGGTGCACGACCTGAACTTTTAGATGACTATGCGGAGAAGCTCAACGCAACAATTTATAGCCTGAATGAAAATTATCGAAACGCGCCACGTATTTTAGGTTTTGCGAAGGAGCTCATTGAAAAAACCGGAATGTATGATGACTCAATTCCAATGAGGAAAGATAGACAAGGCGTTGTTAAAAGTGTTCCTTACTCAAAACAAGTTATTGTAGAAAGTATTAACACAACTCGTCAGTATAATAGGTGGGCCTTTCTTGCGAGAACTAATGCTGAGGTTGATGATTTGTGTAGAATTTTAGCTTCCGCGCGAATCCCATATGATACATTTAAACAAGGCGATCTCAAAAAAGAAGAACTCGACGATAGAATGAGCGCCAATACAGTTAAAGTTCTAACAATGCACAGTGCAAAAGGCCTGGAGTGGGATTTTGTTGGTGTTTATGATGCACGTTTTTACAATCGGGAAGAAAGATGTTTGGCTTACGTGGCGGCGACTCGTGCAAGAGATGGATTACTTTGGCTAACAAAACCGCGCCTTCCACGTTACAACGGCGAAAAAGTTTATGATTGGAGTTTTAATAAATAATGTCTAATGAATATAAAGATTGGCTTCAAGAACAAGAAGAACAAAATCTGTCAATTATTAATGATATGAAAACAAAAGGCTTTGCTTATTTAAACCCAGAAGAGTTTTTTGAGTTTTTAACTTCGATGCAAGACTTAAAACTTCATGGATTCTATGTGGAAAAAGCTTTAGACAGAGTTGATACTTACATTATTACACCAGATAAAAAGACTAAGAAAAGGTGGAATAAAGAATGACAAATCGAGAAGAAATTATTCAATCTATTGGTATCGAGCAGATGATTCGTGATTGCGCGGATCGTTACTACGATATTGAGGGTTGGTTAAAGCGAAATTTTTGCGATGTTTGTCTTGATAAAATGAATAATGAGCCGCCTTGTGACTTAGATACTGCTATTCAAAAGAATTGTCCTTATGGACTTTTTTGTTTGAATGACGATGAAATTATTGATATGTGGCTTAATAGCGAAAAAGAGGACGACTAACGTCCTCTTTTCTTTTATTCTTTTACTACTTTATAAACTTTTCTCCAATTTTAATAGCCTTATATCCAGGAAATCATAAAAGACACCTTCTCTATTGAAAAAGTAACTTTAATTTGATTTTTTAATGTTTTTTTGGTATAATGATATTAAAGAAAAAGAAAGGAGTTAATATGTTCAAAGTAAAAAGAAAAGGAACAGACAAAGTTTACCAAGTTTTGGATACTTCGGTAGATGATGTGTTTGGACTAACTTACTTTTTAATTTGGGAGAATGGTGGGTGGAGATGGCGTCCTGCCAAGAATTTTGTTCCACCAAATTGGAAGGAGGAAGAAGGAATTAAATGAGTTATGATGCAAATTCAATAGAAACTCTTTCATTTCTAGATGCGGTAAGACAAAGAATTTCTATGTACATGGGAAGCGCGGATAACCAAGGCGTTCTCCAGTGCATTCGTGAAATTATTACGAATTGTATTGATGAAGCAACTGTTGGATATTGTAGTAGAATTTTCGTAGATTTGTATGAGGGAAATCGCGTCACGGTTTTAGATAATGGGCGTGGATGCCCTTTTGGAGCGAGAGACGACGGTATTGATGCTCTTGAAGCAATCTATACATTGCCACATAGTGGTGGTAAATTTAATGATAAGACTTATCAAAATGTAGCAGGAATGAACGGTTAACTCTATAGCCGTTGTAAAAACTCCTAAATTGCTGGGAAATCCTACTGGGACAATCAGCAGCGAAGCATCTAAAATGTACCCTCTAAAAGGAGGGAGATATAATGAAAATTTTCACGATGACTTGTGGTGCGCAAGTTCTATTAGACGATGAAGACTATGATAGATTACCAAAAAGTGGTTGGTATTTATCAAAAAAAGAAATACATAATCCTAATACCGATTATGCTCAACACGATGTATATGGTAAAATGCACCGTTGGGTATTAGGTATCGAGCCAAACGAACAGTCTTCAGTAATAGTTGACCATATCAATCATAATGGCTTAGATAATCGAAAAGAAAATTTGCGCCTGGTTACCACCAGTGAGAATAAAAGAAATATTACTACTCATTATCCTAATAATAAACTCCATTATACAGGAATTGTATTAGAATGTTGTGCGACTAATCGTAATAGGATTAGAGCCAAATGGAGCGAAGGAGAACCAACAAGAGACAAAGATGGCAAACGAAGAGCAAAGCAAAAGACCAAATCTTTTTTCTTTGATAATAATATAGAAAGCTGTAGGTCTGCTATTTGTCAAGCTATCTTGTACCGAAATCAAAAATGTAGAGAAAATGGGTATATTTTAGATGAACGTTCAACGACTATCGAAACAGCAATTTTGAATAATTCAAGATGTAAGGTAGAAGAACTACTTGATTTTGATATTCAAATTTGTATGAAGTAGAGTAGGCTCAAGCGAGTCGAAAAAGGAGTCTCCCGAAAGGGATGAAGATATAGTCTGTTCTATATAGTAATATATAGCAGTTCATAAGAGAACGGGCAGAAATTAGCGACTTCTGCTGAACAATAAGATTGGAGCAAAAGGTGTAGCTCTCTCTAGCGATAAATTTCGCGCGGTTTCAATGCGTGATGGAAAACGATGTGAACTAATTCTTGAGAAGGGTAAGAAAGTTTCTCTAAAGACAACAGAAGGAGAAGGTCGAGGCACTTTTGTAGATTTTACTCCTTCACCAGAAGTTTACAATCTGGAGCCAATTTCAATTAAATTTTCTGATGTAAAAGAAATGTGTCGAAATTGGTCTTATCTCTATCCATCTTTAACTTTTACTCTAAACAACCATATCAAAGGTGAAGAAGAAACAGTTGAATACCACGCGAAGAATGGTCTTTTAGATTTTATGACGACCTACGCGGGAAAGTCTTTGAATAAGACTCCTCTACACATTGTTCTTGCCGAAGATGGTATTGAAGCAGAAATTGTTATGTGTTGGACAAATAACCGCAACGAAGAATTCTATGTTTTTACAAACGGTCTTGAAAATGTCAATGGAGGAACAAGCTTAACAGGTGTTAAGACGGCTCTTACTAATTACTTCAAGAAGAAAGTAAAAGGTGACGTCTCACCAGATGTTTTACGTAAAGGCTTATTCTATGCCGTCAGCTGCAAAGTTCCAAATCCAAGTTTTAGCGATCAGACGAAAACGAAAGTCAATACACCTACACTTAGAGGATTATGCCAGCGTGCGACTTCTCAGATGTTGGGTGATTTTGAGAAGAAACATGCTGATGAGTTTCAGAAAATTTTGGATTTGCTTTTAAAGGAAGTCAAAGCAGAGGCTGCGGCTGAGAGGGCACGACAAGCAATTCTCAACCATGAAAAGGAACAAAAAGCTAATGAGCATAAGAAACTTTTAAATATTGACAAGTTGAGAGATGCGCGAAAACTTGGAAAAGATAGCATTTTACTTTGTGTTGAAGGTAATTCTGCGGGCGGTTCAATGTCAATCGGTCGCGATCCAAATACTTATGGCGTTTTAATGTTTCGAGGCAAAGCATTAAATCTCCTTAAAGCTTCTATTGAAGATGGACTAGATAATGAAGAAGTAAAGCTTCTTCTCCAAGCAATGGGTATTACTTATGGTAGACCTTATAATGCCGATAAACTTAGATATGGAAAGGTTGCTTTAGCAGTCGATTCAGACTTTGATGGAAGTCATATATCACTACTTCTTATGGCCATGCTACAGGTTCTCGCTCCGGAATTTATCAAAGAAAATAGATTATTTTGGCTGCGCGCACCTACCTGTAAAGTTGAAACAAAACAAAAAACGTATTATTATTATAATGAAGAAGAATTTAAGAGTCATCCTCAAGGAAATATTACTTTCTTTAAAGGCCTTGGTCAAATGACTGATGAGGACTTAAAAAATTCTATGTTTAGTAAAGAGTGGCAGCATCTTGAACCGATTGAATATTCAGAAGATGGCATTTCTATTCTTTATTCTTTGATGGGAGAAGATGTTGAGCCGAGAAAAGAGTTTGTTTTTAATAATATTGATTTTTCAAAGTTTGAGGTAGAATAAATGTCAGATATAAAAGAAGTAATTGAAGATAGCTTTTCTCGGTATGCCGGTAATGTTATTCTTAATCGCGCGATTTGCGACGCAAGAGATATGCTTAAGCCGTCTGCGAGAATGCTGATGTATAGTCAAATGGCTATTACTAAAAACATTCCGTCTAAACCCTTCGTGAAAAGTGCAAGAGTGGTCGGCGATGCACTTGGACACTACTATGAACATGGTGATTCAAGTTGCTATGGGACATATATGAGAATGGCAAAACCTTTTGCTATGCGTTATTGTTTGGAAAACTGTCAAGGTAATAGCGGTACAATTAATTCTACAAACGATGAAGCAAGTATGAGATATACTGAACTCAGACTTAGCGATTTGGGGTTTAGCCTTTTCAATGATATTAATAAGGAAACAATAAATGAATGGAGTACAAACTTTGATGAAACTGAAAGTTATCCAAAAGTCGCGCCGTCAAAGGGATATTATAATATTTGTAATGGAACAGTAGGCTTGGGTATTGCTCTTTCATCGAGCATTCCTCAATTCAATCTGAAAGAAATTAATAATTCTTTGATTAAGTTGCTTTGGAATCCTGAAATTAGCTTTGAAGAAATATGTGTATTGCCAGATTACGCTACTGGCGCTCTTCTTCTAAATGAAGATGAAGTGCGCGAGAGTTTAAGAGTTGGTTGCGGCGCCGCGGTGAAGCTTCGTTCTGTTGTTGAATATGATAAAAAAAGAAGGACTTTAATTGTAAAAGAGCTTCCATATGGGGTTTATACAGAAACAATCAATAAACAGATTCAGACTCTTTTGGAGAAAAATCCAAACTGTGGTATTGATAATGTAAATGATGCTTCTCATAAAACGCCAGATTATGAGATTTATTTAACAAAAAATGCAAAGCCAGATAAAGTTTTAAAGCTTTTATTTAAAGAAACATCTCTTCAAAGTTATAATACTATCAATATGACAGTATTAGTTGATGGTAAAAAACCAGCTGTTCTGGGACTAAAAGAACTTCTCCAGTCTCATCTTGACCATGAAAAAATTGTTTATACACGTGGTTTTGAGTTTGATCTCCGAAAGATTATGGCGCGACTTCACATCATCGAAGGCTTAATGAAAGCCTACGATATGATTGATGAAGTTGTTAAAACGATTAAGTCTTCTCCTTCAAGTAAAGAAGCTAACATTGCATTGCGCGAACTTTTATCGATTGATGAAATTCAAGCGAAAGCAATTCTTGACCTAAAGCTTTCTCGTCTTTCAAAGCTTGACATTAATAAACTAAAAGACGAAAAGTATGGTCTTGAAAAAGAAAAGGCACGTATTGAAGCAATCCTCAATGATGAAGTTCTCTTAAAGAAAGAAATCGAAAAGGGGTTGCGCGAAGTTGCTGAAAAATTCGGAGACGCGCGCCGTACAAAAATTATGAACATTTCTAATGACGATGAAGAAGAGGATGTTGAAGAAAAACAACTTTCTCTTTCTTTCACAAATGAAGGTGCAGTATTTACCACCGAAACTTCAACCCTCTATTCTCAAAAGAGAAATGGTACAGGTTCTAAGTTCAAGCTGGATAAAGGAGAATATGTGGTAGATACTGTAATTGGTAGTAATAAAGATGAGATTCTTTTCTTCACCAGCACTGGTAAATTCTATCATACAAAAATAAATGATTTTGTAGTTGGAGAAAAGCAGTATCTCAACAATTTAATCTCGTTAGAAGTTGATGAAAAGATCATGGCATCGACTCTTTTAACGAAAGAAAGTCAAAAAGATAATATTATTTTTATCACAAAGAAAGGTTTGCTGAAGAAGTCGTCTCTTTCCGAATATAATTTAAAAAGAGGAAATGGCGCGCAGGCTATAAAATTAGATAATGACGATATAATTCGTTCTGTTTTAATTTTAAAAGATGAAAATATTGGCATTCTTTCCAAAACCGGATATTTTATAATGATTTCCACTTCTGATATTAGACCCATTGGCAGGATTGCGCGTGGAGTCATTGGAATGAAGCTTTCATCAAAAGATGAAGTTATTTCTGCTCATGTAATTCCAAATGATACAAAAGAAATTGCATCTATTTCAGAAGATGGTTATACAAAACGGACTGATATTGGTGAGTTTAAAATGACCGGTCGAGCGACAAAAGGTGCTAAAATTCAATCATCAGAAAACATGATTGATTTTTTGACTTTTAATGAAAATTCAGATATACTTATAGTATCAAATAAAGCTCAGATAAAGATTAAAAAAGATGACATTCCTCTTCTTAGCCGCGGTGCGGTTGGAGTTAAATCTATTAAATTAGGAAGTGGAAAAGTCGTTTGTTTTTCTAAAATTTAAGGGATTTGAATTTTGAAAAAACTTTAAAAAAGAGCTATACTATTTATAGAAAGTTAAGGGAAGAAGAAATCTCCCCAGCTTAATAAAATATTTATTTAATTTAAAAGGAGTTTTTAAGATTATGAAGCTAACAGCTAAGAGTTCTGAAGTTTTTGAGTATGTAAAGGCAAATGGTGCACGTGTTTCCGTTGAGGAGATTTGTAAGGCAGTTGATAGAGCATCTCGCTCCGTCAACGCTAATGTTAATGATCTAGTAAAGAAGGGTCTTGTAGAGCGTGAGAAGGTCGAGGTTGAGGGTGCTGATAAGCCAATCGTCTATGTAGTTCTTACTGCTGAGGGTAAGGCATTCGTTCCTTCTGAAGACGAGGAATAATTTAGATTAATCTTGGGGCTAGGAATAGCCCCATTTTTAAACAAGAACCACAATAATTTTTTTATCATAAACTTACAAAAGGAGAAAATTAAATGTTAAGAGAAGCAGAAAATATTGTAAAGGTTGAAGGTATTTTAGCAGAAACAGATTTGAAGTATGGTTCTTATACAAAAAATGGTCAGCAGATTGAAACGATTGGTGGCACCATTACTGTAAATGTTGACCAGGTTATTGATGGCGTGCCACAGACTTCACAAATTCCAGTTCATATGTTTAGCACTAAGTATACAAAGACGAATAAGATTAATCCTTCTTATGAATCTATTGAAAGAGTTATGAAGGAGTTTAAGTCTATCGCGGCGACTGGTAATGTGGAGGAAGCTGATAAGATTAGAATTACACGTGGCTATCTTAGAATGAATGAGTATTATAATACTCAGACTGATAAGTTTGTTAGTTTTCCTCGCGTTCATTCTAATTTCGTAAATAAGGCGACTGGTGAATTTAATCCACAGGCAAATTTTAGCATGACTTTTGCAGTCTCTAATATTCAGCCAGTTGTAGATTCACAGGGCGTCGAACTTGATCCGAAGCAGCTTGAAGTTACAGTAATTGTTCCTTATTATGGCGGTAAGGTTGATATTATGAAGCTTCGCGCGAAGAATCCAAATGTAGTTAATGCTATTGAACAGTATTGGAGTACAGATGATACCTTTAAGGCAAATGGTCGTCTTGAATGGTTCTCCAAGACTGAAAAGGTTCTTGAAGAAGTTGACTTCGGTGAACCGATTGAGAAGCTCAAGACGACTAGTAGTAGTGATATTGTCATTACTGGCGGTTCTCAGGTTCCCCTTGATGGCGACTTTGCTTTTGATCAGGATGAACTTGTTGCAGCGCTTAGAGAAAGAAAGGCTCGTCTTGAAGAGCAGAAGAATAAGTCAAAGAGTAGAACTGCACCAGCACCAGCACCAACAAATTCTAGTTCTATCCTCGCTGGTGAAGACTTGGGATTTTAATCCCAAGTCGGGAGGTGAAGTAAATGGCTATTGATATTTTATCTCTTGAACCAAATGTCATTTCAAGGGATCTACGCGGAAAATATATTTTGTTGGCTGGCGCGCCTCGATTATAGTCTGGGGCGGTTGATTGGTAACAATCAATGGAGAATCGCGGAGAAAAACTGGAAAGCTGAGACGCTAATCAGAGGTGAAGGATTGATGGAATCAATTCAGCCGCAACGCATAGAAGATGAAATAATTCTTCCACGAGGCCGCGACCCCATGAAAATGGGTGAAAAGATATGCTGAACTTATACGAAAATGAAGTATAAGAAGTAGAGGATAAAAAACCTTTACGATAACATAATTGAAGATTGGTAAGACAACACTATGTTGTCAGTCAGAAAAGGCTTTAATTTTGGCAACAGAAATTGGTACTAATGCCCAAGGTGGTGCAATGGTACAACCAATTCAGAAGTATTCAGACTTTAAATTGGTTTTGAGACAGCTGGAAAATCCAAAAGCAAAAGAAAAATATTCTACGATTTGTATAGATACTATTGGGATACTTTATGATCTTTGTGAACAATTTATCTGTCAACAGAATGGCGTCACAAAGCTCGGTGATGTTCCGTATGGTGCAGCATATAGCCAGTTATCTAAAGAATTTGAATCTTCTATCAGAAAGATTACTATGATGGGGTATGGATTAATTATGACCTGTCATCTAAAGGAGTCTTATGATGAGGAAGGAAGACTATTAAGCGCGAAGCCTGATCTTAATAATCGTTGTTTAAAGATTGTCAATGGTCTTGTTGATCTTATTGCAGTTATTACGCAAACATGGAATGAAAAAGGAGAAAGTGAGCGTTGGATTCAGACACGCGCGACTCCTACTATTTCAGCCGGTACTCGTTTTAGATTTCTTGAACCTCGCATTCCCTTTGGTTTTCATGAACTAGAGAGCGCACTAGCAAAAGCTATTGATGAGGAAGAGAAGCACGGTGCGAAAGTCGTAGATGAGGCTCCTATTATTCAAACGGAAAGGATAGATTTCGAGAAAACGATGTCAGAAGCTCGTGAACTTTGGATTTCAAAAGTAAATGCCGCGCAGACAGATGAAGAAAAAGAAGCGATTGTTCGTGCAATGTCGAAAAAGGTTGAGCTGGTCTTTGGCAGAAAGATTAAACTATCGGAAGTTACTGAAGATCAAGCTGACTTGTTAGCTTTAGTCTTGATGGATTTGAAAACATTATAATCTGGCATTTCAAGACTTTTAAAAAAGAATATGTAAAGCGGTTTGAGGTGTAGATAGGCTCTACACCTCAAATTTGCTATTTTCTCCAAAATATGGTATAATTATTTTATAGAAAGGAGTGAGAATATGGCTCCACATATTGTAATGTGTCGTTTCTGTAAAGAAAGATTTGATGCAAAAAAAGATAGAGAGAATATTGATTGGGTTCAAAAGTCGAAGGGCTGGTATTATCATACAAGATGTTATCAAAAAATGAGGTCAGAAAAGGATTCAACAAATGATATATGGAAAGACCGCATTTATGATTTCATCGCACATGACCTCAAAGTTTCATATAACTATTTCTTATGTGAACAACAACTAATCAATTTTGTAGAAAAAGATAGAATTGGAACATATAAAGGGATTTATTTCGCTCTCAAATACTTTTATGAAATTAAACATGGAGATTGGAATAAAGGAAATGGTGGATTAGGTATCATTCCATACATCTATAAAGACTCAACTGATTATTGGGTCGCGAGAGAAGAAAAAGAAAAAGGAATTTTAGCTGGAATTGAACAGCAATTAAAAGAAAAAGAGGTCTCTCCTGTTATAAAAGTTAAAAAAAGGAAATCCGAAAAAGAAAAAAGTAAGTGGAATTTGGAGGACGTTTAATGACTGACAAAAATACAATAATTCAAATTTTTGGAAGCTTGATGAAAACTCCAAAACTTTTGAGCCAAGTTGACAAGTATAGTATTACACCAAGCGACTTTGAAACAAGATTTGAGAAATTCATTTTTGTTGCAATCGATAATTTATATCGAAATGGCGCCGAAAGGATAAATCCAGTTGATGTTTCAAATTTTTTAGAGACAAATGCTTCTGGAAAAGTTATTTTTGAACAGAATAATGGTATTGAGTATTTACAGGATTGCGAGTTTTTGTCCGATGAAAATAACTTTCAATATTATTACACAAAATTAAAGAAATTTAATCTGCTGCGTGATCTTCAAAAAATGGGAATTGATACTTCTGAATTTTATGTTGAAGATTTAACACGACCACGCGCCTTCGATGTAAATAAGAAATTTGAAGAACTAACAATTAAAGACGTAGTTGATGCAACAAAGAAAAAACTTTTGAAAATTGAAAAGGATTACATTCAAGACTCAAATGTTCAAAGCTGGGATTTGGCGGATGAAATTGATGATGTCATCGATGAATTTGGCGCGGAAGAAAATATTGGACTTCCAATTAATGGAAGTATTCTATCTCCAATTTTAAACGGTGCTGAACTTGGCGCGCTGACCATCCGTAGTGGATCAAGTGGTTTGGGCAAGACCAGGGTAGCGGTAGCTGACTGTGCTAAATTGGCGTTTCCATTTTACTTTGACTTGGAAAGTCAAAAATGGGTAAAGAGCGGTTCAAGCGAACCAACTCTATTTATTATGACAGAGCAGAAGCCAGATCAAATTATTAAAATGTTTTTAGCTTATTTAAGTGGAATAAATGAAACAAAATTTCGTTTCAACGATTTAACAAATGAAGAAAGAAAAAGAATTGAGATTGCAAAAAAAATCATCAAAGATTTTAACAATGTAAAGTTGATGAGAATACCTGATCCGTCAATCGAACAGTTAAAGTTAGCTGTTAGAGAAGAAGTTATTATGTCTCAAAGAAAGTATGTGTTCTTTGATTATATTTTTGTCTCACCAGCTTTATTAGAAGAATTTCGAGGACATGGCCTTCGTAACGATGAATGCCTACTTTTAATGGCAACTGCGCTAAAAGACTTGGCAATCGAACAAAACGTCTCAATCTTTACTTCAACACAGGTAAATGCACGAGCTGACGATAATACAGAAATCAGAAATGAATCTTCATTAGCTGGTGGTCGTTCGACTATTAATAAGGCTGATAATGGTATGATTATGGCACGACCTACAAAAGATGAAATTGATATTCTTACGAAAGATGGTACATTATCTGGAATGACTATACCAAATATTGTAATAGACATTTTCAAAGTCCGCTCTGGTAATTGGAACCAAGTTAGAGTTTGGCGTTATTTTGATTTAGGTACGCTTCGTATTAAAGATTTATTTGTAACGGATTCGCGCCTTATGCCAATTCAAAATCTTAATCTATATAGTTATGATTGGGAAATTACAAAAGAGGAAGAAGAATATTTGAATAAAATAAATAAGAAAGGATAATAATGGATTATAAACAAATAATCGAAGAACTTTCTTGTGAGCAAGTAGAAAAAATTTTAGATAAATTAGATGTTCCATGGGTTGATAAAGGAGAATATTTACTTTGTAAAACAGCTTGCCATAATATTGACTTAGAAGAAGCATCTTGGAAATTATATTATTATAAAAATACTCATTATTTTTATTGTTATACAAATTGTGCAAGTATGAGTATTTTTAGATTTCTTGAACATTATTATGAGACACGCTCAATTCCTTATGATTGGCATGAAGATGTTCTTAATTTTGTTATTAGCTATAATGAAAATTATTTTAAAGAAAATAGCAATCTTGTTGTAAAGTATACTCCTCAAAGAGAAAAATTTGAGCAGAAAAAAAATAGGCGTCAGCTCCCAATCTATCCAAATGGAATCATCAATGCTTTTGTGAAACGGTATCCAGTTGAATGGATTCAAGAAGGAATTAGCATTAAAGCAATGGAAAAGTATCATATTCGTTTTTCAGAAGTTCAAAACAAAATTATTATTCCTCATTATAATGTAAATGGTGAATTAGTTGGAATTAGAGGGCGCGCGCTCGATAAATGGGAAATTGAGAATGTCGGAAAATATTTACCAGTCCAAGTTGAAGGCAAGTGGTATTCTCACCCGTTGAGCTTAAATCTTTATGGGCTTTTTGAAAATAAAGAGAACATCAAGAAATATGGTATTTGCTATGTATATGAAGCAGAAAAAAGTATACTTTTATCTGAATCATTTTCATTTCCTAATTGCGGAGTAGCAGTATGCGGCAGCCAATTTAATAAATATCAAGTTGACTTACTTCTTAGGTATTGTCAGCCAAAGGAAATTGTGCTCTGTTTTGACAACGAAGAAAAAGAAAAAGAAGATAAATATTTTAATAAGTTAATGGGAATTTGTAAGAAGTATAATAATTATTGTAATTTCTCATTTATTTATGATAGAAAAAATTTAACGATGAAGAAAGACAGTCCTGTTGATAGAGGAGAAGAAATTTTTCGAGAATTAGTAAAAGAAAGAGTAAAGGTGAAGTAAAAAAAGTGAAGTATAAGCTAGTAAATAAAAAAATTACAGAAGATTATGGGCGGAATCTACTTCGCGCGAGAGGTATTGAAAATATTGATTTATTTCTACACCCAGATCCAACTTGCCTTCAATCATGGGAAGATTTAGATAACATTAGTAAAAGCGCAGTAATGGTTTTGGATAAAATCAAAGAGGATAAACCATGGGCTATAATCGCAGATTGTGATACTGATGGAGCTTGTTCTTTTGCAATTATCTATCAATACCTAAAAAGATTAAATCCAGAGAAAGAAATTAAATTTTTTATTCACACAGGAAAGCAACATGGTTTTTCTGATATGATGGATAACTTGATGGATACGGATTGGGGGCTAATAATCGCGCCGGACTCAGCCACCAATGACGGTCAATATATTGAACAATTTAGTTGTCCAGTTTTGGTTTTAGATCATCACTTAAAAGAAGAAAGTTCAAAGATCCCTCTTAATATGTTCTTTGTAAATAACCAAGAGTCTCAATTTTATAAGAATAAAGACTTGTGTGGTGCAGGTGTAACTTGGCAATTTTGTAGAGCTTTAGATTATTATAGTCAAAACGATTGGGCAAAAGATTATATTGATTTATGTGCATTAGCAGAAATTGGTGATATGATGAGTGTTTTGAATTATGAAAATCAGTATCTAATTCAAACTGGTCTTCACAATATAAAAAACACGATGTTTAAAGTTCTATTAGATAAACAAGACTATTCAATGGGCGGAAAAATTAACCCAACTACCATTGCTTTTTATATTGTTCCTCTCATCAATGCAATGATTAGAGTTGGTTCACAGGAAGAAAAGGAAAGACTATATCGAGCTTTTGTTGAACCAAATGTGCTAGTAGATTGTCATAAACGTGGCGCGAAAGGTACTAAAGAGCGGCTTTGCGTAGAGAGCGCGCGTGAATGCACGAATGCAAAAGCAAAGCAAGACAGAGAAAAAGAAAAAATTGTTGAGTCTTTGGAGATGAAAATTTTTAAACAAGATTTATTGGAAAATCAAATTCTTTTTGTACCACTTGATGATGATGACGATTTTCCTCCCGAACTCAATGGGTTGTGCTCGATGGTCTTAGCTTCCAAGTATCATAAGCCAACAATTATTGCAAGAGAAAATAGTGATGGTTTTTTTAGAGGAAGCGCCAGAGCTATGAGCAATACAGAATTAACTTCGTTTAAAAAGTATTTGGAAAGTACTGGTTTGTTTGAATATACTTTAGGTCACGATCAAGCATTCGGCATTAGTATAGAGAACTCAAATCTTGAAAAGCTCTACGGAATTTCAAATGAAGAACTCTCCAAAATTGATTTTGGAGAAAATATTTATGACGTAAATTTTATAGTTAGTGCTAACGACAAAAATCTTTCTTTTTTAATTGCTGATTTAAGTCAATATGAAGATTATTGTGGGCAACAAAATCCAGAGCCACAAATTTGTGTTACTAATATTTTAGTTTCTTCCAATGAAGTTTCAGTCATTGGAAAGAATAAAGATACTATAAAAATTGAAAAGAATGGAGTTACGTATATAAAATTCCACGCAAAAGAATTAATTCAATCTTTACAAGAATATGATAAGATGAATTTGACGATTATCGGTAGACCAAATATTAATGATTGGCTTGGCAATCTTACCCCACAGTTATTAATTACAGATATGGAGATTGAAGATGCAAGATTTTCCTTCTAACATTTATATTATTCCTACAGGAACCGGAAAATCAGTGAAAGTTTATTTTGAACAAGAATTAATATCAGAAAAAGAAGCAACTGAAAAATTTATTTCTCTTATAAATAAAAAAGCAATGAACGAATTAGAAAAAGAAGAAGAAGTTGAAAAGTTTATTTTTCTTATAGATAAAGTGAAAGCGATGAATGAACCAAAAAATTTAAAAATAATTTTTGAAGGTAATTTAAAAAATATAAAAATTAATAAGAGGTAATTTATGGTTTATATGGGTTCTAAAGAAAAATTAGCAAAATATATAGTTCCAATTCTTCAAAAAACTATAGATGAAAATAATTGTGATACGTATATTGAATGTTTCGTAGGTGGCGCGAATATCATCAATAAAATAAAATGTAAAAATCGTTTTGGATATGACAGAAGTGATACTTTAATTGCTCTATTAAAACAAGCGCAAGATGATTTTAGTAAAATTAAAGAAGATGGAAATTTAGAAGATTGGAACAAAGGTAAAAATTATGTTAAAAATGGAATAATGCCAAATGATATGACTTTAGCTGATATTGGGGCAATAGAATTTTTTAGAAGTTATGGTGCTGGAGGTTTCCCTCGAGGTTTTGTTAAGGACTATCAAAATAGGAATCCTTACAAAGAAAGAAGAGCTAATTTGGAGAAACAATCGAAAAGCTTAAAGGATATAAAATTTAATTGCCAAAATTATTGGGAATTAAAACCATGCTCAAATGCAGTTATTTATCTTGATCCTCCATATCAAGGAACAAAAATTTATGGCTATGCTAGTCAAGGAAAAATGGATTATGATTTCTTTTGGAATTGGGTAAGAAAAATTAGTAAGAATAATTATGTTTTTATTTCTGAACAAAAGGCGCCAGAAGATTTTGAAGTTCTTTGGGAGAAAGAAATTTCCAGGCAAGTTGCAATAAAAAATGATTTTAAAGCAACTGAAAAATTATTTAAATTAAAAGAAAATTAATATTGTTTTCTTTAGAATATTATGATATAATATTATTAGAAAAAAGAAAGAGGTGATGAAAAGTAATGAGATTTGAAACACATAGCCACTCTCATTACTCGAATATCCGTCTAATTGACAGTATCAATAAGCCTCGTGATATGATATTAACCGCTTCAAAGTTGGGTTATGCAGGTCTTGCATTAACCGATCATGAAGCTCTTTGTGGTCATGTTGAATGGCTTCAACTAGAACAAGAACTAAAAAAGAAAAATCTTATTGCCAAAGATTTTAGATGCGTGCTTGGTAATGAAATTTATCTTACGGAGACTAGAGAACCAAAACAAAAATATTGGCACTTTCTATTGATTGCTAAAAATACAGAAGGTCATCGCGCACTACGTGAACTTTCTTCTCAAGCTTGGCTTAACTGTTATACGGAGAGAAGAATGGAACGAGTTCCAACGTTGAAGACTGAACTGGAAGAAATTGTAAAGCGTTTTCCAAACTCTCTAATTGCAGATAGCGCCTGCCTTGGATCAGAGTTAGATGCTCTCGTTCTAGCACTTGACGATGCTGAAAAACAAAATAATAAAGAACTAATCCTAGAAAATAAAATTAAAATTGATAAGTTTCTTCGTTGGTGCATTTCACTTTTTCACGATGATTTTTATATTGAAATTGCTCCTGGTATCTCATCTAATCAAAAGCGTTTCAATCGTCGAGTAAAACCCATCGCAAAATTTTATGGTTTAAAAATTGTTATGGGAACTGACGCTCACTATCTTACTTCTGATTACCGAGAAATTCATAAAGCTTTTCTTAATTCAAAAGATGGCGAGCGTGAAGTCGATAGTTTTTATCATGATGCACATTTCATGTCTGATGAAGAAGCCTATGAGAATTTGAAAGATATTTTTTCAAAAGAAGAATTTGATGAGATGTGCGCGAACTCATTAGAAATTATGAATAAAATTGGAACTTATGATATTTTTCATAATCCAATTATTCCAGAAGTAAAAGTTTACCCACCAAAAAAAGAAGAAGATGAAAGCTTAGCCAGATATAAAACACTTTATAAATTAAAAAATAGTGATAATCCGCAAGAAAGAGAATGGATTAGTCAGTGTTTATTTTCATTAAAAGAGAAAGAAATTGATGATAGCATTCATTATGAAAGACTAGAACTTGAAGCAAGTATTCTTTCTTATATTAGTGAGAAGTTAGGAAATTGCTTGTATTCATATTTTAATACTTTTAAGCATTATATTGACTTATTTTGGGAATGTGGTTCTATTGTTGGCCCAGGTCGAGGGAGCGCTGGGTCTTTTTTAAGTAATTATCTTTTAGGAATTACTCAAATTGATCCAATAGAATGGAATCTTCCTTACTTTAGATTTTTGAATAAGGATAGAGCGGAACTTCCTGATATAGATCTCGATCTTGCTCCATCTAAAAGGCCCCTTGTCCTTAAAAAGATTAGAGAAGAAAGAGGAGAATTAAATGTCCTTCAAGTTGCAACTTTTGGTACAACTTCTTCTAAGTCGGCGATCGCCTCAGCTTGCAGAGGGTATAGAAGCGAAGAGTATTCAAAAGGAATTGATGTTGATGTTGCTACTTATTTATCTAGTTTAATTCCTGTTGAAAGAGGTATTGTTTGGAGTCTTTCTGAATGTTTTAATGGAAACGAAGAAAAAGGAAGAAAGCCTGTTAAAGAATTAGTTTTTCAATTTGAAAAATATCCTGGACTGAAAGAAATCGCTCTTGGCATTGAAAATCTAGTAGTAAGACGTGGACAGCATGCTTCTGGTGTTATTTTATATAATAATTCTCCATTTGAAACTACAGCAATTATGAGAAGCCCAAACGGAGATATGACCACTCAATATGATCTCCATCGAGCAGAACTCGCGGGAGATGTAAAATTCGATTTCTTAGTGACAGATATTTGTGATAAATTAGCAGTTGCTTTGAACCTCTTAATTGATAATGGATATTTTGATAAAGGAATGTCTCTTAGAGAAATCTATAATAAATATCTTCATCCTCAAGTTATAAATCTAAAAGATGAAAGAATTTGGAAAGCTCTTGAAGAAGGCTCAGTACAAGATGTTTTTCAGTTTAATACTGCTATTGGTATTCAAACTGCGCAAGCAATTAAACCTCATAATCCAGCAGAAATGACTTCAGCGAATGCTCTTATGAGATTAGTCGCTCCAGAAGGAGAAGAAAGACCTTTCGATAGATATGTTAAATTTAAAAATGATATTTCTTTGTGGTATCAAGAAATGGATAATTATGGTTTAACGAAGGAAGAACAAAAAATTCTTGAACCTTATTACAAAAGAGACTATGGTGTTCCTGCTTCACAGGAACAATTAATGTTGATGGTTATGGATCCGAAGATTTCTCACTTTACATTAGCAGAGTCTAATCAATGTAGGAAAGTGCTTGCTAAGAAAAAGATAAAGGAAATTCCAGTTATTCAAGAAAAATTCCTTTCTCAATGCCCTTCTAAAAAACTTGGAGCTTACTGTTGGAAAACAATGATGAAGCCTCAAATGTCCTACTCATTTAGTGAAGTTCATGCACTTCTTTATTCTTTTATTGGTATTCAAACTCTTGTTTTAGCAACTAATTTTCCAATTATTTACTGGAATACAGCTTGTTTAATTGTAAACTCACAGTCAATCGAGGAAGAAAATGTTGAAGAAACTTCTGATACAAGTTGTTCAGAAGAAAATATTGATGAAGAATTAGAAGATGTAGAAGCAGAAGATGAAGAAGAGGTTCAGAAGAAAAAAGAGAAGAAAAAACAAAAAACTGTCAACTATGGTAAGGTTGCCGCTGCGATTGGTAAAATGGTGAGTTCGGGTATTACAGTGTCACCACCAGATATTAATCAATCAAGTTTTACTTTTTCTCCAAATGAAAAAGAAAATTTAATCCGTTATGGTTTAAGAGGTATTACAAAAATAGGTGAAGATCTCGTAAAAAATATCATTGCAAATCGTCCTTACTCTTCTATCCTAGATTTTCTTTCAAAAGTAAAAATAAACAAAACACAAATGATAAACTTAATTAAGTGCGGCGCTTTTGATTCTTTTGGAAAAAGAGAAGATATTATGGAAGATTACGTAAGTTTAATTAGCGATACAAAATCTGTTCTAAATCTTAGAAATATGCAAATGTTAATTAACTTCAATTTAATTCCAGATGAGTTTGATATGGTTCGCCGCGTCTTTAATTTCAATAAGTATTTAAAAAGATTCAAAGTTGATAATGTATTTCTTATCGATAATATTGCAATGAATTTTATTGATAAAAATTTTAACATTGATAATCTCCAAGAGGACGACCGCGCAGAGTCTGGTTTTGCAATTCTCCAAACTAAATGGAAAAAGATTTATGATAGTTATATGAATAAAATTCGCCCATATATTAAAGACAACAACAAAGAGTTGCTTGATGCAGTAAATAATCGATTGACAGCAGAAGTTCGTGAAAAGTATACTCTTGGTTCTATTAGCAAATGGGAAATGGATTCTGTTTCATGTTATTTTCATGAACACGAACTAAAGAATGTCGATTATAGCTATTATGGCTTTTCAAATTATTTTGAACTTCCAGAAAATCCAGAAGTCGATACAATCTTAAATATTCGTGGAAAGAAAATTCCTCTCTTTAAAATCCATCGAATTTGTGGTACAGTTTTGGATAGAGACAAATTAAAGAAAACAATTACCTTACTTACAAGAGAAGGAGTTGTAACAGTTAAAATTTTTGGAGATGTTTTTAATCATTATGACAGACAAATTTCCGAACGCGGCGCGGATGGAAAGAAACACGTTATTCAGAAGAGTTTCTTCTCAAGAGGCAATAAAATTATTGTAACGGGTATCAAAAGAGAAGATTCTTTCCAAGGAAAAAAATATAAGTCAACTCCATACCATTTAGTAGAGTTGATTAAAGATATTAAAAGTGACGGGACTCTTATAACAGAAGAACGATTGGAGGTTGATTAAATGAGGAATAAGAAATAGCGTGTTGTAAACAAACGGTATTTAAATTTCTATAGTTTACAGACATTTTTCTACTTAATATTAGAAAATATAGAAGGGGTGTTTGTTATGGGAACATTAAAAGATATAACCAATCAAACTTTTGGGAAGCTAACAGTAGTAGAAAGAGTCGAAAATGACAAAGATGGTCATGCTCAGTGGCTGTGTAAATGTGAATGTGGTAATATGATTGTATATAGAGGAACCACTCTAAGGACCGGCCACGCCAAATCTTGTGGTTGTGCCTCTAGAGAAGATTTAACAGGTAAAAACTTTGGAAGGCTTCATGTTATAGAATTTGCGTACTCGCAAGCGTGACGCCGATATTGGAAGTGTCAATGTAGTTGTGGAAACATTACTTATGTATCAACTCATAGCTTAACAACTGAAAATACACGGTCATGTGGATGCTTACATTCTGAAATGCTATCTAATTTTAATAAAAAAGAAAAATCAAAAATTGATCAATCCACTATAATAGGTAAAACTTTCGACTTTTTAACAGTATTGAGCTTAGATTCTACACAAAAAAATAATACATATTATGTCTGTAAGTGTAATAATTGCGGAAATATAAAGTCTGTTCGATATTCAGATTTAGTATCTGGAAGAATTCATGCGTGCGGATGTCTCAATAGTTGGGGAGAAGCCCAATTAAAACTTCTTTTTGAAAAATACGGAATTTCTTATAAATCCCAATATTCTTTTGACGATTTAAGAAGTGAAAAAGACTATCCACTTCGCTTTGATTTTGCAATTTTTAGTAAAGATAAACTTGTTGGTTTGATTGAATATCAAGGTCAACAGCATACCCGAGAATCATCTAATTGGCATACCGATACTTTAGTTTTACACGACAAGAAAAAGATAGAATATTGTACTCAACATAATATTCCTTTGGTTTTTTGTGATACAAATACTAATTTAGATACTTTTGTAAAGGGGGTGGTTTCTCAATGGCTACCATTGGAGTTTAGTTTATGATTATGATTTTTTTACATATCCAAATGTCGTTCCTAATCTAGAGTGCGCGAAGCTTCTGGGATTTTACCGAAAGAAAAGAGAGATTGCTGTTCTGGCTCCTAAATTTGAGCCAGAACGCTTTTCTCAATTTTTTATACGAAAGGAATATGATGATGGTATCTATCCAAAAGAATGGTTTATGGATGGAATAATATACGGTGGCAGAGCCTTTACCAAAAATCAATATCAGCCATTATCTTTAGAAATAGAGCATACTGATCCAGACTTCTCATCTTATTTGAGTTATATTGATAACTTTAGTACCTATTTTAATAAGCTAACTCAAGATAGAGATAAGCTTGCAATGCAAAGACTATTGAAGTCGCGCCACCTACGTTTATCCTTAGATGAAAAAACTATTGATCCCTTTTGGCTTAATAAAAAAATTGAAGATAACAACACGCCAGGTTTTATCTTCCATGATTACAATTTAGGCGAAATAGAAGGAGCTTTTGATTGGATTAAGAAAAGAGTTTTTAGTCGTCATACGAAAAATAAAAAAGAAAAACCTTATAAAATAGGAACAAAATATCCAATTATAACTTCAAGTGAAGAAGATTTTTTTAATTGGTTATCTCTTCCTGGAATAAGTGATTTCTCTTATGTCCAATTTAATGGTTTTTTGTCAAGAGAAGGTATTGAAAAAATTGATAGCTTCACTTCATCTAATAAAGATAGGATCATTTATAATCCAGTCTATGGTTGCTCATCAGAAAACGATTTTCTAAAAAATAAATTATTAGAATTTTATGAACAAGTTTTATTTTTGCGAAGAAACTCAAAAGAAATTTCTCTTATATATGAAGAAAAAAATATTCAATCAGAAGATTTAGAAAAATTTATAAATTTTCTTAATTTATATCTTCATCTCGGTGCTCATAAAGTAAAAGGCGAAACATATACTTTAACTTCTTATATTAAAATATTAAAGAAAAGGGGAATCTTTCCATTGAGAGGAATTGATGAAAATTTCTTACGCCGATACTACCAAAAAGTAAGAGAAGTAAATTATGAATGTTTTAAATTATTCTATGAAAGAGAGGCTTAATATGACAAATCTAGAAATTAAAGAAAAGATTGATACAAATAACAAAATTATCGAAGATATTATGAATCCAGGTAAATTTGTTCTTAATAATACTGTATATGAACTTCTTCAAGAAAATAGAAAACTACAAAATGTCTGTAAGCACCATTTTGTAGATGGTTATTGTGAATATTGTTACTTGGAGGAAACTCTATGAATATAGTTCTTTATACTACTCATTGTCCTAAATGTAAAGTTCTAGAACAGAAGTTAAAAGATAAGAAAGTAGAATATTGCATTTGTGAAGATATTGATAAGATGGCGCGACTTGGCATTGAAAGTGTTCCTGTCCTTGGAATTAATGGAGATTTAATTGACTTCGGGCGCGCGATTAGATGGGTTAATTCTTTGGAGGAGTAAAATGGCAACAATAAATATTAAATTAAATAAAAATTTTACGACGCAGCTAAACAAGCTAATGACAAATTATGGTGAAGAATTTGCAAAAATTAACGGTCTTTCTGATGACCAATTAAATTTCACCGCTTTTATTGATAACTTTATTGATAGCCCCACAGTTGCGGATGCATCTGTTGATGGCAATGCTAATGTTGGCCATAAAGATATTATCACAATGATAAATGAAATGCCAAAGGCGCATCAAAAACTTTTGGCTTTAAATAAAATCTATTATGAAATGAATAAAAAATATGGCTTTAAAGATGCCAACAAGTGGCTTGAACTTGAATGGAACAAAGCTCTTGGACTTCATGATGCTCATAGCGCCACGCTATTGCCCTATTGCTTTGCTTACGACTTAAAAGACTTAGCCGAAAAAGGTTTATTCTTTATTGAAAATTTTAATGCTAAGCCACCACAGCATCTTACCACTTTTGTTGATTTTGTAAAAGAGCATTGTTCTTTTTGTTGTAATCATTCTGCTGGCGCTGTAGCCTATCCAAACTTGATTCCTTATATGTATTATTTCTGGAAGAAAGATATTAAGAATAATTATTTGGGTCTAACGAAAGAAAATGGTGAACAGTTTGCTATACAACAAATTCAAAGATTAATTTATGCTTTAAACCAACCATTTTTAAGAAATTCTATTCAATCTGCCTTTACAAATGTAAACTTCTTCGATCATCCTTATTTTGAAGCTATTTTTGGCGGCGCGCAATTCCCGGATGGTTCTTATATGATTGACGATGAAGAAGAAATTATTGAATTCCAGAAGCTTTTCTTGAAGGAAATGTCCAAAATTCGTTCTCAAAATGTTATGACGTTTCCCGTTAGTTCGATTTCACTTCTTGTAGATAAAAATAAGAATTTTGTAGATGAAAAATTTGCAAAAGAAGTTTGTGAAATTAACAGAAAATGGAATGATAATAACTGGTTTATTGACGACACCGTAACTAGTCTAAGTAGTTGCTGTAGACTTAAGAATAACTTCGAAGAACTTGGTTATATGAATAGTATTGGTGGTGCCGCGCTAAAAGTCGGATCTGTAAAAGTATCTACTATAAATCTTGCGAGAATTGCTTATGAATCCTCAAACGAGCAAGAATATCTAACAATTTTAAGAGATAGAGTTGAAACCAATCTCAAGCTTTTAGATTGCCAACGTCACATTATTCAAAGAAATATTGAAAAAGGTCTTCTTCATAATTTTGATTGTAAATTAATTGAAATGAAATATCTCTATTCAAGTATTGGCATTCTTGGTCTTTTTGAAACAATGAAGAAATTTGGTTACACTTATCTTGATGAATTTGGTAATACCTATTATAAAGATGAAGCTTATGCTTTTGGTCAAAAAATTTTTAAACTGATTCACAATGTAAAAGACGCTTTTATTGTAGACAAAGATTATCATATTAATCTAGAAGCTGTTCCTAAAAATTACTGGGACTTAGTAGCATAATAAATAAACTACTATAGAAAACCTTTTCTAATTGACTTGGAAGGCCCGACGCGGGTCGACAGGGCGGAAGCATAAGCACCGTGAACGACTAAATGAAAAGGCACCATTTCGATGGTGATGCGATAGTCTGAACCTTGGGATAACCAAACCAAGGAGTAGAGTTAATCTACCGCTACACGAACACTCATTTGAAGAGTATAAAAAGGGGTTATATAAATGAAAGTAAATATAAAAAACGCATCTGGAAAAGTTATTGGATATACAGAAATAACACAATCACAAATTATAGTACATAATAATACTAAACCAGAATTAATAATTAATTCTATTGAAGATATAAATATAATTAATTCTAAAATAATTACAGACGATTTTTTAATTCATCTTTATGATGATTACTTATTAAGTTGTGGAGAAATTGCTTCTTTGTTTAATGTTTGTTATTCTAATATAAATAAAAGAATAAAAAAACTAGGAGTAACAACAACTCCAAGACAAGGTCGCAGAAATAGAAGTTATGGACACCAACAGAACGGTAAAACTAAAAAAAATATTTCTAATGGCGTTAAAAAGGCATATCAAGATGGAAAATATAAAGATATTTCTCCATATGAGAGAACTCCTGAAATTAGAGAAAAGATTTCAAATAGTTTAAAAACTTATTATAAAAATAATCCACAGAATCCAGAGCCGCATAGAAAAAACTGGGAAAAAGGCATTTATAGTAAAGTTGATTTTCATAGAGGCATTGGAGGTAATTTTTTCTCTATTAAAAATAATAAAAGAATTTATTTTAGAAGTCTATTAGAATTATTTTATATGCTTATTTTAGAAAATGATAATAATATTATCGCTTATCAATATGAGCCATTTAGTATTAAATGTGATAATCAAACGTTATATATTCCTGATATTCAAATTGATAATGTCTTAATTGAACTCAAATCAAAAAAATATATTAATTCAAATAAAGATATAAAAGAAAAATTTTTATATAAAAAAGAACAAGCTGAAAAGTATTGTAAAAATAATGGATTCGTCTATAAAATTATTTATGACGAAGATATCGGATTTGATTCTTCTAGAATGAAAAGACATTTAAAAAATAACCCAGACATAATAGAAAAATATAAAATTTATTTTAATGAACCAAAACGTGTAGTTATAAAGTAACAGAATGGGTGAATCAATGGCCGCACGTTTCCAACAAGCAGATGAAATTCTATATCCTGAAACTGTTGTAAAAGATTTACCTCTCTATGGCAATCAATGGATTCCTCTTGGTATTAAAACGACTCTTCAAGAAAGAGTAAAAATTGCAAGTGCTTTTAGTGAATATTGTTCTGGTGGAGATATTCTTCACATCAATGTGGATGCCCCTTTCGATTCATTTGATAAGGCTTGGAATATGTTGAAGTACGTTGCTCAAAAGGGCGTAAAATATTTTGCCTTTACTGGGAAGATTAACGCCTGTAAGAATAATCACGGTTTTTACGGTGAAGTTTGTCCAGAATGTGGTCAACCAGTAGATACAACTTACAGTAGAATTGTTGGTTTTTATGTTCCAATCAGAACTTATTCTAAACCAAGACTTGAAGAGTGGAAGATGAGAGATTGGATGAGTCTATCTGAAAAAGGAGTAAATGCTTAAATGAATTCAAAAATTAGCCAGCTAACCGTATCACGTGAACAAGTTCTAAAAATTGCTGAATTTGTGCGTGCGACTGAACCAGAAACACAAATCAGCTTTGAATATATTGTTGGATCTTTATTTCCTTTAGCTTTTAAAAGAATGGAAGAGGCTTTAGTAGAAGAACATACCAAAGGTTATATTCAATATCAACAAGATAGAAAGGAGAAAAAGAAAAGAAAATGCAAGTAAAAGGAATTCTTGATGAAGACTTTGTAAATTTTCGTTTACCTTCAATGTATATTGCTTTTCCCAAATGTGACTTTAAATGCGATAAAGAATGCGGGCAAAAAGTTTGTCAGAATAGTGCATTGGTAAGTTCTCCAAATATTGATATTCCAATGGAAAAAATTATTACTCGTTATAAGAACAATGAAATTTCTAAAGCAATAGTCTGCGCGGGGCTTGAACCTTTTGATACATTTGAAGTTTTAAAGAAATTTTGTTATGAAGTAAGACGAGCCTATATAAAAGATCCCATTGTAATTTATACTGGATATGAAAAAGAAGAAATTATTGATAAAGTAAACGAATTAGTTTTGGTTGCAAGTCCAAACTTAATTATTAAATATGGACGTTTTATCCCAAATCAAAAAGGATATGATAATTTACTTCTTGGCATAAAATTGGCTAGTTCAAATCAGTGGGCAGAGAGGTATGAATGATTAGAAAGATTGAGACATCGCAAGCACACGAAATCGAAAAAGCTCTAAAGGAAAACCAAGGTTATTGCCCATGCCGTATTTATCGAAATCCAGATACTAAATGTATGTGTAAAGAGTTTCGAGAACAAGAAAAGGGAATTTGCCATTGTGGGCTTTTTATAAAAGAATAATTTGTTTTCTTTCTAATTATATGATATAATATTATTAGAAAGAAAGGGTGAGTAGATGACACACAAAGAAGAAAGAATGTTTAATATCGCAAGAGAAATTAGTTTATTATCTAATTTACACCGCGCGAGAGTTGGCGCAGTAGTTGTTACTGGAAATAGAATTTTATCAACTGCTTGCAACAGTCAAAAAACTCGCCCTCTTCAGGAACGATATAATACATATCGAAATTTTGATGATAATGTTGTTCCAATTCCTAAAGAGCATGCAGAAATAGCTGCCTTGTCTCCACTGATCGGAAAAGAAATAGAGTGGAGCAAGGTGTCTATTTTTACATATAGAGAATTAAAGAATGGCAAGCACGCGTGTAGTCGCCCATGTCCTGCTTGTAGCCGATTAATTAGAGATTTAGGAATTAAAAATGTTTATTATGTAGATGAAAATGGAAATTTTGTAAAAGAAAGATATATTTGAGAATTGAGAATTGCTAAGTATAACAAACAATTAGCAGTCAAGGAGAATAACAATGATTAAAATTAGAACATTTCCTCACAATGAGAAAGGTAAGATAGAATTTACGAAAGAAGAACTTCAAAAATTGCTAAATGAAGTTTATAATGAGGGTATGGCTGATAATTGTTCTATTTATTATGGCTATAGCACCATGCCTGTAGTAACTTGTTCTACTTCAGATATTGCAAGTAAAGTATCAACTTCAATCGATAAAAATAATATAACTATCAAAGACTATTGATGTAAAAGACTAAGGAGTATATATGAGGCTTTATAAAGAAACAATTGAACAAATTTGTAGCACAGAAGAAGAAGCAAAAAATTTAATTGAAGAATATCGTACTCAAGCCCGTCAGAAAGGTTATACGATTGGCTCAGCAGGTTATACCTATAAGACAAAGAAAGCCAAAGGGGAGATTGTTGGTGAACTCTGGGTGACTAAAATTGTCCAAATTTTTGGCGAGCTATGGGAGGACTTTGAACTTGAATAATAAAATCAAAGAAGAAAAAAATTTTTCCAAAGAAGACATTCAAAAGTTAAAAGAAAGTTTAAAACTATTTTCTGATGTAAGCGACGATAGTATGCAATTACTTTCGGCTTTGATCGAAACGCCAGATGATACTTTTGAAGTACTCGCACCAGGCCTTCTTGATTCTTACCTGCGTTCTCTCAATACAACCAATTACCGAATGGTAATGGCTCAAACACTTAATTCTACTGGAATCAAAGCTGATGACTTTGTTAGTGAAATACAAAAAGCAATCATGCAGATTGATACTTTAGAGTCTATCACAACCCCAAAAAAGTCTTTTTTAAAAAAGATGTTGCTTGGTCTAATAAATGTCATCGAGGAAACAGAAGGTATTTCTAAAAGAGTTATCCAAATTCCTTTTGAAAAATGTCATCCAGATGCAAAAATGCCAAAGTACGCTCATGTTGGCGACAGTGGTATGGATGTTTTTGCACTTGATGATTACACAATTATGCCCGGTGAGACAAAACTAATTCCAACCGGCATTAAGATGCAAATTCCAGCAGGTTATGAGATTCAAGTTCGCGCAAAGAGCGGTCGTGCGCTCAAGACGAAACTTAGAATTGGTAACGCAATCGGAACCATAGATAGTTCCTTTAGAGGAGAGATTGCCGTTATCATAGAGAATATTGAGCCACCAATCAAAGATATTACTTATGATTTTGATGATGAAGGCCGCCTGGTTATTACTTCTATCCTTCATGGCTCCCCTTATTACATTCAGAAAGGAGAGAAATTTGCACAACTAGTTCTAATGGAAGTTCCAAAAGCAAGCCTCGTTCAAGTTGAGAAAGTTGATGAAACTGACCGGAACGAAGGAGCATTTGGAAGTACTGGATTAAAGTAAATGGCAAGAATACAAATCGATGATATTAGAAAGGAATTAGAAAAAGATGGATGGAAATTAATCTCAACTGAATATCATAACTTAGATGAAAATTTAGAATTTCTTTGTGACGAAAATCATCACGTCTTCGCGCCGTGGAAGAAAATACGTACTCGGCGCGAGTGCCCCGTTTGTAAGGCAAATCCTTATAAAGAGATGAAGATTGACCATATTCCAAAGAAAAAAGGAACTTTTAGAATTTTGGCTCTTGACCAAGCGACAAAAATTTCTGGCTTTAGTCTTCTCGATAATAAGAAATTAGTAAAATATGGTATTTATACTGCTCCAGAAATAAATGATGAAATTGAGCGTGATCATCAAATAAAGCAATGGTTAATTTCAATGATTAATAATTGGGAAGTTGATTATGTTGCATTAGAAGGTATTCAATATCAAGAGAAGTTTGGTGTTACCACTTTTGAAACTCTAGCTCGACTTCAGGGAATTTTGATGGAAACTTTATTTACTCTTGATATTCCATATATGGTTTGCCCTACTAATACTTGGCGTCATCATTGTGGTGTAAAGGGAAGAACAAGATCTGATCGCAAACAATCGATGAAAAATCTTGTAAAAGAATGGTTTGATATTTCTGTTACAGATGACTGCGCGGATGCTATAGGAATTGGAAAGTACGCATCAGAAATCGCCATTCCAAATATTGAAACATTTAATTGGGAATAGAAAAAGAGGTGCTATTGCACCTCTCTTCCTTTTTAATACTTATTTATTTTTCTTTCGATTTTATCGTGCCATTCTTGTAGAGTTTCTTGGCATTCTTTCCACATACATTTGTCAACGGTGTCAGAATCCATAGATTTTTGTTTTTCTGCTTCGTTTTCAAAAAGATGGTGAAATTCAGTAAAATGTTGAAGTCGATATTGTGCATATTTAGCTATTTCATCGGCTAAATTTTTATCTGCTTCTTGTTCTTCTCTTATACAATAGGCATAATCAATCATCATCTCTGCATCTTTTAAATCATCATACATTCCTTTATATAAGGCTTTATACTTTTTCATATATATTACACCTCTCAGGCGAGTTTAGTTATTACTACATTTACATTAGAGAACGTGGCAGCGTCTCCTGTATTAGTAAAAACTAGGCTCGCTTTATTGTTTATGGCTGAACAAGAGGGTAATACTCTAATTAATCGAGTAAAATTAACTGTGCGTATATCTGTGGTCGAAGCTGATGTTTGAGTAGCAGTCGCGCCAGGTACAATAGAGCCATTATTGTAAAGAGTTACTGTAATCGGGCCAGAAGCAGCACCAGATACAGCGCCAGTTCCATTAAAATTTACTTGATAGAAGCCAGGTTTATTTAATACGAAAGTTGTAGAGCCAGCATTATGTGTAACAGTGCATCCAGTTAGAACATCATTAATTAAGAAAGGAATTGCTTGATTTACTGCTAAAGATTGAGATGTATTTGTATAACTATTTACCATTTTTATTACCTCCGATACGAGTTTGTACTCTCGGTAATTTTTTTAACTATTGCAAGCACATCCATAAGGATTATATGCTGTGTTGTTTACTGATTGATAAGGACTACAAGTAATATACGCTGGTTGAGGGAAAGGACGTAACGTACTAATTAATGTTGCGTTTTGAGTATGCTGAGAAAGTTGGAAATTAGCAGTTTGTAGTTCACGATCACGTTCAGCTAATTTATCGCGTAAGTCTTGCATTGTATTTTTGTTAATAAGTGCGCGAGTTGCTTCGCCTTCGGCATGAATGGCTGTTGTAATTTCACAAGTGTTCTTGTAGGCATCAGAGCGAACGGAGTCAATGTTACGGTTCGTCTCACAGCAGCATTGTTGTTGAGCATATCTGTTTTCAGCTAAAGCGGATTGTGTAGCATAGAATCCATCTTTCACAGCTGATTGATTACCATAAAAGCCATCTTTTAGACTGTTATTTACAGCATAGAAACCATCACAAATGCCATTAGTAATACCGCGGAGTTGACTATTAATATCTTGGTTATTGAAACCCTCGAATAAGTCAGAGCGTGTTAGAGCACCTTGCATTGTGGCATCATTGTTGCGGCTTCCAAAAAAGTTACCTCCACCAAGAAGTGCAAGCCAAACGAGATAAATAAATGGGTTATTTTGCCAATTATCATAATTGTCTCTTGTCAAAGCTAGAATATCGCCTGCGGATAAACCTTCGTTCATCATTTTACAGACCTCCTTAAAATTAAAATATATTTAAAGATAGCTAAGCTATCTCATTTTTAGTATAAAGTTAAGACCTTGTTCAATTTGTTCCTCGGGTATCCCTTTCGCGCGAGCCTGATTTACAAGTTGAGCGAGGTTTTCTTTTGTTAATCTAGAAATTCCTTGTCTAAACCTTTCTGGATCAAGTGGAATATTATTGTTAATTTGTTGTCTTGGTTGTCCCATATTTTGTAGCATTGCTTGTAAAGGATTAAAGTTCATTATTTAGCTTACCTCCATTTCCTATCATTTTCTTCAAATTTTCTACTTCTTTTTCAAGGGCTTGGATTCTATCATTAGACGTACTTTCTGTTTTTGTTTCACAAGGCGTTAAATTATAAGCCAATAAGGTCGGTGCGCCATTTTGCATTGATTTGATATACATTAAACTTTCGTTTGGGCAAATTGCAACTGATATACCGCCGCCTACTGGGATATTAGCAATTTCCATTGAATTATTTATTATATATACGTTGCCTTGTGGTTGTGGAAAAAATTGTGTCCCTTGATAAGCGCTTGAACTATAAGGATAAGCCATTTTATTCACCTCTTTCTTTTCTTTCCAACTATAAGTAGTGATATTTTTATATAATAAAAAGAAAAAGACTGATTTTAGATAAGTTCTATGAACAAATCCAAAATCAGTCTTTTAATTTATTTATTTTTCACAAATGAAATTCATTAATGGTTGTAAATCATTTATTGATAACTTTAATGGTTCTAATTCATCCAAAGTAAAACTGTAGTCGGGAAGTTCTACTTCTATTTCTACAAGTTCACGTAAAGCTTTTTTACATTCGTTCATTTTGGAAGGTTCAACCAAAATATCTGTTTTGTCATCAGTTAAGATGAGATTTCCTTTTTCATCTCGTTGAGCATATTTTTCTGCGATTTTTTGTTGCTGCTCTTGAATAAACGTCTGTTCTTGTGCAGCTCTCTCGTAGATTTTATTCATCTTATAAGCTGTTTTAATAGATGGCGCGCGGTCTTTAATTTGGTCATATAAATTATAAAATAAAACCAAGTCTTTAATAGTAAGTTTCATTCTTTTTCACCTCTTTTTTATATTATAACAAAAAATAATTGAAAAATCAAAATTACCAAGTGCCGCCATCTAAAACGAAATTATCTATATCTCCAGTTCTAATGTCAATTTTTGAAATGCGGTCATTAGTTACAAAATATAAAACATGACGATCTGATGTCTGGCCGATGGCCAAAACAGTATCAGTTCCATTGTTTGGAAGTTCTTCAAAATCGTGATAATTAATTCCAAGATGATTGCTTCTTGGAGAAATAGTCGGAGTTATATTATATACGACAACACTTTTTGAATAAGATTTTTTTACATTTGTAATTACTAATCCGTTTTTAAAAACAAAAGTCACTTGAGTACAAAGATAAAGGCGCCAATACTCAAAAGAATTAGTCATTTTGTTTGCTGGAGTAAAAGAATGACTTTTTGGCTGCCCGCCTGTAGAGGGAACTTGACTCCAGTCCGTTTTATTTTCTGTGTAATATAATTTATCTTCATCAGATTCTCCAGGATAGTTTACGTCACTATTTCTTTGTAAAATAAACCAACTACCAGAATCGTTAATATTTTCTTTTTCTACTCCTATGTCGGGACAGCTATAAGATAAACTACAAATGCTTGTATTATCTTTAGAGCTATAAGACGCTGCTAAAAAACTAATTGGAACTGATATATGTTTTAGACGCTTCAATGCAATTACATCATTTGTACTTTTCTTTTTATAGTTTTCAGTAGTAGATTGACCAGTAGGAGATGTCAAAATAATTCTAAAATAGCAGTTATTATTATCAGCTATTTCACCGACCATTCTTGTTATTTCAGATGAAGATGCCCAATCTATCCTTACTGGATTACCTCGACTATAACTATTTGAGTAATTAATAGATCCAACCTTATAATCAATCCAAGAATCGGGGTTTCCTCTAGAAATTTGAACTCTATAAGAAAGATTTGTACTATTATAAATAGATATTTCTGGTCTAAATCTTAACTCCAAATTTTCAATTAAAGAATCTGTATCCGGCGCGATTTCACAAAAAGTATTTGATGAATCTAGATACCCCAAACTCGATTCAGTGAATGAAGCAATTATTGGCTCTATAAAGTTTATTTTTGCTTTATAAGAAGACTCAAATATTATGCTGCGTCCAAATAAGTTTGTAATAGTTATTCTAAGAGGTAATTCGTAATTGGTGTCTTTATCTGTAAAATATGACCAATATTTATTCCAAAAAGTATCATCTAATACTTCTATTCTCGTTAAATAATCAGCAGAAACACTAGCTTCTCCCTTGTTAATTATTAACTTCTGTTCATTCAGGATTAAACTTGTTTCCCAATAATTATTAGCCAAACAATAATTTGTTTTTATTTGTTCTGCATTGCTGAGAGTTGTACTATTTGATATACTTACATTCCATTCTACAGAAGATTCACTAAATGGTTTTACAGCACAGTTTGATTGGCTAACTCCAATTAAGAGAGGACATTGTTTTAGACTTTTTATAAAACCGCAGGCTGTCTCCAATCCTTCTCCGCCTAAAGTTATATTTAATTTATAATCCTTTCCTGGAACTAATGATTGACTTGTTCTAAAATCAAAATACATCATTGTCCCATCAGAAGAAATTCCTTTTCCTAAAAAGGTTGCATTTAACTTAGAAGATGTATTATCTGATGAATAATAAATACAAGATTGAGAACCATTATAAAGCCCAGAATCATAAGAAAATCTAAATCGAATATCTTTCCAAAAATAATTATCGAGACCGACCGAAGTGTTTGAATGGTTATTTATTATTCCCTTGTCAGAAGGCGCGGGAGCAATAGTTAAGAATTTGCCATCATTTGTAGTTTTTAAGTATCCTAATGTTGTAGTATCCAACCCATCATTAAAAGAGACTCCAAGCCAATAATCAAAACCAAGCCCCATAAAACTAAAAAGATTTAGATTATTAATGCTAAAAGTGCCGTTTGTTAATCTTGTTGAATAAATTGTTCCAGAGTTAATATTAAAATCATTTTCTCCATTTGGTGCAGCATTTGAATTAAAAGCTCTTCTTTTTAAGTAGATATTTAAAGTACCAGTTGTTTTATTTGATAAAGTTCCGCTTATATTTAAATACCAGGCATTTACCAAATTAGACCGAGAACCTGGATAATTTGAATTTCCAGAGACAGAAATCGGATTGGGACAAGTAATATAAATTGAACTAAAATTAGGCAAAGGATTTTGAGTTATTTTTGCACTTGAATATGAAGAGCTGTATTCAAGACCATCCCAAGTCCAAAAATAATAGGTTGTATTAAAATCAAAATAAGACGATGAAGAATATTGAGTAATACTCTCTTTATTTGTTGTTTTAGAATACCACAAAGTGGCAGTTTGACCAGAGTCATTTGCGTTTCCTGCATATGCTTCAATATGATGATCAGAAGAATAATGCGAAACAGTTTTACTATATGAAGAAGGAGTGTCTGGTAAATAATTAACGCTTAAAGTTGTTCCAGATATTGCTAATCCAGAAGAGTAACTTGACTGCGTGCCAACCGATTGAACTCCAACTCTCACTTTATAACCACGACTTAAATTATTGGCAGTAAATTCATAATACCTATTATTAAATTCAGCGCTTCCTGAAGAAACTCTTTTATAATAAGTATAACTTGAAAAACTTGGATTCGCGCCATCTGCGGTAACTCTAACATAAATATCGTAAGCTGCTATTGGGTTATTTGTACCGGCTGAACCTACATTCCAACCAACTTTTATCTTTCCGCTTGGCTTTAAATAATAAGAAGTAGATCCATCATGATTATTATCTCCCGAAAGATAAACTTGGCTAGGAGCACTGACAGGTGTGTAGTTCCAAGCAGGAGTTGATACTGTAAACTTAAAAGTTCCAGAGCCATTATATTTAACGCCAGCAACTCTTTCAACACCTCTTAAATAAAAAGAGCAATTTAAAGTCTGATTAGGGCTTACTTTTCCGACATTAACATCAAAAGTTATAGTCGTATAATAAGTATAACCATAATTTGCACCCCAGTTGGTATCATACTTTATATAAGTATCTTTAGAAGTGCTTCCAACTTTTGTTGTTAATAATAAATCATAATCTCTTAATAAATAGGAAGTTAAACTTTCTAGTTGACAATAGAATTTAAAAGAATAAATTAATTCATTATTTCCATTTCTTGCTGTATTTGTTAAATACATTTTATTATATAGCGCTGGTGAGCTACCAACAACCCACCAGTCGCCATTATGTAATTTTATTTCTGCCATGCCTTTTCACTCCTTTTTATTAAGCGTTGACATATATATCATATCCACCCTTAACTTTTTTATACTCCATATACTCACCTGATAAATCTCCTAAATACATATTATTTGTTAAATTCGTATCTTCAAAGAAAGAGACTCGTTTATTATTCATTTGTCCTACTAAAATATTTTGAATCTTAAAATCAAATGAATATTCATTGCTCGTCTTTTTATTGAATTCAAATTTTAACGGCAAATCTTCTATATCGTTTTCTTCATAATAAACAATGTCATTATCTCTTATTTTCAATTTAGAAGTTTTGAATAAGTCACCCTCAAAAATTCTTCCAAAGAAGTCTGTTACACCATTGCTTATTTTTACGAAGTATTTTTGATCTTTTCCTTGTGTTAAACCAGCGCTATTAATTCTAAAATGCTCATTACCTAAATCAATAGAGCCATCTTTTCTACGCATGAATGAATCTCTAAACACAATACCTTTACTTGTATCATAAATGCTCAGCTCTTCAGAATTATCAGTTATTGTCCCATCTTCATTTTCTTTATGAGTACCACCGTGTAATCTTAAACCATAAATATCAACACCTTCAATAGTGGCATTAGAAATAACAGATCCTTCGAATATGCCTCGAGAAGCATAAAGAGAACCATTTTCTGTTACTCTAAAAGGTGCTTTACTAATTGTATTTACTGAACTTGCGCCGGCCCAGAAAGTAACTCTCTCTCCTGGTCTTTCACTATCAATTTGTTCTTCATTTCTAAGAGTGCTAATACCAGCAAAAGTATTTTCTCTAATTTTTGTAGTTAAACTACCTTTTAAGAAAACATTTTCTGCGTAAAGACCATATCCACTTACTGGAAAGTCCATCTGTGTGTTTAAAGCAGAAAGACTTCCTAGATTACCTAGGAAAAGATTAGGAAGTTTATTATAATTTAAAGAATAATTTTCTTCTAAATCTGGCACTATAAAAGTAAAACCACTTCTATACAAGTTTTGATCCTGTCCAGCACCGTTGGTGTAAGAATTAGAGTTTACACCAATCAAAAGCTCATCTTTTAAAATGTAACTTTTAGATGTATCAAGGATTCTATCAGAACTATTACTCGTAATTTTCTCTTCAAGAGATGCTAACTTTGTAATTGAAGTTATTTTTTCTTTTTCAAAATTGCTTAAAACTCCTGTAACTTTGATCTGTACAATATTACTATTTTCTTCAATAGATTCAATTAAGCCATTCGTTGGAGAAGTACCATACCCATTTAACATGACTATATCATTTTCTTTAAAAAGAGCAATATCTTCAACTTTTAATTTAAAAACGATTTCAGAAGTTTCATCAATAGTAGATATTTCATCTTCAATATATTCAACTTTAGAGGTCGGCTTAAAAATCATAATACCACCAACAGTTTGAGTGGTTTGATTTTTGAAAACAACGTTTTCAATAGTACCACCATGAGCTACAACATTTTCAAAGTTGGCTACAGTTGGCGTAATATTCCAATTTAAGCCACTTATTGTAGATTTTGTACCATCTAGAATAATATTGCCAAGCTTAAAAATGCCATTGTTGGTAAGCTCGATAGAATTTTTGTCTGTTTCTGGATTGTAAATTTTTAAGAAAGTTCCGCCATTAGCATATGGATTACAAATATAAGAATTATTTAATTTAATATAGTTTTTAATAGTCGCGCCAGTTCCTAATTCAATGGTATCGGCAATTATTTTTCCTTCTTCACCTAATAAACGAATTGCGGCATCTGATGGATTATAAATGATATTACCTTTTGAATCTTCTGTTGGGTTGTTTGTAGAATAGAGTTCTTTTTCGCCAATGATGAAGCCACCAATACGACCACTAGAAGCTTCAATCATACCGCTAAAGCTACTATCTTTTGCCGTAATCTTTCCAGTAAATTCACCATCAGTAGCGTAAACTGTTCCTTTTATATAAAGGCCTCCATTACCATCCGCGCGGAGTACTGTTTCATCTCCATTCTTTATAAAGAAATTTCCGTTCTTTACAGTTAAACCATTTGAATCAAAGATAACCTGCTTATCTCTTAAAGTCTGAACGATAGAAGAAGAAAAAACGTTTAATTTTGCACTATCTACAGATTGTGCTATTCTGAAAATTATTGTCTTAACTGTTACAATAGATTTTCCCTTTAAGAAAGAAATTCTAACACCAAGAACAGACATATCGGTTAGCGCCTGGCTTGCCGCGCGGACGCCATTTGAATAAATATAATTTTCATCTGAATCTTTTTTGTCCTTCGCCACTTTGAGTAGCTGTAAATCCAAAGAAAATTCTTTTAACTGCTCATTATAAGTTAAAATTGCCGGAGCACCATTATATCCAATCAAATCAGAATAGATGTCTTCGCTATTCTCAAGTAAAAATTCAATAGAAATTTTATCTTTACTATCTAAAATTTCATTCGCGGTTAAATCCTTTACAGAAAAATTTAAACTGTCATATGATAAGATAAAATCATCAATATTTTCTTCATTTTCGTAATACTTTAAAACTTCTTCTGTGTTTATTAAAATATTATATCCAACAATTTCAATTTGTTCTCGACTTACACCAATCTCTCTACTAGTATAGGTTTCCGCGCCATCTATGACAGAAACTTTATAAGTCATAAAAGTATTAGTTCCTAAACTGGCAGAAGTCAGAATTAGAGTCTCATTTATCTCTCCTTCTAATTCCTTTCCATTTGCATACCACTTATACTGTACATTGGTTTTATCTCCTTCATAAACCGCCGTTAAAGTAATAGTTTCTGGGCTATTATTTAAAAAATAAGTGCCAGAAGCTACGATAGAAACCATAGCATTATTTAACAATTTAGAAATTTCTAAATTACCAATTTTTCCACCTGTTGCATAAATTAAGCCAGTAAAATTGCCATCTTTCGCGGTCATTGAGCCATCTTCATAAACAATAAAATTATTTGTTGCATTAATGACTTCTCTACCGTGTTTCGTATCAATCGTATCCAAAGTTCCAATTCCAACAGAACTGTTAGCTTTTGAAACACCAATATTTAAACGGTTCTTTAGCCACAAGTCACCATTAGAATCCGTTATCATTACGTCATTATTTTTAGCATCTTTTATTCTAATACCAAAAACATAAGGAAATTCTTCTGAACCTTCTCCATCAATTTTACCAATTCTAATGCGATCAACTATTCCATCACTAACATTTATATCTTTATCAGAAGAAATTTCAATGGTTCCAGCTCCATATTTATTTTTTAGGAAGAAACCCTCCCATGTTAAACCAAAATTGGCGTGTTCCCATACTTCAGTAACAGTTTGAGGCTTAAATTCTTCCTCCGAATTTTGATTCTGCAAACCGTAAATACCGAATTGATCAAAACGAACAAATTGTTGAAGTTGAACGCCTGCTTTTTCACCATCAATATAAATCTGTTTATAAGCATTTAAGCCATAAGAGTTCCATCTAAAAGTAGGCGCATCACCGTCTAAAATTGTAATATTATTAACATTAATTGCACCAGCTGTTAAGTATTGTGTTGCAATACCATCGCCGCGTACTGCATTCTTCCATGTAACGCCGCCATCTGTTGTAATGAAAATACCACGAGAGGTAATTTTAGTTTTCTTTGAAGAATCAGTCTTATCAGTTAATGTTATACCAGTTGAGTCTTTGTATATCTGTTCATTTTGAGATTGAGTAACTAAGTCTTGGTTTATCAAAAGACTATTTTGCAAAGTTTCATTGTTGATAACACCATTACTTTCAACGATATTCGCTGCTCGGTTATAGTCACCGGTTGCGTATTGTAAAGATTGAGTGGTTGCCGTAATTCTTTGGAATAAATCTTCAAATTGTGTTTTATAGTTTTGGACTTTAAAAGTATCGTTCTGTGGAGAATCAAAATTAGAAGTCACTTCTGAAATCAAAGACTTCTCTTTGTAAGGAGTTCTAATTCTTCCTTCTCCTACATAAGTATAGCCAAAGAATTCAGTATCTTGAATATAGGTAATATCACCGATATTAAAAACTTTGGATTGATACTCTGGAAGTGCGCTAAGTCTTAGAACTGAAATATTGTAAGTAATTTGAGGGCGCGAACTCGTATAAGCAACGCTCTGTGCATCAAGATAGTACAAATTTTCATCTAAGTAGTTTTGAGAACTCCAAGAACCTTCTTGAATAAAGCGAGAATATTTTTTATAGAACTGTTCATGCTTTGCATTGATTAAGCTTCTAAGTTCTTCTTGTCGCTCATCTGTTGTATCTATAAATTTTTGAATTGCGTCTACACTTTTCTTTAGTGCTTTTGTTTCAGTATTTAAATTATTATAAGCATTAGTTTGAACTTTTAAATTAGTAACGCGAGTCTCAACATCTGTATTGTCTTTATGAGCTTTAAGATAGTTCATAACTCCAGTTGCATTATATGAACTTAAACCCGCAAGCTGCGCGATTTGATTTTGAAGAGAGGTTATTTCTTGTTGCAGCGCAGTTAGTTGTTCTTCAGAAGATTTAAGAAGACTATTTTGCCTTGTAAATTCAGACTTCTTGGCAACCAATTCATCAGATATTTGATAATATTCTGTATTATATTCTTTTAACCAATAATAATAACCGATTGCATCATCGGTAGTTAAATACAAATCTTTTTCAACTTGACCTCTATCTAAAAGTCCTTGGTTTTCATAATAATCAAAATTTAGAATAAAATTCTCTTTAGAATAATTTAATTCACTCTGTGCGATTTCACAAACGCCATTTTCAGCATATTCATTAGTGTTTGGTACAACAATAACTTTTGTTGTAATTTGGTCAGAATTAATTGTTCTGGAAATTGTTTTTAGGTCTATTCCGTAGATAAAACCAATACCTGTTTCTTGACCGACATCTTTTTTGAAATAAACCTTTTTATTTGGTAGTCCGTTTGTATAAAGAATGCGGCCAGTATTTTGATCGTGGTCAATTTTAAAACGAACCCAGCACTCAAATGTTTCCGCAAGCGTTTGCAAAAGGTTAAAACGATTAGAGTTTTTAGCTTCTATGCTTCTAATCTTTTCATAATTATCATTATACACCGCAGTTGGCGCGCTATTACCAGTCCAATCAACTGTATTCTTATAAAGAAATTCGATATCATTCTTATTAATTTTTGCCTGGTTCTTATAATAATAGCAATAAACCTCAGTAGCAACAGATTGTCTATCCATATCTCCTGGATTTATTCTCACTATATTGTCGTGCTCATCTTTTCCTTCAATATATTTAAATAACTGAATTTCTTGAAGCCAAACACTAGCTTTTCCAATTAAGAAGAAGCCCATTTTTTGTGTAGTAATCTTCGCGCGTGGTATAGATTTTTTACATGTTAAAGTATATTCAATCCATTCTCCATTTTGTATTGGATAACTGTAGGTAAAATAATCACTATTAGAAACTGGTATCTTAATGAGTTTTGTTCCATCATTAGTATAATCACAAATTCTACAACTCGGCGCAGTAGACGTACTTAAATTACTTCCGGAAGGAGTTGAAGTACCGGTTTTACCTTTTACTCGAAAAATGTACTTTTCTCCTTTTTGAAAACCATCAGTAATATACATTGAGGAATTTTGTAGCCCAGTATTAAAAATTGTTTGTCCAGTTGCAATTTTTAAATAAGTATTTGCATTATACTCTAAATTCGTCTGATTGTAAAAAGGTGGATACAAAGTCCAACTAAGATTTTCTCCAATCCAACCATTGGTATTAGAAAAATCTTTTGCATTATTTATCAAATTCAAAACAACTGTTGGATCTTTATATTCGGTTGTAATATATTTATAGATTTCTCGTTCATTAGAATCTTTGTAAAGATAGCAATATCTCTCAAGTAACGGATCATATTCTTGAACAGGAGAACGTACAAGGCGCGATCCCCTATAATCTAATGAAACATTTTTATTTTTTTCAATTTTAAAGACTTGAGTATTACCAATATAGGCAACTTTAGCGCCATTTGCGTCAACTTCCCATTTTGTCAAATCTACGTAAGAGCAATCAACACCAACAAGAAGCTGACTATTTAAATCTGTTTTTCCAATATATCCATCTGGTTCATAAATAAATTGACAGTTTAGTTTCTGATCTTGAACAACAGAATAAAATACGTAAAATTTTTCATTTTTTGGAATTTTTATTTCTGTTATTCTATCAGAACGGCGCCCAGTAATTTCAGCTAATGCCATTACTTCATATAATGCTTCATCAACTGTTTGCTGAATTACGTCTTGCTCGTCACCTAGCTGCCAATCTGTTCCTTCAAGAATTTTTGCACCTAAATATTGAACAGAGCCTTGATTGTTTTGAAGCTCGTTATTAAACTCCAAATTAAAACCAGTTTTACTTAGTTCATTTACAAAAAGATCTTTACAAGTATAAGTAATACTTTTACCGCTGCTATCTTCTTGTATTCCTTTTACAACTAAATCATACCAAACATTTTTCCAAAAACACTTGACTTTTCTTTCGTTTACTAGAAGTTTAATAAAAGGATTTGAAACCTTTTTTCCAGTTTCATAATCAGTATAAACATAGTAAAGCTTAAAAGTTAAGGTATTTGTACCGTTAATATTATTTACCAGTCTTGGTTCTACGACTTTTATTTGTGAAGTCATTTCGTTTGAACCAATAATCGCAATTTTTCGTTCTTCATAATGCTCTGGAATATCGCCTGTTTCTGGAACTACATAATCCTCCCAGAGGCTTATTTCATATTTATCTTTTAACATTTTTATTAAGCCTCCTTAGAAGTAAATATACTCATAATCAAGTAAATCAATTTTTACATTACTTATCATTTGTAACAATTTATTTGGTTCCATTGTTGGAATTTTAAAAAAGTAACCAGAAATAATACATTCATTATAAAGATTGCCCGACGGCGTAAAATTATTATAGCTACCAACATAAGTGCCGCCCTCTATTAAATTAGTTTTAGAATTAATTCTAAAACAGGTATCATTTCCTTTTTTTGTTATTTTAGAAAAATTTAAAATGCCAATATTATCTATACTAAGACTTTGAAGATTTACTTGCCCATTGGCTGGAAAAGCATAATAAGCATACCAATCACAGGCCAAATCTCCTGCATTATATACGTTAATAGTAGTTCCAGTTGTACTATTTTCTGGAGCAGACAATCTCATTCTACTAGAATCGCGCCATCCTTTTATGTTAGAATCATTAAATTCATTTAAATAACGATGAACGCTTTTTGCAAAGGGATAATAAGCTACAAAATTCAAAGTCCCCTCACCTTTATAGACTCTATCTCTTTCATCTTCATTATCTGATTCGCCAACACTAAAACAAATATATTTTAAACTTGGCGCACCAGTTATTTTAACCATATAATATTTATAAGGTCTTTCAGCAAAAATTAATTTTCCAAAAGTCTCTGCTTGAAAGACTTCGCGCAATGTACGAAATTGTTTTTCGGTCAAGCTGTCAAAAGCAATTTGTAGTGTAAATTGTCTTTGACTATAAGTTGTACCAAAATGATATGTGCCGTTTCCTCCTGGAACTTGGACGGTTTGATCTTGAAAAGTTGGTAATAAATTTTCATCATATCTATTACTACCGCTGATTCTTGTAATTCCAAGTTCAGACGAAGTATGACCATTAAAGGAAAAACCAATAAAGTCTCCTGTTACAACGCTCATCTTCATTCCTCCTTTTACTCATTGCTACTTATAAGTTACATTTGGTTTAAAAAAATCTATTTATATAAAACGAAAAGAGGTGATTTCTCACCTCTTTTCTCTTATCTCAAGAAATTTATCGCATTTACATTTCTATATGCTGCATTGTCATAAATTTCTTTTTTAATTTTTTCTATTGCGCTTTCAACATCATAATCACTACCAATTTCTCCAACACTAACTTGAATGTCAAAGTAATTATCTCCACCCTTATTCTTTTGATCTCCAGCCGTGTTATTCGCACTAAGAAGACTACTTAGGATGTTCTTTAATTCGATAAAGTTTTGAGTGTCTTGCGCATTAAGAATTAATTCTGGTTTTGTTTTTGTACCGTCTAACCAAGCGGGGCCAGTAAAATCTGCCATACCACCTGTCTTATACTTCTTAAACTTCTTTTTCATATTTTCATATGAATAGTCATTTAAGCTTCCAGTGTAACCAGTCATAATACCTTTATTGACATACTTATCTTGAATGTCATTAGTACCAAAAACTTCTTTTAATCGAGCGGAGCGTGTTGAATCATAGCCCCAACCGTAGCCACCATTCCAAATCGCAGCACTGACACCGCGTTTTATGTTATCCGTTAATTGAGATTTTCCACTATTGTTTCCACTATTAGCTGGCTTTGGAGGATTTACATATTTAACACTGCCATATGTAAATCTATTTGTATTAGAGTCGAAGTCAACATCTTTATAAATATTGCCAGAAGAATCTTTCCACTGTTTAGCCTTAGAGTCATAATTTAATTCTACTTGGCCTGCACTTCCATTACCAGTAATATGTTTAGTAACATTTTCTGCTTCATACATATTCCAGTTAGCATATCCATGGCTTGCCGCAATGATAGATTGAGAAATGGTTTTCTGCCAATCCATTTGTCCAAACTTACTCATCGCTTTCCAACCCTGGTCTTCTTTTAAGAGATTCCAGAGTTGAGAAGCTTGGTTCAAACTACCGTCAGATGCAAATCCAGTCTGAATTAATTCATAAGCTTGCTGCCAGAACTCACCATTTTCAGAAGCATAGTCTAGTTGGGCTTGCATCAATTCAATTTGCTTTGTGCGTGCTTCTTGTGCATCTTCATTTTGTTTTGAGATTTTATCTAGTTGCTGATCTATGAGAGAGTCTCCATAAGACTCGCGCGCATCTGATAATTCTTCTTCTAATTGCTTAATCTCAAGAAGATTTGCATTAGAAGTATCCCTACGAAGAAAAGCAAGACGAGCTTCTTTTTCATTGATGTCTTCTTCCGTTTTTGTATTATCGCGAATCTGGCGTTCTAGATCAATAGACTCGCGCATTGTATCAAGAATTTCGGTGTTAGCTTCAGAAATGCTATCAGATAAAGATTGGAAATTATCAATTTCTTTCTGTCTTTGATTTACAAGAGCATCATAAACAGATTGCTCGAAGTCAAGATAATCATCCATGTTTTGCTTTTTAATTTCTTCAACAGTATCTTGCATATCTTCGATTGTCTTTTCTGTTTCTTCAAATTCTCCGACCAATTCCTCGAGTTTACTAATATAAGCTTCAATCGCACCGCCTTTATTCTCGTCAGTTACTTTATCAATAGCACCCCAATCTATTACGATTGTTCCTTTTTCTTGGTCATAATGAGCATAATTGGTTGCACCCCAACTAGAAAAAGATTTTTCATTTCCGTCGCTATCTTGATAAGTTTTTGAACCAAGTTTATTAATTTGATTAAGACGACCACTACTAAGTTCTTTCTGCATTTTAATTTCTTCTTCAAGAGATTTTAGCTGCGCATTCTGGTTATCACGCAATTCTCTAAAAGTTGCGCCACGTTTTTCAAGAATTCTGTCATAATTGCGTTCTAGCTTTTCACGTTGTCGAAGTGCTTCGTTAATTTTTTCGGTAAGGTTGTAGAGTTCATCATAAGGGTTCTCCCATTTCTTTTCTTGAGAGCCGCCGCCTCCTCCTCCGCCGCCTCCGCC